AAATATTAAATTGATAATATTAATCTTTTTTTCATGAATTATGCAAAAAACATTCTTATAGCAATGTTGTTAATTATCATTTCCTGCAATCCAGAAAAAGTCAAATATATTATGTATAGCGCAAACTCAGAAGAACATCAAAATGTTATTTCGTATTCGTTTGAATTTTTTAATTCTATTATAGGTTGTGAAGCGGCTGAAATTGTTTTTAATGCTAATGACAATTTTTTGTTTAAAGAAAACAATTTTATTTCAGAAATTGCATTTACAAAAAAATGGGAAATTTGTAATTCAAATACTCCATTTTTTTCTGTTGGATGTATAATTGGATTAGATAAAGATATTGTAATGTTAACAGAAAACACATTTGAAAAATCGAGAAAATGTGAATTAATTTACAATAAAATTTTAAAAAACTATTTTTATGATTGTGATTATAGAATTATTGGAATTTTACACGAATTGGGTCATTCTTTTGGATTGTCTCATATTAAGAATAAAGATGATATTATGAATGAAATAGGGCCATCTTATGTTTCAATAGAATTATTTGACAATTTTAGAGATGAACTCATAAAAAACACAAATATATGTAAAACGTTTTTTAAAAATCAGATGAATTATTGACAATTTGATAGTACTTGCTATTATCTGTTTTATTGCGATATTTTTTTTGGAGATAAAAAAATGAAAAAAATAATTTTGTTTGTTTTTTTTCTTATTAAATGCAATTTAGACAATCCAGCAACGTTTATTTATTACGATACAGGAAATGAAAACCATAAACAATTACTAAAAAACAGTTTTAAAAAAAATAATAATTTTAGTTAGATGCAAAACAATTACCCTTGAAATATCAAACGAGAAAAAAAGATTTTGAATTAAATAATGGAATAACTGAGATTAAATTTGTTGATCAAGAAAAATTATAATCTACAATGATTGAATTAAAAATAGATATTATATACACTGATATTGCAGGATTTTCTGCATTAAAAGACAGAGATATTCTTTTTTTAGAAAATAACGCTTTTGAATATTGCATGTATAAAGAATTTGACAAATTAAAATATAATAGATTAGATGTTGTGATTTTTCATGAACTAGGGCATGCTTTTGGATTAAGTCATGTTAATGACAATACAGATGTTATGTTTGCATCATGCTTAGCTTCTATTGATCAATTAAATTTTAAGTCTTTTGCAGATGATTTGCATAAAAAAACAAGAATGTGTAAGGTGACATATGAGTAAAAATGTTGTTGCCTATTTAAGAGTAAGTTCAGAAGGACAAAGTGAAGACGGATTTAGCTTAGAAAATCAAATACAAAAAATAAAAATATATGCAATTAACAACAATTTAACATTAAAAAGCAATAATATTTTCATAGATGTTGATAGTGGTTCTAATCCAAATAGAACAAAATATTTGCAAATGAAAGAGGCTGTTTTAAATGCAGATAATCAAATAGAGGCTGTTTTAGTATATGCAATCGATCGATGGACAAGAACCGCAGTCGATGGACTGATGCTGTTTAAAGAATTTGCACAAAAAAACATATCTCTAATTTCTGTATCTGAATTTTTTGACACAAATACAGCAACAGGAAAACTCTATTGTGGTTTGTTACATCTTTTAGCAGAATTTAATAAAGATGTTTTGATAGATAAATTAACCACAGGAAAAAAACAAATGATAAAACAAACTGGCAAATGGGCCGGTGGAATTTCCCCTTATGGGTATAGACCTCTAGGAAAAAGAAAAAAAAGAAATGAAGAAGCTATTTTAAATGGACGCGGACAATTGTTAGAAAACAATGAAGAAACAAAAATAGTTCAGTATATTTATTATTTAAAAGATGAAAAAAAAATGAGCTATGGTAAAATTTGTGAAGAATTAACCGCACAAAATTACTACAATAGAGTCGGAAAAAACTTTAACAAAGCTACAGTATACAGGATTTTGCAAAGACGAGATTTTTATTTAGGTCAATCTCATATAAATTCATCAATCGAATTAGATGATAGTATAAAACCTCAACAACCGAGTATTTTGAATGTTAAATGAAATTTTTGATATTGTTTTTTTTGATAATGTGGGAACTACTTTTACAAGCTCTACTCCTTGTTTTGTGGGGTTAGGAGGCTCCGAGTTACAAATAGTTTTGTTGGCAGAATATTTTGCACAAAAAGGTAAAAAAGTTTTAGTTTTAAACAATAACTCTTTTCCATGTAAAGAAAATAATGTTTTGTATTATCCAAATGAAGTAATAAAACATAAAAAAATCAAATGTAAGAATTTGATACTTAACAGATGTTCGAGAATAGAAACTAACAATATTGATTTTTCTTCTTTGATTTTTTTACTGCAAGATATCTATAATCAAGAACACGTTGCTTATTTTCAATATATACAGTCTCAATATCCAAAAGTTATATTTGTAACAGTTTCTAATTGGCTAAAATCTATTTTGCCACAAAATTTAAATACGATTGTAATTCATAATTCAATTCCTGAATGGATTTATGAATTTAAACCGAAACAAAAAAATAACAATAAATTTATTTATTGTAGTGCTGCTTTCAAAGGTCTGGAAGAGACTATAGAAGCTTGGAAAAAAATAAAACAAAACAATCAATGTAAAAAAATTGAACTTGTTGTTGCTAATCCTGGATACGATTTAGTTGATGTATCTTTATTGGAAAAAAATAAAATAAAGTTTTTGGGTAATTTATCATTATTCGATTTAGTTGAAGAAATTGCATCGTCTGCTGGGTTATTTTACGTAAATAAAATTCCAGAAACTTTTTGCATAGTAGCTGCTTTGGCAAATGCAGTAAAAACAAGAACACATATTTTGTGTATTAATAATTTTGGAGCATTACCTGAAATTCTAAACAACAATCAATTAATTACAAATAATTACAACAAATTTACAGAAGATTTTTTGAAATATTATACATCAAATAAGTATGATTTTTTAGATGTTTTTTATAGAAGTAATGAAATTTGTGTGAATTGGGAAAAGATTTTAATTAAACATTAAAACCAAAAAATTAAAGCAGCGCATACATCATTTATATTTCCAGCTGTTAATGCTATTCCAACGGCAGAATCTGTTAATCCTTTTTTCTTAAAATTTCCATTTGTACTTGATGTTAAAATGTCTTTTGCTGCAATATTTTCTGTAATTTTTACAATCACTGGACCAGTTCCTAAAAGAATAGCATCAGAAAGAGTCGAGTCAGAAATGTAATTATTGGCATATCCGTGTATTTGTTCGCTTGCAATTGGCAAATCTACTTCCCAGTTATCTCCGTTTGAATTTCCTGTAAAAATAAAACCACATCCAGGATCAATTGTAACACCAGTTTTTGCATAAAATTGCATTTTAAAAATCCTTTCAATAAGTTAAAACAACAACGATGCCTGCTGCTCCATTGCCTCCAGCTCCGCTGTTAAACCCAGATAATGAAGCACCTCCACCAGCACCACCGCCACCATACAAACCCCCATTGCCGCCAGATCCGCCAGCCTGTGTGTCTCCAGATGCACCGCCACCGCCGCCAGCACCAGACTGATACCCTCCAGTTGTTCCGCCATTCCCTCCAGACGCTCCAGCTAAAGCGCCACCTACTCCAGCAGAAACAAGAATGGCGCCAGGACTACCACCTGTTGCACCATTTCTAAAACCAGTGTTTTGAGTGCCTCCGCCACCACCACCAGAACCAGGAGCCATTGTGCTAAATCCTACGGGGGTAGCGTTATTTACAGAGCCATTTCCTCCGGCAATTGCAAGAAATTGACCTCTTGTATTAAAATTTCCTCCAGTTCCGGCGGCAGGAGTACCTCCATTTCCGCCGGAGCCTCCATATGCCAACACAAAAGAACCAAAACTTGAATTTCCGCCAGCTGCACCATTGTTTCCATTTGTATTATCAGTAGTTATTGCCAATCCTCCAGCGCCTCCGTTTCCGACAGAAACAGATACAGAAGCTGGCATTGCGCTGAATAAAAATACGGCTTCTGAAAAATTTCCACCGGCTCCGCCGCCACCACCACATGCGGTTGCAGTTCTTCTGCCAGAACCACCACCGCCGCCACCACCTATACAAATAACTTTTACAAAAATTCCATAATTTGGCCTTGTCCATGTTCCATTAGCATTAAAAACCTGAACATTTGATACGCCACTAAATTCTAGTAGATTTAATGTAGCACCGCCGGCTAAAACAGCAGAATTATTTAAAAATCTTTTGTATGTTGTTCCGTCGCATTGTAAACTATTTGCAGGACCCGTGAATGTACCTGAAATATCGCAATTGACAAATCCTGCAGGCTTGATGTCGGTACTTGCACTTGTAAGAGTTAAACCAGCAGCATAAGTGCTAGTATTGCTTACACTATGTCTTTCAAGTGTTGCTAATCCATCAAATTGACAATTCCGGTATTATGTAGCAGCTGCACCTAGTAAAGGCTCAACTGTGTCGCAACCTTTTCCATGCCTGTGGTGGTATATCGGGCATAGATCTCATCACACTTTAAAAAACAAGCGAGCTTTGCCAATGAGAGGCGCTTAAGGATGTCGATTGTGATTGGCCGTTTATCATTCCAAAATATCATTGATTTCAGAAAGGCATGAGCTTCGGCCGAGTTCAGCAGCTCACAAATAAACTCTGCCTCATCCTGCGACTTACAAGACAGGAAATAGATCGTATCATCAAAAACCACAGGCTGAGCGTTGATCGGGCCAACGGTGAAGAATTTAAGCCGCTTGTAGAATGCTGAAATAGCTACCTTCCAAAATGAGAAACTGTAATGGCCTACCCCAAAAATTGAAAATGGCGGACGATTCTTGTAGATGGAGCTTTTGCGGGCAGCGAAGGAGGACTCGTGCTCTTGCAGGTAAGCCCATGTCTTCGGTGCGGTGCGCCGAATCATGGCCGTATCCTCATTTACATAACTTTGGGTCACGATAATCTTCTTGCGACACTCTTTTACCTTACCATTGCCGAGGTCGGAGCTTTTCAGCAGCGGATAAGTGTATTTCTGTTCAATATTCACTTGTCGGCCTAGGCCGTTCGTCAACGTGTTGCCGTTCCAATCCAGTTCCATTACCCGGCTGCAATCGTGTTTGATTCCCGACCGCCAAACATAAGAAGCGTCTGAACCCTTGAGATTGGCAAACTCCGAGTAGGCGTCTATATCCGATAGAATCATATTGTCTTTATACCCAATATGCCCACAGATTTTCGGGGTTGTTAGGCCATCATAAACGTAGCATTCAAAGCTTCTTTTTGTACCAACTTGTACGACGAACAGACACGCATCAACCGAAGCGCCGAAGTGAGCAGGCGCGTCAATCATGTAGATGGCCGCAAATTCTATCGGTTTGCTTTGCTTCCATGCTTGAAGCAGAATTTTTCGGGCAACGGCTGTTTTGCAGAGAATCCCTATCGTACCTTGTTTGTCTTTCAGCCATTCCAGGTATTGGAGCACCATCCACTCGGAAATATCGAAGTTCGCCTTGCCGGTGATTGCATCAAGACCACTTCTTGCTTGGAAGTTCGCTTTCATGGGCAGGTTGGTTGCTTCCCATGCACCAAGGCTTGAATTTGTCACCCAAGGCGGATTGCCTGTTATCAGGATAGGTTCAGGAAGCGAAGCTACTAGCTTGCGCCAATTGACCGCAAAAAAATCGGCGTTCAATATTTGAACGTCTGTGCGTCTATCCAAATCTTTCAAGGATTGATTAAGCTCGTCATAATAGCGGGCGTTGATCTCAACACCGAGATATTTGGAAGTTGCAGGCAAGCCATGGATTGCCGCCAGCAAAAAAGTACCTTTTCCACAAGTAGGTTCAATGACGCTGGCCGGAGCGAGAGATAAGGATCGTTTAAGACAACTGATGGCTTCAGCCGCCAAGTGATGAGGTGTTTGGAAATCGCCAAAAATCTTGGTTCTGGCGATATCCGTGATTTCCGGCGTCTCAACGCACTTTATAGATACCATCTACTTCACCAGCCTTCTGGATCACGCGGCTATATTGCAGTCGCCATTGCAGCGCATTCGAAATAGTAAGGTAACCTTGTAGCGGAGGAGCCTGCAAGACAGTCTCAGCAATGCTCCTAGCTTCAATTTCATCGACCGGCAGATTCTTGTCCCAAATAAAAGCCAACAGGTCATCCAAGTTGCCGTCACGACTAAGAAGCTCTAAAATGCCTCTGGTCGTTTGATAGTCGGCAGTACGATCCTTTCGTACAAAAATGGTATGCAGCATTTTAAGCCTTCCAGTATGTTGCTTAGTGTCGTCGAATTTATCATAAACAAAAACCAGCAGATTATAGCCAAGTCCATAAATTTTCTGGCGAGCTGATCTGAAGGGACATGAAGATTGAGGTTGCTTAATGCTTGTCACCTTCAAATCGATTTCGAGACCGGGGAAATCAATCCCCGATGCTGAGTTTCCCGCCTCATACTGATATTTTCCGGCTAAATAGGCCTTGAACTTGTGCTCCAAATAGGTACCTATAGCCTTGCCATCCGTTATTCCGTACAAGGAAGGTTCGTCATATTTGCTCTCTATCTCAGCAAACTGAGCAGCTTCTTGTAGTAGGGTGTCCACGGTAAGCAGCAAATTCAAATTCTTATCCTCTATGTGTAGGGCAATAAATATATATTATTTAAAACATGGACCTTTTTGATGGAAATCCATTAGTTTTCCCAAGAAAGCACAGCAATGTCGAATATCATAAAAAATCTATACGCTCCATATGATGGATTTTTAAACAAAGATTCTCAGGTGCGGCTGCTACATAATACCGGACAATTCATTGCTTGCTGTAATCTGAGTTGAGTTCCAGAAATTGCACTTTTAAATCTTGCTCTGTGTGCGTAAAGCATTGTCACTCCAGTAGGAGCGCCAACACCAGAGACACTAAAGCAAGTACCTGTTGCTGAAAAATCTTCAATTACACAAGACAAATAAACTTCTTTAGTTGTTCCACCAACAACAGAATCTACTACATTTATAATCCCGCTAATTCTAGGAACTGTATTGTATCCAATATGAGTAGTAGAACCTTCTGCCGGTATTCCTAATGTTCCAATTCTTAAAGAATGTCTAATGCTGTCAATGTTGCCAGCTGTAATTGTCCAAGTAATATTTCGTGCATTTGTTGGTGCATAATTTGCGGTTCCTGGAGCGTATGCGCCTAAATTAAATGGCCCTCCGTTGCCCATTAAAGCAATATGCATAGAAGTTCCATCAAAAGAAATATCTTCATCATAACTTCCTGGACTAATTAAAATGCACCACTCATATCTTACTCCGGTTGTTGTTAATGGCGTAGCTGTTCTGGCTGCCGAAATTGCAGCAGAAATTGTAACATATGGGTCTGCAATTGTTCCAGTTGGTGCAACCGCCGTTGAGTTTAAATCAACGTATAAAATTCTTGTTAATGGTGAAATTGCGGTAGAAGCTACATCTGGTTGCCACTGAGTACCATTATATTTTAATATTTGCCCAGCAAGTGGAGGCGTTGCCGAAACATTTACACCTTGTATTTTTGCTGCATCTGTACCTGAAGGTATTCTATTTATATTAAAAACGCCAGATGATATTTTGCTAGCATCTAAATTTGGGATTGCCGCCGAAGTTAATCCGCCTACTGTCATAGCTCCACCAGAAACAATGGCGACCTGATCATTTATTAGACCAGCGCTAACATCTTGACCAAATCCTCCATTTTCTTTAGGTACATTATTTACTGCAATTACACTACCAGAATTATAAGTTAAAATTTTTGCCATTTTTCACCTTACAAAAAAAAATTACAAAATAACGGGAACTTGAGGCTGCCAAATACAAGGAAGTGCAGACCCAGTCATAGGATTGTAACTTGATACGTCTAAAACTCTGCCAAGAATATAACTAATGTGTGTAGCTATGGTAGGCGCAACATTAGATACTTTTCCGCTCATATCATCAGACAAATACACAAAATTTCCAGCACTTATAGTTAAACCAGGTACAAATAACAAATTAATCAATCCTGCTATAGAAATTGTACCAGAAACTCCTTGATATGCGCCTATAGCAGCAGATTGATTAAAAGTAGTTGCATTTGCTAAGTCTAGTGTATTATTTCCAATAATATAAGCTACCTGTCCAACTTGTGGATTTTCCCATAAAGTCAATCCTGATATTTCAAGATCAAAACTAGCACTTGTTGTTAATGTTGTGGGAGTCCATTCTTTTGTTGCGTCAATAAATTTCAAAAATTGACCATCTTTTGGGTATAAAGAGCTTACATCAAAACTTTGAATTTTTACAGCATTTCCGGCGTTATAATAAGACATGCCATTAGATTAAGTTTATTTGACATAAATTGATTTTTTTTGTATACTTTTTTTTAAAACAAATGATTTCAATAGATTTAATAAAAAAAGACGCATTAGATATTTGCATAAAAACTGAAATTTTTTCAATAGAAGAAATTTCATGGATTACTTCTATTTTGTATAGATTAGATGGGAAAAATGGATTAGAACAATTAAAACCATTAATATTAGCATGCGAAAAATTTAATTTAGAAAAAAATAAATTAACCCCTTTTCAACAATATGTAATGATTTTAGAAATTCAGCATTGTTTATATGCAACAAAATCTTTGTACTCTAGACAGAAATCAATTTTAATAGGAGTTCCACAAAGAAAAAAACATTATAAATATAGCGTTCCTAATTTATATGGCTTTGCAAATCCACAAGGAATAAAAGTAACAATTGATACTTGTTATGGTTTGGGATATTGTGAAAGCAGAAATTACTTTGTTGAAAAAGCATTGCAAAAAAACACAGATTATACTCATATTTTTTTTATAGATGATGATATTTTAATTCCTCAAAATGCATTATCTATAATGCTTAATTCTTGTGAGCCTATTGTTTCCGCAAATTATATGAAAAGAAGCGAATTGTATGAATCTGTTTGCACTTCTATAGAACCAGATGAACAGCTTATTTTTGGACATAAAGAAGTTAAGGCCAAAAAAGATGATTTTTCTTTAGTGTCAGTAAATGCAATGGGTTTAGGTTGTACACTAATAGATTTAAATGTTTTTAAAAAATTAGAACCTCCATATTTTCAGTTTATATATGATAATTTAGAAAACAACCAAAAGGGGAATTTGATTTTAGGTGAAGATACTTATTTTGTACATAAATCAATTGCAAATGGATTTACACCAAAAGTGATAGTTGGTTTAATACCTATTCATACCAATTTAAAAAATGGAAAAATGTATGCTCCAGATTGGGTTATTGATAAAGAAACAAATAAAATAAAAAATGAATATATTGATAAATATTGTCAATTTGCGTGTAATCCCAAAGAGTTATATTCTGAAGATATAGACACTGTATTTAAACAACCAACGAGGTTAATGTAATGAATCAAATTAAAAATTTTTCTCAAATATTAATGGAAAGACAACAAAATCAAAAACAAAAAGAAACAGAGACAAAAGAATTAACAACCGTTTCTGATAAAAATAAAAATTTAGTCACAAGCTTTAAAACACAAGTATTATCTAAAGATTTAAACGAAATACCTGCATTAAATATAGATCTTGTTTTGCACAATGATAGCATTACAAAAGAAACAAAAGAAAAATTATCATTAATAAAAGATGAATTAATACATGGATATCACGTTGTATCAAGAAGAAGAACTGATTGTGAAAAAAGAATATCTGTTTTGCAAGAAAACAGATTTACAACTCATGGTGCAAAATTTTTTCAAGCAAATTTAGAACAACAAGTACATACTCAAAATCTTGTTAATTTAACATTAGAAATTGAAGAAACTAATATTGAATTAGAAAAACTTCTTTTTGAATATAAACAATTAGAAAATAAAATAAACAAAATAAAATCAAAACAAGAAAATAATTTTACAGAAACAAATGATGCTTTTGTTATTGATAAAAATACAGATGAAATTTTTTTACTAGAAAAAGAATTACAACTTTTATCTATTAAAATAAGAAGAAAACTTGTTCAATTAAAAGAACAAAAAATGAATGCAGAAAATGAATCACAAGAATTATTAGAATGGAGCCAAATAAAAACAGAAGAATTTGCTTTAGCAAAAGTATCTGGTGAGGCTTTTGACTCTGAAGATCAAAACTTTGGTCAATTTATTCACTTGGCTAAAAGATTTTTTATGAATTACATAGTTGCGCATAGTGGCAATTCAGACGCAACTACAAGTGATATTATTAATATAGATGGACTTTGCTTAACAGCTTTGAAATTAGGCAGAGAACAGAATTTATTAGGAAAAATGTTTGAAGGATTTTCAAAAGAACAAATTGCTTTTATTTGGAAAGGTATTTATAATTCAGAAATAGAATTTTATACAGATGAACAGGGCTTAGAACATTTCAGAGCCAAATAAATTACCATTTTTCATAGTTTGCATCATTGCTTGTATTTGTAATTAAATTCATCCTGTTATTATATCCTAATACAAAATCTTCTGATTCTGAAAAATCTTTAGCAATAATATGATTTAAAATCTCAACAGATGTACAATTAATAGTTTCTGTTGCATGTTGCGAATGAATAGAAGAACAAGTAATTGTATTACTGCTAATTGATTTTACAACATAAGTTCCATAATTATACTGACTTCCTGTTGTTCCACTTGGACTTGAAAAAGGAACATACAAAATAGAATTAACAGATATTAACTTTGACAAAGTTGCTGCAGTAATTGTTCCAGTCAAATCAAAAGTAAAAATAATATTTGGAGCTGTATAAGTAATTGCAGTAGTTGGTAATCCAATAATTCTATTACCCCATAATAATGCAGCAGTTCCACTAGCACCTTGATTAATAGCGTTTGGATTTTTAACAGTTACGCTTGAACCGCCAGAAAAATTAACAACAGGGAATGTTCCATTATTTACGCTTGTAGATGAACCCGAAACAAAAAATAACATACCTTTTGTTATTTCTGTATTTGAAGAAGCTAAAACAATAGTAGCTGTGCCATCTCCATTTGCAGTAATAGATGAAATGTTTCTTGCAGTTTCTAAATAATATTTAGAAGGATAATGAATAAAACGATTTAAAGCAAAAAATTTACTATAAGGCGTTCTGTGAGAAATGATATCTCCAGACATAATTGAAGCAGTATAAGAAGAATTGTTTGTGTCAAAAGCAATTCCAATATCAATAGCCCCCATTGCAGAGGTATAATTTAATTTTCTATAAATACTTTGAGTATGAAATTCTGTACTATTTAATTTAGTAGTTCCGTTACTTGTACCCGCAGCAATCATTGCTATATTTCTATCACCCCCATTAGCCCCTTTAGCTCGTGCACTTATACTTAAATTATTTCCTGTTCCCCAGGTGCTCCCATTGAAAAATTCAGATGTTGTGTAAAAACTAATACCTGAAGCTCCGCCAGACATTATTGAATTCAATGTAGTTCCAGATAATTGATGTTCTCTACGAGAAATATTTATATTTGGTCCATAATAATAAACATTTCCATTATAAAACACTGTTGTTGATAATCCGGAACCACCAAATCTAGAAGAGGTTCCGCCACAAACAAAATTTGAATTACTAGATCCAATGCCTTTATTTCCACCATATAAAAAAGTTAATAATACTGTACTGTTGTATTTTACCCAAGAATAACCATTGTAATATTCTGCATACGCAACAGAAGAAACCGCACTACCGCTCTCTGCACCTTCCATGTGCCAAGCTGAAAATAAAGTGCCATTTGCTGCCCCGTAAGCAGTACCAGAAGCAAAAGAAGAATTTGCCCCCAATGTCCAGGTATCACCATTAAAAATCTGCATAAAAGTATAAGCAGTAGCTTCTCCACCAGCCCATGTATGTCCACCAATTGCCCAAGCAGCAGTTTGAGAACCTCCGCCCATTAAATCATATAATTCGCCAGTTCCAGGAATAACCGGTGATGTCAATAAAGAATTAGCAGACATTGCCCAGTTAACTCCATTAAAAGTCTCTGTTGAACTTAATGCCGCAGTTGCAGTTTTCCCACCTGCTAACCAAGCTGAAAATTCAGATCCAGAAGAAGCGCAAGAATCTCGTGCTGTATTAATGGTTGCACTGCCATTTGCCCAAGTTCCTGCACCGTATATTCCAATAAAATCGCCCTCTTGCACATCTGTATCTATTTTAATTCCTACGCCAGATTGAGAATAGAAAGGCAACCATCCATTTACACTATTAATGGTTGTACATGACCAAATATTACCACTAATATAATCTATGTAAATTGCTCCAAGATTAGGTGATGTTTTCTGACCAATTGGCGAGCCTTCCCCTCTATAAATCATCCCTTGAATTTGATGAATTCCTGGGGGATTTTTAAAATCTTCTAATCTTACAATTGCTTGACTCATTTTTTTTATTTTCCTGTTCTTGAAAAATAACCAGTAGATTGAAACATTTTATCTAATGTTAATATTCCATTTCCATCGATCGAACCGATAACAATATCATCAGAACCAATGTAATCTACACATAACATAGTTGTAATAAATTTCATCGTTCCTGTGCCTGGATTTTGATTTGTTGCGCTTGCATTAGCAACAATAACTGTATTTGAAGAAATAATAATACTTTTAACTACAAAAATACCAATATTATTTGAACTTAAAGGGTTTGCGCCACCAGCAGTTATAATAGAAATTGTTCCTGGAACTATTTGCAAAGAAGGACTAGAACCAACAGAATAAGTTCCTAATCCACTTCCTGCGCTTACTTGCAATACATTATATCCAGATGATATATCCGCTTCATTGGAACTTATGGTTAATGCATTTTTATTAACAATTAAATATTTATTAGCTGGATATTTCACTATTTGTTGATAACTTCTAGAAACTGAACTGTTAGATCCAGTATAAATTGATGGTTTGTTAAAGCTTTTAACGTATTGAGGATATAATTTTTTATAAGTAACCGTTTCAGTATAATTCTCTGATGAATTTAATCCAGAAATAGTATTGCCTCGTCCTTGAGATCTTCCACCCATAACCAAACAATTAGATACATTTCCTGGAGCTTTTGATTGTGCCGATGCTCTTGCTGTGTTTAAATCTACATGTGTATTCCAAGTAATGCCATTGAAAATCTCTGTTTTGTTTGATGCAGTATATGGCGCTGTTTGAGCTGCACCTCCAGCTTTTATTGCCATTAAAGATGTTCCGCTTAAAAAAGAACCAACAAATGTATTATTATATGTTCCTGTTAAAAATTGAGCTGAAATGCCGTTATAAGCATAAGAAATAGGGATGTAACCTACTGGATTCAAATAACCATGAATAATTGAATTATTTGAAGTCCCAGACGCAGACATGAAAACATCGCCATTATACAATGAAACAAATGGAAATTGAATGCCCTCAGATGCCCACGTAGCACCATTGAATCTTACCATTATTCTTAATGGATTAAAATCACCACCACAAAGCAAACCAGAATAAGAAGTGCCGGTCATTGCACAACCCGATGCTGTACTAATTCCAACTGGAACACTGCCAGAACAATTGACCCAAGATGAGCCATTGTATAGTTCAGTAGATGTTAAAAAAGCAGTTCCAGTGTATCCACCCGCAACTACAGCTCCGTTTGCACTTCCAAAAATATTTGCTCCATAACTTTTCTCGATTCCACCGCCATCTATAGTATTATATCTGTTTGAATTCAATGCAGAACCATTTGCCCAAGTTGCGCCATTATAAGTTTCTGTAAGATTATAGCTAACTCCATCGCCACCACAGTTAACAGCTTGATTTTTAGTTCCACATCCATTGTTGATTTTATACGTATTATTTAAATTTCCAGAATTAGACCAAGATCCTAATCCAAATGTTCCAATTAAATCACCAACAGAAGGTTTGTAAGAACCTGCAGCTGTTATTGTTAACCCTGTTTCAGCTGCGCGTCTATGATGTCCAATTTCATCATTGACAGAATTATTACTTAATTCAATCCATGTAGTACCTGGAGTTGGAGACGAAATATTTAAAAAAAATCCGCCTGTAGCTGTATTAATATACAACGAACCTGTTGGTGCACTAAAAACGGGATCGATAATGCCTGTAGTAAAATATTTAGGGGATACTAAAAATTTACTTGGTGCAATTTCATCATTAAACACATCTTGAAAAGTTAATTTAGCTGTCATTAATTAACCCCATCTTTTTACATTATTATAAGTTTTTTGTAAATTATTAAATACATGTATTTTTGTATTTACAGAGTCGTATTTTCCGTAAACATAATCTTCTGCGGTTGGTTTGCTTGTTGATATTTGATAATTATTAAAACTACCATTATCTAAAGATGTAGTTTGAACAACTAAAAAATCATTAGCAGTTCCTATTGGCATATCTTTTAAAAATCCTGAAATTTTAACACTACATCTGTTTGCAGCGGGAATACTGCTATTGTAAAATACGCCAATTCCAGCGGCGCTATTAATGTTTTCTGGAGTTATTTTTTTAAATTCATTTTGAGAAAATTGTTCACATACATTTAAAGCAGCAATATTACTATTTCCACAAATTATTGAGTTGATAGTTGTTCCTGCCATAGAATGATGTGAGCGCGCGATACTAGAGCTAGTGGCCAATGACCACAAATGACCATTAAATAATTCTGTAGTTGCTAATAAAGAACCATTGTAACCGCCATTATTTACTGCAGCAGTTCCAGTTCCACTTGCAGAAGCTTTGCTATTTGTAGAATTTAAATTAGCTCCAATTGAAGGGGTATAACCATTATACAAATAAGTTAAATTATAAAAAGTTCCACCACTATCAACGCCACCGCTTAATAGCCCGTTGTAGAAACTTCCTGTTGCCGTAGTATAAACTATTTGTTCGCTTAAACCAAAACCTGCTGCCCAAGAATTGCCATTAAAAACAGATGAATTGCCATAAGGACCAATTCCATTTTGTCCGTTTTTTAACAAAGCAGAGTTATAACTTCCCAATGCAGCGGCACTCTTTTGTAAAAGAGCAGCATTAACATCAGCTGCCCAAGAATTGCCATTAAAAACAGATGTACTTGAAATTATGATAGATAAATCGTTTATTCCTGTTGTAAATGCCATAGCAAAAGAAGAGCCAAAACTCGCACCTTCTGCTTTTGACATATTTAAATTATTTGCAGAAACAAAAGAAATACCATTAAACAATTCAGTACTTGAAATGGCATTGCCTCCACTATTATAACCACCAACAATTGTAAATCCATTATAATTTCCAGCACATCCATGCGCATATCTATTTGTGTTTAATGCACTTCCTGCGCCTAAATTTGTCCAGATACCTGGACCACCGTAAACACCAATTAAATCACCGTGGTTTAATGTTGCTGTTATTGAATTATATTTAAAAGTTCCAGGTGAACCAGTTACAGAATAAAAAGCAACATTCGTCTCATCATATGTTTGATTATGTAAAGTAACATCTTGTTCATCTGTCCATTCAAAATTTGAATTTATACCAAATTCTTTTATTTGAAGAGGAGAGCTGGAATCTAATCCAAATCCTAATGCAAATTTTGTTGCAACTGTGGCATTATTTAACTCATTTCCTGAATTAATTTTATAGGTTTCTACAAGACTTGCTGGCAAAAGAGCATCAACAATATCTTCTTGTCTAATAAAAGGCATTATCTACCCCATGTGTAAACAAATGCACCTAAAGGTGGCACTTGATAAGTCTTAATTCCATTAAATCCTACCCAATAATAATCATATGGATTTGTATAACTTGTGTTTCCCACTGAATTCATTATAGGAAACTGAGCAACACCATCAATTGCAACAAATGCACCATTTGGATTTTTAATATCTTGATGATATGTAAAAAATTCACGAGTTCCATTTGGTACAGGTAAACATTCCATTTGATCCCCAAATAAATTATCATTACTAGTTGTATAAAAAAATGTAATAATAGAACCAATTGATGGATTAAATGTAAAAGTTACATTAACGCCAACAATAGAAAAATCTGTACCATATCTTCTTAATAAACCGTTAATAAAAACTGCAACTCCTTTTACATTTCCTGGAGCAACTGACAGCGTATAGTTAGGAGTTAACGCAACAACTGTTACATTTTGTTGTACATAAGAATAAGGAATCGTTTTACCTACAGGCATTTGTGCAACTATTTCAGATCCAACTAAAGGAGCTGTTTTGAAAGTCACTGTATTTCCAACAATAGAATAGTCTATAGTAGGATCTTGAATCTGAAATAGACCATTTTTAAATAAACAAAATCCACCAGCAGAATAAGGAGTTGAATTAAATGTAAATATTTTGTTTATTCCATTAATAGCACCACTTGCGGGCAATTCTTGACGCCAACTGTGAAAATTAGCAGCACCAATTGTACCAATAGAAGCTGAATTAAATCCTGTGCTATTATTTGTGCCATCTGCTATTAAATGAGAAAAACCATCTAAACCAACCCAAACATCGGCAGTGGATAATCTTCTTGCAAAAACATAAGTGTTTTCAGTCAAAGGAAGCGCTGCAAAAGTGGATGTACTTGCAGTTAATACAGAGTTATTATTTCTGTCAATGGTAACATAAGCACAACCATTAACAGGAACCGTTATATTTCCAGCAAGCATAGTATTCAAAGTACCTGCGCCAGGTCCATTGATAACAAAAGTAGCCGTACTATCCCAAGAAATATTACCAGCAGCGTTAGCAACAGTTCCACCACCTAATAATGTTATATTTTTATTTTGCGCCTGATCTGCGGCAGCAGTACTAATTAAAGAAACACGTGTTGTTAAATTATCCCCTAATGCACCTGGGTAATTAGTCTGAGATGGGGCAGTAACGCCTCCTGTAATTGTAGACGAATAAGTGGGAGATGAAGTTGCTTCTAATGGAGACCCTATATAATTTAAGATATTTACAGTAGTGTTATCTGATATATATCTTATTTCACCAGGCTCCATTTCACCCATGTGTTTGATATATATCAAATTTCCTTGTCTTAATGCTAACCAGTAAACATTTTCTAAATTTGTCAAACCTAATACAGATATTTTATTTGCAACAGTAACATCTGTTAGTGCGCTATAAAATGTTTTATTATACAGAATAGATTGTGCGCCATTACTTCCTGTATATGCTGCATCTAATACTAAATAAGTAGCATTTGCTGCAGTTGATATTGCGCCTAAAGCATCATAAAACTCTTCTATTTGTCTAAAGTATCTATTGTCATCGTTTTGAGAGCGAACAAAATCACCTTTGCCTGCACCAGCTGAATTTGCAACAAGAGGTGAAAATTGACCGACTGCGGTAACTTGGAAAATTCTAGCTAAATTTCCACCAGCAGCGGCTAAAACAGCAGGTGGAACAGCTCCCGGTTGAATAATAACATTTCCAGCAATAACTTTATATCTTAAAATAGAAATATATAATACTTGTCCGTCTGTTAAGGTTTTTGTAAATTGTTCTATTCTAAAATATGAATCAGTAACAATATTTCTTATATAAATATCAGAAGTAACCGATAATTGCCCAACAGTTACAAAATCATGAGTAAAATAGCCTGTTCCAGTTAATTCAGATAGATTTGCGTCATCATTAACAGATAAAAGAGATAAACCACTTGCTCCGCCACCGCCACCAACACTAAACCAATATGGAGTACCTTTAATCTCTTTGATGGATGTCATTACGGCATCCATCCATTCTTTCATTGTGTTAATTTGTTTATCGGCTCCAGCGAAAGGATTTTGCAAAGGATTTGTTGATATAATTGGTGGTTCTGTTCTACCGCTTACCCATCCATAAGAATATAAAGGATTAGGAACAGCTCCACCCGTGCCTAATCTAAAAATCAAATTTCTAGAATCTACTATGCTTGTGGGTATATTTCCTGCATTTGTCGTGACAGTAGCAATTGGCAAATTATCAGAAAAACCAGTTGTACTTATATTAATTCTATAATCAAGAATAGTTGCGGTTGGAATTAACTTCGGTCGTTCTGTTGAAGAGTTTACATCCCATAGAACAATAGTGTCAACACTATTGGGATCTGCCGTTCTCACTAAACTTAAAGAAATATAATTAGTTGCTCCAGCTACAAATGAACCTTTTACTTTAGAATTTGTTGCAGAAAGCGAATCGCCAGCATTACCATTAACAATTAATAAAGTTCCTGATTCTGTGCCTTTTACATGTAAAATTCCACTATCGATAGTGTTAATAGTTAAATTATCAGCTGTTTGAGTAAAAGAATTTCCAAGAATATTTAAGAAAAACCCTCTAATTACATACGGATTAGAAGAGCCAGCAAAAAACCCTCTTAATAAATCATCAAAATCTGAACACATGCCAGATTCAATGGCTTTCATAACAGGAACGGTTAACCGTTGTTGAGATAAGAAACGATTTTGTCTTTTGATTGCCATGTAATTCGTTCTCTAATGTTGTAAATTAAACAATTATATAGATTAAGTTTATTTTCTTACCAGAGAAATAGAACTACCTGAATAATTAACATCTATTAAATTACTTCCATTTAATGCAGTAAAGCCAATACCACTTAAATTGAAATTTAATATTCCTTTGCTTGCGGAATTATATTGCACTGATTCTATCATTGCAGATTGTATATTTAATACGGGTTCGTTTGTTATTCTATCTAAAACCGCAATAGAAATATATGGCAACACATAATTTAATCCAGGATTGGCAATTAATCTTAAATCTTCAAAATATTGTTTTATTATTTTGATTCCTGTAAAAGAAAATTTTATGCTATAAGAACCTGGGGCTAATTCTCTAGGTACAATTCTATCAATTTCGTATATAGCTCTAACACCAAAATCAATAGTCCAAACTGCATTATTAACAAAACCACAAACAGAATTGTTTAATATTATTTTTAAATTTGCTGCTGTAACTGACTTTGGACCACCAAAAACAGAACCGTTTGCCATTTTTATACCTCTCCAAAATAATCAGGTCCCCATACTTTATATTTATCAGAATAAATTTTACCATAATTTCCTAGACCTAAATCGCTAGGATACAAAACGGTTATATTCTTTTTAATTCCAGCAGCTGAAGAATCTTTTAAATAATCGATTGCAGATTGCCTTGCATTAGCAACGTCGGTCAAATAAGAACCAAAATCAGTGCCGTCTCCTGGTGATGTATATCTATTCTTGCTAAATAAAAGAGTTACATCTGTGCCCGCGGCGTGTGTAAATTTCCAAACATAAGAAGAATCTATTATAATTTCAGTGCTATTCAAAACTTTCACAAAAGGTACTAAAGTTTCTTCTGTATCATAACCAAGATCTATTACTAAAACACCAATGTCTGGAAAGTTATTTGTAGATAATAATTTAATACTGGTACCATTTGTTCCTTGAATTACTATTTGATCTAATTTTGTAGAAGTATTTGTATAAACAAATGAATTAAAATCAATTAAATAATTTCCTTGAACAGATGTATCTAATTGAGTAGAAAAAGAAATTAAAACTACGGATAAATTACTTTCTTCGCCGATGATGTTTTCTGCAGCCAAAAACTTGCCGTAAACCATGCCTAGAATAGTTAAACCACTAATGGAACTTAAAACAATTCCAGAAGCACCAGAAATATCTCCGTATACAGTTTCCCCAACGGTAAAAGTTCCTGGTCCATGGTTTAAAGTATAAAAAACTTCTGCTATATAAGCGCCACCACTAAACGGGGTTCTTTCTATAATTGTAGTTGAAACAGGTATTATCACATCGATTTCTTGCGGCTTTACTTCATATAAAGTTGCATATTGCTGATTCGATGTTACTACTTTTTTTTCTGGATAAAAAAACATTAAATCAGTTGCTTGTAATAAAACAACAACTTGAGAAATTCCTTTTTCATTGTTTATTTCAAAATATGCATTTCCGACAGAACCATTTACTACTTTTGTTATGGTAAAAGTTCCCTTGTTTAAAAAATCAAAATTACTTCCAAAAACATTTACATAATCATTTTGTTTAACAATTCCTAAATTTGGATTTGGACCATTTGTCCAAGTGAATCTAAAAATATTATCAATTGGATTGGATATTGTAAATTCTGTATTTGTTGTTTGTGTTGTGTTTAATAAAGTGGAAAACTGCAAAATGTTGTTTGCTTTTCCACCTAACACTGAAACTCGACTTCTTGGCCCTTTTGTATTAGATAAAATACGAACTTTTTTGCTTTTAGAATTGATATCATAATATGATACTGCAAAACCGTTACTGTTTAAATCATGAAGTTTTTGTGTAATAACGTCTGCCACTTCTTCTGCTGTTGCGTTTCCAATATTTCTAAAATTATCAGTCAAAAAAGTAAATTCATATCTTTCATTATTATCAAAAACAACAATTAAATTATCTCCATCTGATAGTGTATAATTTTCCGAAATTTTTGATTCAATCCATGCTTTTGTTTGAAACTGAGAAAAATATATATCTAAAATAGTTAATAGATTATTTGAAATAGTATGATCATTTAAAGTTTCGCAAATAATTCTTTTAATTATTTCATCTTTTACACCTATATTATTAGGGCGTATGATTCCATAATTACCAGCTAAAGTATCTAAATATTGGCCAGATGCAGTTTTTACAAACATATTTAAAAACATTGCATCTGAATTTTTTATATTATATTCATCGCCTTGAGAAATGGCATACAAAACGCCATCAATATATTTTCCTGAAATAGCTTGATTAAAATACTGTTTAAAGGTTTCATAAGCAGAAGTCATATTTACCTTTATATTATAAAAAAGTTACTGAAACATCATTTTCAGAAACAACTATAGGTTTTTCGTTTGGATTAACAACAATTACATCATTAGCCGAAGTATAATTTGGATAAATAATACTAACAGCATAAACGCCATCTATTTGCTGAACCGCTCTAACAATATCAGACAAACTTATGCTTTGTCCTATTTTTGTATTATTGATAATTCCTGCTGCTGTAGAACGAATATTATTTAAAACGGTAGAAAACGGAGTACCGGTTCTAAGTCTTATTCCTAAAGAAATTTTTATACGTTTTGGTAAAGGCGGCAAAATATCAATATAGGTTCCTGCCGCTTTTACTCCTGGATATAAAGATGGACTTCTTGGATCTCCATATACAACTTTGGTCGATTCGCCGATTAATCCTTTATAAGTAGAATAAGCATCGATACCAAACGTAGTGTATTCTGCAAAATTTAACTTATTTAAAGCTATAAAAGTGAAACCATAAATATCATTTATTTTTCCCAAAAGTTGAGAAACTGAATCAGTTAAAATAATATCTGACAAAACAGAAGAAAAAGCACTTTTTTGAGCAATTGTTTTTATTTGTTTATAAAAAATAGCTATATTTTTGTCATAAGATTTTAAGTTATCAAAACCAGCGCCAAGATTTGTTGCTATAACAGAATTTTGAAAAGTTTCATTTATTGTAATGGTGGTTGAAGTTGAACTAAATACGGTATACGTTCCATTGTTATTTGAATTTAAAATAGATCCGCTTAAAATTAAAGTATCTCCAGGTAAAACAGAATCCGCACTAAAAAATTGCAAATCTGAATTTCCAGTAATAGTTTTTGTTTCTTCAATTGCCAAAGAATTTTCTACCCAAAACATATTAGATAAAGCTCTAATAACTCTAAACGTTCCACAATTTTGAGCAGAAAAATTGCTACTATTTGGAATTATAACAAAATCTCCTTGAACAACATTGACAAAATTAGGATTTGTCCCAGCTGTCCATATAAACGCAACAAAATTTCCATGTTTTTCTACTGTAATATTTGTTGTATTATCTCCCGAATGAACTCTTTGTGTTTTAAAACTTCCAGACCCGGCAGTTATTGTAATAGTGTTGATGGGCGCGCCACCAATACTAACAAAGGTGGTATTGCTAAGGCCCAAGTTTTTCTTTAATGGTGTGGCCGATGTAAATTGTAACCATTGTCCTTTGTGCAAGCCTATTGTCGATCCATAATTTGTTCTTATTAATGAATATTGTGTTGGCGATCCTACCAAAATATCATTATTGACAACAGTTCCCCCAGATAAATTTGCTTTACCACCGGAAATTTTAACAGCTCCTACTGTCCCTGTATTTTGTGAATTTATTTCTATTTTTCCGCCATTACTAGAAACTAATACGCCACTTAAATTTGACAAACTAGAAACAGCTGGCTTATTTAAAAAATTTTGAATTTGTTGCGCTGTATGCGGAATTAAAACAACATTTTCTCCAACCAAAGAATATAATGGAGCTAAACTTGTTAAATTTTTCTCTATAGTAAACTGTGGTGAGCCCGATAAATTAGAAGAATAAACCCAATTTTCACCATCTATTAAAGAAACAAATAAACTAATAGAACCTGTAAAATCGTGAGTAGAACGATCTATTATTCCAGAGCCAGTTTGTCCAATGCCTAAAACAGCAGAAATATAATCTCCAAGATTTGAGTTAATATAATTAATTAAGGCGGTAGCCGTGCTACTTACATCAATTGGATAAATAGTAAAATCGTTTGCTGAATTAAGAGTTACTGTTTCTGCAATTGGAATGCCATTGTAAGCATGATTTGTTACAGTAATTGCGGTTGCTGTAACATTTGTAATTCTAAAAGTTCCTTCGTTTACAGAATTAAAAGCAGAAGTAGAAGGAATTGTTACAATATCACCAATAGTAACATTATTTGCTAACCAAGTTGGGGCGCTTCCTAATCCTGTCCACGTATATGTAACATCATAAGGACCCGCGCCAACAACAGTAACAGCAATTTGGGTTGTATTATCGTGAGTTTTAGTTCTTGCTGTTCCAGATGGTAAAAATATATTAATATCTATTCCGCCGATTGTATTTCCCGAAACAACAGAATAGCTAAAAGACAAATTAGGAGCAGTTGGATATTGAATTGAAAATCTATATAATTCACCGGTTGGCCCATAATGAATGCTTTTAACAACAAAAGCATTGTTAGCCCCATCTGGATCTATAACATTTTTTGCTTTTAACCATAGTCGATAATTAGTAAAACTAAAAGAACCACCAAACGTTGTAAGTAAACTTAATCCGCCACCATCAAAATCTGTAGCTGAAAATGTATTAATAGTAGGAGCTGGGCTATTTATTATAGTTATTGTTCTAAATAAAGGTATATTTAAAGTTTTATTTGTCGGATCATCATCAATAACTACACTTAATTTATCGTCATATGAAAAATCAAATGAATTAGATATATATGCACGGTCTAAAGTTAATCGTTCTTTGATTGTATTTTTACTCAATAAAGAAATGTTGGTTGATGCTACAACTAAATGAGAAACCCCATCGTAATTATAACGATTACTAGAATATCTATCTGTTAATAAAGGCTTTAAGAAAGCCAGCATATTATCTGGATTAATATTTTGTGCAACTGAAGATACAAAAACAGGGGGATTTGCAGAATTATTAGAATTTTCTGTTAAATAATTTACAAATAAAGGACTTCCTAATTCAGAATTATTGCTTTGCACTGAAGCTATATGAGTCGCTTCATTTGAAACAATTGCAGGAGTAATGAAACCCAAATAAGTTCCATCTAAATCAGCACTAAGTAAACTTATTTTTCCTTCTGATTCTAAAAAGTTATTAGTTGTTATTTTTATTTTATCTGCACCAAAAACAGAAGCGGTTGCGCCAATTAAAATTGAATTATAGGCAGTTGCCAAGGCATCCATTGAATATGTGCCAACAGGAATAGTGATCTGTTGAACAATGCCAGAAGTTCTAGCAAAAGTAATAGAATTTGGATTTATTAATACAACAGCTTCTACAGTTCCTAAGCTTTTTTCAATTTCAATATAAGAAAAATTGACAATATCTATTTTAGAAATTCGCCAATAACCCTGATTATTTGCAGAAAAAGAATTATCCCAATTAACAACCCAATCACCAACTTTTACATTTAAAAAAGTATTTGTCGTTCCTGTGTAGCGCCAAATATTTACTAATGGGTTTGTTACAGAAATTAAAGTACCTGGCACTGCGTTATGAGAAATAATTTCCGTGCTTGCATCTACAACTAACCATAAATTAGCAGGATTTGCTAATACAAGAGTTCCACCCAAAATAGAACTACTTAAAGCATATGCCCTGAAATTTGTAGTGCCAGCTTTGTAATTATCTCCAGGAGCGGCAGGAGTGTTTAATTTTATTTGTCCAGTTCCTCTGATTAAAGAATATTCGCTGCTTTTTCCCAGATATGTTGCTGCAGTAAATATACTAGCTAAAGACACTAAAGTTCCGCCAATGCCAATAGTTAGCGCAGCTAAATCGTCTTGCCCTTTGTTTGATGTTAAAACAAGCCTGTTTCCATTTATAGAAGCAGTTATGCCTGGAATTGTTTTATTTATTGCGTTTTTCCACGTTTCTAATGGAGCCGTAGAGGGGGTATAAGGATTTAAATTAATGCTATCAAAAGTGTAAATAATTGAAGGAGTATTGTCTATGCCAACTTCAAGAGTATAAGAGAATAAAGGCAATACCCAAGGAAAAGCTATACTTGTGACAGAAGCATATTGTCCATCTTTTCTTAATTCTTTATCATTTTTATATAATCTTAAAGAATATACTTTATTTAGAGAAAATCCTAAACCTAAATTTGCATCAGATGCCGCAACAGGCACTACTATTTGTAAATTTTCATTATTATCAGCTTTTGCAAAAATAACAACTCTAGATCCACCCGCTGAAGTTCTTGCTGAAAATAACAAAAGAGAATTTGAATTTATACTAGAGACAATTTCATATGCAGTTGCCGCACCATTAGACTGAAAATCAGACGATGAAAAAGTATGCTCCGATAAAACACCGCCAACCATAACAGATAATTTGTATTGTGGAAATATTTCAAAAGGCTGTGTATTTTGAGTGGTTAATTGAGCTTTTACTAAACCGACGTTAGCTAACTGTAAATATTTTTCGCCACCAATAGCTTCATCAATTATAGATTCTTGACCAACAGAAGTAAAAATTGGTTCGTATGACGTGCCATCGTCTATTCTTAAAATCGTTGGAGTTAAATCTGTGCTTTCTTCTACTGAAGAAGACAAGACACGTTTTTGTTCATCAGTAGCAACTAATCCAGTTACAGCATTAATAAGAGCTGTATTTGTGCCTTTTGACCTTGATTGTCGAGCACGTTTAATCCTATCTCTTAATTCAAAATCTGTTTCAACATCTCGTCCATTTGAAAAAGGAACTTCATTTTTTACACTTAAATTAGGAAAAGGCGCAGCGGCAAATTGAGTTAAACTATTTGAGGCAATATTACCAACGGTTCCGTTTTCATTACATAAAACGGGAATGCCCTGAATAGTAGTTTCGCCATCTGGAATTGTAACAGAATTAATAATTGAAAAAGGAATAGAAGCAGCAGCCCCAATTGTTGCAGTTTGAATAATAGTGCCTGCTGGCAATACTCTATTTCCGCCCTGAGAAAGAATAACAAAATCACCAGTGCTATGTTTTTTTGCTAAAGCAGCAGATAAATTTATTTGGTAATAAGTACCAATTAAAATAATAGAACTGTAATTTATAGGACCTTCTACATTAGAAGTTCCTCTTGATATATAAAGTGAGCCCGAAGTTGGCCATGTTGATGCATCATTTACATAAATAATAGTTGACCCAATAATAGGAGGTGGTTGATTAGGATAAATATTTGTAGATTTTTTTTGAAAAGAATTATCAACTACAGTAACCGCACCACTAGTTTTTGAAGACGAATATCTTGTAAGCCCTTCTTCTTGGGCTAATAAATCAAGTGCAGTCCCAATAGCTCTGTCTACTGATTGTTCATCTAATGCGGCAAAAATATTATTGCTTATATTAAAATCTTGCTGGGCTGCTGCTTCTAAAATATCTAAAATGACAGAACCGGGATTTAAATCATTTAATCCAACTCTTGATTGCAAAGAAGAGATTAAATCTCCTAAAATTTGCTCATATGATTTTATTTCTAAATCTGCCATGAAATACCTATTATAAAATGGTTTAAATCAAGATTAAGTTGTAAAAATAAACAATAAGTTGCATATTTGGAAAACAATAATATACTTAATAAATGACCGAAATAGGAAAATACAAAGATATAAAAATATATAAAAATAATGATTTTTTTTGGTTTGTTTTTAATCAAAAAAAATTTTTTTTTGAAAAAAGTTCTTATGAAAGTAACGAAGATTTAGTTATGTTTTGCACAATTGAAATTAATAAGTTGATTTTAACTAATGTTTATTGAAAAAGGTAAAATTCCATCAAGTCCTTTTACATTAACAGAACCATTTATTATTGCCGCTGGCCCAAAAATAGATACATTTAAATTATTTGCGCTTGTAAAACGAGAATCACTTACAATTGAATCGAATAATCTTTCTTTTATTAAATCAACTGTTATGGCACTTGTATTTATGCCAACTGGCACAGCAAAACCATAACTAGGGTGTTTTATTAAAGAACCTATTGGAGTAATTATTTTTAATTTTAATGCTTGAATTAAGTTTGCCATTCCAGCAGAAAGAGCGACATTTCCTGATTTATCTAAAATAATATCATTATCAGTACTTAAAGCTAAATCAATTTTGCTTATTTCTATAAGTTTATCATCATCAGGTGTAAATCTTGGAATTGGCTTTAATCTTTGAGGAATATCCGAAGGGGCGATTTCTGATGGTATATAAATCAAATCTCTTGAAGATACAGTGTTAGGCTTGAAATATTGAATTTGTGCATTATCTGCTATTTTTAGTTTTCCCAAATCAGATTTTCCATCTACAGTAATTAAAAAACTTGTTAAAGACAAAGGCTTTATATCTGTTATTTTTCTAGCAAATTGAGGGATTTTTGAGCTAGATAGTATTATTTTTTGATTAATATATAAATTATCCGCATTAGAAACAGTGATAGAATTATTTAATCCATTGTTGTTTATTAATTGAAAAGTTCCCGCTTCATCTATAAAAGGTGGCTCCAAACCATTTAAAGCAATTATCTCTAACGCTCTTTTTTCGTCCCCTAAATATTGAAATGCCAATTGATCTATTGTAATGCCGTAAACTACAGGTACTGCAGTTTTCCCAGGACTTACATTGAAATCAATATTAGCTGTAGTTGCAAGTTTTCCAATAAAATTAAAAGAATCAACGATTGTATCTTGTTGATAAGTATCCTGTGCGCAAAAATGATCTAAAACTTGCGCTAATTTTCTAAAAGAAAAAAGTATATCTAATTCAAATCTACCTGGTTGCTTTTTTGTTTTTGGATACGCAACACCAACAGAACCTAAAGTTTTATCATAAACAGGACTGCCAAGCCCAAAATAAGTCGCCATATCTCTGCTTACTTCATTTATATAATTTCTGTAATTTTCAAAATCTTGTCTTGTTAATAAAGAAACTCGATCTTTTTCTTGCTGAATTCGCAATAAAATGTTTTCAGGTAATGATAATTTGTCTAGTGTCATTTCATTAAAAAAATCTGGGAATTTATCGGGATTGGCTAATGCATATGCTGTAATAGATCCTGGCCCCGTATTTTTTATTTCTGTAGCGCCTCCAGATGGGGCAGGAGTATTTGAATTTGATAATCCACCAGCTTTTATTTCTACATTTCCTGCATTAGTTTGTAAATTTGCAGTTTCCGATGTCATATTTGTTTCATCTAATTTTGAAAATTCATCGTTTATAGAACGAAACAAGGTATCGTAGTTTCTTTTATAATTTTCTATTTTATTTTCTGCTGTTTTAAATTCTTGTACGGTATCATTTAATGGAGCAATAATAGAAGAAACCGCATCTTTAATAATAGAAGATGGCAAATCTAACAAACTATTAACTAAACCTAAAGATTCTTTTGAAATAATTAAGCAGCTTTTAACTACGCCTAAAATTCTATTAATGTCGCCACGAACAGCTGTTATTACATCAGATGCAGAAGCAATTGATTTAGATACATTATTTAAAGTATCTAAAATATTTTGCATCAAATTTTTATTTTGAAAAGGATTTATTATCAAACTATCTTGAAAATTTTGATTTTGGTTACCTTCAAGTTTGATTCTTTTCCATGCCTCTAAAGTGATATTATATCTGTATTCATTTGGCGATTCAAGTACACGTGTTAATGTAAAAGTTTTTGGAGTAACTAAATATGTAATGTTATCTTTGGCTAAATCAATTGCTAATCGTAAATCTTTATTTTCAGGTTGTTTTGCTAAAAAAGCATAATATTGTAAAAATTCAGATAATTTATGAAAATGTTCGTATCCTGTGTTTTCTAAAAATTGATCGGTTTTATCAATTTTATCTACGTTTGAACTAAAGTTTTTAAATGACGCAACTAAATTTCTGCCAGCCTGTACAGTTGTAAAAATAGAACCAATATCTTTTGCATCATAACTCGCTTGATTAGTTTCTCTAAATGGCAAAATTCCCGTAGTTCCATTTATAACAATTTGCCGTATTGGTATACCATTTCCTTCTACCAAGATGCCATCAGCTAAAACTGTAGTACGCATCGCAAATGGCATATTTATAGATAAATTTTGAGGGGAAATAGGCAATACATATGCCATTAATTTGCCTAAATTATTTTTTACAGTTTCATATGATTTTACATTATTATTTTTATCAATATTAGCTTTTACAATAAGTAAACTGTAGGGTAATATTGCATTCCATTTAGATGGACTTTTGTTAAAAGTAGTAATTGGGAAAAAATCATTTTTGTCATCGCTTTTTATATTAGCAACACTTAATGGGCTATTGATTCTAAAATTATTAGATGCAGTTAAATTGCTTTTATTATCAACTGTTGGTAATATATTTGGCGAAACCACAATTGCTCCTAATTTTCATACCAATGTGTAACATTTTTTATTTCATTGCCTGTATCCCATATTTTAAAAGACTGTTTATTTGTATCTGATTTTGGAAAAAAAACAGCTTTATATTCTTTTAAAGAGGCAGTTCTTACTTTTGTTTTTATTACAGAATTTGGCAATCTTTTTTTAATATCTATCCAATGCATAATTTAAAAAAGATTAAGACTATAAAATAGGAACTGGAGGCGGCGCTATAATTGTAGCAGTTCCTCCTAAATTCAATGTATGCATAACCACAGAAATTGCATTCGCTGACACTGGTCTAGATAAACTACCAATGGTGTTTGCAGCAAAAACGGGTATTAATGCTGTGCTCAATCCTGACAATCCAGGGGGTGGAGTCACAGCGGTAGCCGTTGGATAAACTAAAGCAAAAGAAGCAGAAACCCCGCCCCAAAAAGCAAGTATACCGTTTTGCAAAGCAACGGCTCCTGTAGTTGATAACGTTGTCATCGCTGCTTTCATTAAAGTTTTTGGCAAACCAAATAAAACCGGTTTTACACATGGAACTGGACCAGCAGACGATTGAGAAAAATATTCAATCCAGGCATTTGCCCAGCCTTCTATTGCTATGTTTACATCCATGGTTAAAGGTAAGTTAATAATTTGATTCGCTAGTGTAGTTGGTAACATTGGCATAAATTAACCATCTGGAAATTTAAGTTTATTAGATTCAATTTTAGAATCCCAAGCAGGCGCTTGGAGCATAGGAGTAGGCGGGCCTGATGGGCCCATTCCTGTAGGATGCGTATGTGCATCAAATAAATCTGCTTTTGCTTTAAATTGTGTCCACAGTGTTTTTAAATGATCTGCTATTGCAGCTTTGACCCCTGCATTTCCCAATAGAGTTGTTGTGTTGCCATCTTTATCTGATATTTTTAATCCTGCACCACCATTTAATTTTAATTCGATTTGTTTTTCTTTAAATTCAATAGTGTTTTTTTCATCAATGTTGATAATTATTTTTCCATCTTTTTGAATTTTAATATATCTATTTGGTTTATTGACATCATCTGTTGCATTTGCAGATACAGTAATATCACCTTTTTTATCTATTTTTAAAAAAGAATTGCTGGCTTTTGGATCGCCTACAATATTTGAATTTGGATTATTTGAATTAGTAGAACCTTTTTCTATATCATTAGAAGAGCCTCTTAAAATTCCTTGGCTGTTTGTTGGACCAAAAAAATTTAAAAATAATTCACCGTATTTATTTATAGATGTTGTAATTCCATTAAAAGAAAAATTCAAAAAATGTCCATTATCTTTTTTGTCTTTTATTTTGGTATCATAATTAGGATTTTTATTTAAAAGTACATTTTTTATTCCACCTACAATAATAGGATTAGCTGCAGTTGCGCCTATACATAATATTAAAACCATGCTACCTAATAATTTATTTAAATCAGAATCTTTCAATGGTCCTTGTGTTAATTTAAAACTCATTAAATCTTGCACGTTTGGTCTTAAAGTATATTCTAAAAAATCAGAAACTCCGCCAAACATATCTGAAACTGGACAATTATAATACACAGTTGTATGTTTGTTTTCGTTCAATTGTTCTTGCACTAAAACATCATATGTAATAATTGCAGTATTTGCAGAACTATCATTATCTTGAGGATAGTTTATCTTTAAAATTTGTCCTACTTTTAAAGAGAAATTATTGTACATAACATCTTTAAAAGATATCGGCTGTTCTGTAAATAAAAAGCTTGGCGCAACATATCCATTATTTTGCATAACAATTATCCTAATTCATCAATATCTTGAACTATTTTTTTATTAGAAAAAATCCCATTGTTCGGTTCAGGTTTTAATTCCTGTGAATAACCACCTAAATTTTGATATAATTTTTTTGTTTTTTCATTTGTTACACCAGCACTTCTAAAATATCCATTAATATTGTCAATTACTTCTAAATCTCCTGATTTATGTGTGCCATGTGATAAAGACAAAGTTGTCAAAAAAGATGTAATGCCGCTTGGCTGTTCAACAATATATTGATGATCAACTCCCTCTATATGAAAAACAAAATCATTATATTCTAAGTTTTCACCAATACAAATAGGCTCTACAATACCAACACATTTAAGAACTCCCGTCAATCTTAAATGCATATTTGCCATAAAATCACTAATTAAAAAATTATAAGTTTCAAGTTTTTTTACATTATCTTTGTGTTGTGTAGATAGATTAAAATAATCTTGATCTATTTTTGCCTGATATAGTTTCAAACCGTTTCTTTTTACATCATTTGCATCATAAACCCATCCAGCTTCACTAATAGCTAAACTATCAACAATAACTGAATAACCAGCAGATGCAAAATCAACATCATTTTTAATAGTCACACAATTAGTTCTTAAAGCTTCTGTTCTGCCAAATTCGTAACCAACTACCAATGAATTATGAATTTCAAATCTTGGTAAATCCAAATATAAAGTATAAGGTATATCATCTTGACTAATATTTACAGTAGATAACATTCCTGCTGTTGATTTTGAAAATTGCGTATTTGTAGTAAACGGAATTTGCCGACAAACTACACTAGGAACAATTGGAGATAAAGGGCTAGGTTCTGGTCTTAAACAAAAGTACATTTCGTTTAATAACGGATTGCTGTGTTGTTGTAAAATAGTTTGAATCGTACCGTTAAAATTAGGAGATATATTAATTATCTTTCTGCCTGGTAATTTAAACTTATCATTTGACGGTTCCCAATACATCCCGTATTTACGACCATTTGTACCTTTTGCAAAGTCTCTAACAATAAAATCTGGTCCTAAAACGCCATTATTCCCTTCGTCGAATTTCTGAACTCCGATAAAAACATTAATCAAATCACCATAAGTATGAAATTGATTGCTATTTAAAGGCAAATCTCTATTAAATAATTGAGCAATAATTTTAGGAATTCCAAATGTTCCGTTGACCGTTTTCACAGGACTGTCTTTGCCGCCAGATTCACCAGAACCAGGCCCTAACAATACTTTGTGCCAAAATATAAATTGATCATGAACACTGAAACGTTCTTTAGCTAAAACAGATAAAAAATTATTTTTTTCATTGTTAACAAATTTAAAAAAATTATCTGTAAATAATTGATTAGAAACAGTTCCTTGTTCGCCAAGATTTAAAAATGGACTATAGTATATTTGAGAATTATACTGATCAAAACCTACCCCATTTAATCTGTATCTAATTTCTTTTATTCCAGCACTAACCTGAAAAACTTCTTGAATTGTATAAGCTTTGCCAAAAAACTTTAATCCACTATCATAACTATTTGCACTTTTACCTGTTTGAATTCTGTCTATTAAATCATCTAATTTGGTATGATCGTTGACAATCCAAGCCATCATATAATCACCTGGACAAATTAATGATAAAAAATTTCTTCCACTTGTCAATATGGTAGATAAATTATGTGATATCCCTTGTTTTTTTGTGCTAATACTCAATGATAATATTTCGCTTGTAATGATAATAGGTTCTGATCTTAATTCTAAATAATCATTTAAATTAATAATTTTATCTTTATTTTTTACAGCAGAAATATTGTCTATTTTTCTTTTTCTGTATGGAAAAATAGCAATTAAAGCTCTCGGGCTTTGGAAATGAACATCTCCAGAGTTTGCTTTTAATACAATGTTTTTGTATTTATTAGACATTATTGTCCTTTAACTTGTCCAGAATTTGGAAATTTTAACTCTTCTGGTTGTGGGGAAAAGGAAGGAACAGCGCCCCTCATCCAATTATAGCCGCGTTCTGGCAAAGTAATTTCATTTGGTGCATTATAGCCTTCAGGATGTTGAGGGATAGGGCCGCCAAGTCTTCTTTCTAATGCGTTTGTATTATCAACAATAGCTCTTTCTAAACGACTCATTTGAACGACCAAAGGTGACCCTTCGTCAAATAATGATGGGGTGCCTTTTTTTGTGAAATCTGTGGCCGCTTCTTTTTGCTGTGCCATAGCTTCGCTAAATTGTTTTGCAAATTCTGGTCTGCCTCGCAAGGTTTCTCGTGCTCTTTCAACGCCAGCACCAAACAATACGTCACCAAAAGGGGCGGTTCCTGCTGCTGTGTTTTCAATTTTTGCTTCTGTATTTAATCCAATTGCTTGACCGCCAAATTGATTTACAAATTTTTCAGCTTGCTGATATGTAACGCCACGAGAAGCCTGATAAGCTAAAATCAATTTGTCACGTAAATTTTCTGAATATGCACGAGACTCTGTTGATGCACCTGGCAGTAAACCTTGTTGATATTGTTTTAAACCTTCTGGCGATGAAATTTCTTCGGCTGCACTATAGCCTTCCATTTGCATTGCAGCGCCAAGGGTTTTGTGCAATCCAATTCCAGTTAATCCACGATTTACTTTTTCTATGTTTCCGCCAGCGCCTTTTGTTAATTCTCGCATCAATGATTTATTTGCTACAATTTCATCTACACTCCTTGCGGTTGTTAATCCCATAAGAGCTGCTGTAGATAAATTTTGAACATCTATGCCTGCTCCAGATAATGCTTCTTGTATGGCCAATGACTGAATCGCCATCCCCATAACGGTTCCGCCACCACCTTTCATTGAGCGAAATTCATTTGTGGCATTTTGAGCTTCTATAATATCTTGTCTGCCAATTTGAGAGGCATTTAATGAACTCAATGATGTTCTTAGTTCTTTTAAAACATTATCTACATTGTCTATTCTTGCTGTGCCACCTTCTGCTAGGCTCTCTGCAGCAAATACCAAATCTTTAACTAATGATTTTTCTATGCCAGTTTGAACTCCTCTTGTCATTGCTTGTTCAAACATTTTTAAAACACTTTGTTGATTAGATACAACACCGCCCATTCTTCTGGTTAACTCAGATGTCTCACCAGGTGAAGAAAGTCCGGCTCGCTCCATTAAAGCCATTGTTCCAATATTAGCTCGTTCTGCGCCGATAAGCCCAGAAGCACTATTCATTTGCAACAAAGCTGAAGTTTCAGGAATAGAATATCCGTATTTCCAACCAGTAGAATAAGCCCCTGATAATTTTCTAGCTAACGCTCCGGGTTTTTCATAACCAGCAATAGCTTGTAAACCCGCTAATTTAGCAGGTGCAAGCCCTAATCTTTCATTTGCTAAATCAATTGAAAAAGCATATTTTGCTCTTAAATTCTCTAAAGCCTCTGCCGTCAACTGTCCTTTTTCGGCAGTTAATGCAGATTTTCTTAAAGCAGGATCTATAATATCTTTATTTTCACCGATAGCTTTTGCAGCGCCCGCACCCGCACCAAAAAGACTGCCAAAAAAGCCTTTTATCGAACCTAAAACACCTCCAGTTGCAACATCAGTGACCCCGCCAATTACTCTATTTACTGTAGACCCTGTTTGTGCTGTTTGAGACGCCTCTAATGCTCTTTTCAATCCACCTGTTGCCGCTAAAATTCCATAATCAAGATTTTTGCTAAAAATCATGTTTGCAATTTTATTTGGCGCAGCCTGACCTTGTGCTTCATAGCCAATTCTTCTTAAATCAGCACCGGCTACATGACTTACAACTTCTTTTGCAACTGCACCTACTGCCTGAATCATTCCAGCTGTTTTTAAAGCATCTATAAAACCTGCTCTTTTTGGCATTGATTCTAAGATATCTTTTCTGTGCTGCGCATTTTCGCGAATATCTCCCATTAGATTTCGCGTAGTCTGTATTTGCTGTTCTTGTTTTCTTAATAAAAGTTCTTTTTCTTTGGCGTTTGTTGTTTTTAGAATTGCGTCAGCTAAAGCTTCTTGTTCAGATACAGCGTCTTTTAAAATTCTAGCTTGCTCTTTTAATGTATTGTTTATGTTCTTAAGTTGTTCTTGAGCTTCTTTTTTTGATAATTTATTGAAAAATTTACCTGCATCAGCATCGATATCTTTTAGTATGCTTTTTGTTTTTCTAAATTCATCATTCATTTTATGAAATGATGTTTTTTCTAATTTAGAAAAAGATTTTCCAATATCATTTAAAGAACGTTGAGCTTGATTAACGTCAAAATTTATTAAACCTTTTATTGTAATTTGTTTATCTGCCATTAATCACCTAAAAGCTCATATTGATATCAGGAGGTAATTCTTTTTGTTTATTTAGTGCTTCTTGTTCTTTTTTTAATTCATTAAACTCATTTTCTTTAATCCATTCCTGATCTTCTTCTTCCTTGGTTTTTGAATTTGTGTTTTCATTGTTTTTACTTTTTAAAAGATTATGTTTTGCTTTTAAAACATCATCATTTGATAAATTAGAGTAATAATTTTCATATAGATGTAACATTATATATGTTATATCTAATTTTTCAACATCAAGTAATGATACATGAAATAAAGAAGAAAATTGTCTTTGCATTGCTCTTATTTGACTATAAAAATCAGGATTTAATCTATTTTTTAGAGCAATTAAATTAATGGATTCTATGAGGTCTAATTCGGTCAAAAAATTTTGTTTCATATTATTCTGAAACTATTGATTTTTTTGCTTTTTCGCCTTCTTGTTTAATTGAACTTAACCATTTTTGTGCTTCTTCTTGTATTTTTGCATATAATTCAGAAGGTATATTTGCGTCAAAACACTGAGTTAAACTATCTGTTTCTGTGTACCATTGTGGGGCTTCGATTATATAAGCTTTTAATGTTGCTAAAATATTAGCAGCTCCCTCTACAGTAGGTTCAATAGACTCATCGTTTTTTGGATGATTTAACAATTCTCTTTTTTTGTTTTCTATATTAAACCAATCCATTAAATTTAAAATGGGTTTAATGGTAAAAACCCCTTGATAATTGTTTTTTGTAATTGTGCCTTTAGATTCAAATGGGAATTTTAATTTTTCAAATGGATTTAAATTCATTAAAATATTATAGCAAAATATCAGCGTTTAATCAATTATTTTTTATAGTAAAATTTACGTAAAGGTCAAAGTAGGTTGAAAAGTAAAATTAGCACAAAAAGAAACCCCGCTTACATCAACTGCAGAGCCACCAGAAACAGGTACAGACATCCATAAACCAAACATATCACCTTTAGATACAGGATAACCAGCAGGAGAATAAATATTAATACTATCAACATCACCAGGGAGAGCTACCACAACCGGAGCAATTGCAACTGGATTCGTTCGATTAATCTTTGTCGCTTTAATAACCAAGCCATTAACTTCTGTTACTTTATACAATCCAACATTTTCACAATTAGGCCCTAAAAACGGGGTTCCGTTGATATTAAAATCAAGAAAATCGCCAACAGATGGAGTATTTCTAAAAACAGTAGTAGCAGTAAAAACAATATCTTTACCACTTACAGTCATAGCATATTGTCCTCCATTTTGCAGCAATCCAACATTTAAAGATAAAGGAATATCAACATATGTGTTATTTTCCATCCCGGTTAGTAAATGAATGCCAGAATTAATATAATTAGAAAAATTATTATAATAAGTAAATGCCGTCAATCCATAGTCTTTGCTAGCTGTCGTAGCTGAAGTAAAAGAGCCGCCCACAACAAGTGAATCATAACAATATAAATCACCTTTTGTAATAAATCCGTTACAAGGAACCTTGAAAATTGGCATGTGCTGATAATAAAGACCTACTGCTGGAGCAGGAAGCTTAAACATATGTGAAATATATTTATTCTTTATTCCATCAATTAAACCATCGCCAGCAATTAAATTACCTAATTTAATATCATCTTTTGTATTTCCAGTTAATTGCCCAAATGGTTTAAATGCTGGTTGTGAATTGCCAAAATCATTTAAAGTTTTTCTTTGTATTTCTAACATTGCCATTGTATAAATTCTCCTATTTTACTAAATTAGATTAAGTAATTATTTTACTTCATTATTTTTTTTAAAGTTCATATAATCAGCAATTTTTTGCCAAAAATCTAAACCAGTTATTAATGCCAAATTTTCTAAATTAGATTTTAATTCAGTAACAGCAATTAATCCTGCAACCAATTTAACAACTGGAGCTCCTAAGCCAAAGACAGTTTCAACAACATAACTAAGAATAACTGCTAATTCATAAGCTAACATTTTATTCACAGTTCTTCTTAAACCAATTGAAGTTATTTTTTGTTTGTTTTTTATAACGGCCCATAAAGCTGTAATTAAATCTGAAATAACTAAAACAACAATCGCTGTCATAATTGCATGAATGGGTGACACAAAAACAATCAACCATCCCGCAAATTGACTAATAGCTAAAAATAAATCATCAAATTTAATATGTGCTATTATGTTTTTTAAAAAAAATAATATTTTTTCTTTATATAATTGTAACACTTGCTGTTCCAGTTGTGGGCGGAGTATTAGTATAAAACACGCTAATATCTTTATCTGTAACCATTTTTAATAAATTAGAGCCAAAGTCTAAAACCATTTCTTTGCCTGGAGCAAGATCCCATCCTTGACTATAATCATAAGCAAATCCAAGTTCAACATCTGTATAATTACACAAAATTAACATTGTTCTATCAGAATCAGTTGTTAAAATTAAATTAGAAGTAGCTGCGTTATTACTTGTAATAAAACTAAAATCAACGGTATCCATTAATGGAGCAATTGGAGTTAATTTAGAAATTGCTGTTGTTGGAGATGTAGTTTTTCCTAATCCATCCACTAAATGAACCCTAAATGCATTTACTGGACTTGTTTCGTATGCCGCCAATGGAATATGATCAGATTCAGGAATTTCTCGTCTTTCTGGAATAATACGAATAGATGCGCCATTTGCTAACAAAAACATAGAACAATCCTTTACTGATACATAATTTTTATCTGCTGTTGGTGCAATACCAGCAACAAACTGTGTATCAGATAGAACTTCTAAAATTTCTAATTGAACACGTTCTGTACCAAGCAAATCAAATAACATAAATTTTTGTTTAACAAACAGCCCCTCTGTACTAGCAACTGTTAATACACCATTGCTGCCACCATCAGCTGTTAAAACAATCAATAAATCTTCATAAATGTCTGCTTGTTTTCTTAACGCCATTTTTTTTTACCTCTATAATTAAATATAATTATTATTGAAATTTAGCTGGATCGCCCGGATCTTCAAATAAAACACCTTCTTCAATTGATTCGTCTTGAAGAGCAATACCCAAAAATGTTACAGTATATGTATTTGTAGCTTTTGCTCCTAGTTCACTGGATACACCTGTGTTTCGACATCGTGTAACGCGTCTAATTACTTTTTTTGTTTCTCTATCTTCAATATGTATGTCAAATTCAACATTTTTAAATAATTCACCCAATGGAGTTGCAATAGATTTTCCATTTTCTTTATGGTAAACCCCTTTGCCAATTACAACAAATCCATTTAGAGTTACTGAAACAGCTTCATAAGAAGTCAAAACAATTTCTTGAGCCTCAAACCTTCCCAGTGTATGAATTGCTTCAGCTCCATGACTAACATTAAAACTAACACTTGTGGCAACACCAACAAGTCTATTTGCCACATAGACTTTGGCGCGCGCTCCCTGCATTGTTTCTGCAATACCATTAATTGCCATAAATTAAATCCTTTTAAAATTAAGCTGTTTGAGTTACTTGCGATACGTTTAAAGTAATTGGAACAAACGCAATTGCATTTGTAATGTACACGTTAACATTTACTCGCATAACTGGACCTGATATTTGAACTGATGCCGCATCAAATCCGGCTGGAGCCCCATCGCTTGGTGAAATTAATTTGTTTTGCAAATATTGATCCATTTTGTATTTTAAAAATACTAAAGCATTTGCTGCAGAAATATCAGAAATTGCTTGACCAACAGCAAAATTATCAAAAGATTGTAATAAATCTAAAGCCATAAAATCTGCTGTGTACATTACCTGTAAACTATTAAAGACAAAATTATTATCTTTGCCATAAGTAGTTTGATCACTTACCCAACGGAAACCACCGGTAGGTGGATTTTCTAATATTAATAATCCTGACAAAATGGCGTCTTCTAATTGTCCATTGTTTCTCGGATTAAAATCATTAAACGGTGTAATTATTCCTGATATGTTTGCATACTTGTGCATTATTGATTTATACAAACCAATTGCTTGCATAGAGGCTGCAACTGCAGCAGTGTACCAGGGTTGAAACTGCACGATATTACCAGAAATTCCGACAGCCTTTACGTCTTGAAATGTAAGCGCAACTCTTGCAGATGCCAAATTTTGAGCTTGTATTTTGCAATTTGCATATGTATTTCTATAAGACAAAACCGCAAGTCTGTTTTTTCTCATTTTAATTTGAGACATTGCCAAAACATGACTTTTTGTATATGCATTTATAGCGTCAATAGTATATGTAGAACTCACATCGGTCAAACCATCTACAATATCTAATGATGCGTCTCTGCTAAACAAAGGAACTATGAAATTACAATCAATATCTGCCAATTTGTCAATTGTCGCAATAACCGCAGCACCAGAGGTTCCTGCTTTTGTTCCACCAGCAAAAAATGTTGGCATTAAACTGGATTCTGGCAAACCTGCAACAGCAATGCTTGTAAAAGACACGTTAGAAGAAAGAGCTAATTTTGTTTTAAAATCGTACAAATCTCTTTTAATTCTACAAGGATATAAAGTTCCAGCTGTTGAAGTAGCACACGAATATACACCTTGATCTAAAATAGTGGGCGATAATTGCCCCACAGAAGCAGTTGCAACCGCAGCAGTATAACCCGTTTGTGAATTAATATATCCGACTAAATCTGATAAAGTTGGATAATTTGAGAAATTTAAAGTCAAATTTGCGCCAGATCCGCCAGTTACAGAAGTCGATAAAGAAGTTCCAGTAACAGTAACTGTTGCGGTTGTTCCTACATAAGAAAGTTTAAGAGCAACATTGCCACCTATTGCCGTATATGATTCTTGTAAATTATCCGTAGAACGACTAATTAACAAATTAGCTTGATAATCTATTCCAGCCACGAAATAAGGAATTGATGCTGTAGAAATCCATGTTGCAGCAGTAGTAGTTCCTAAATTATAAAATACTTGATTTACATTTCTTGTTCCGCCACCATCTGAAAGTTCAAAACCTAATTGAATTCCATCAATCCAAGGACGAGATACTCTTGCGTCATTATCAGGGGTTGCACTAAAAGTAGTCGCAGCTACGTTTACCGGTGAGCCATTAGATAATCTAGCAGCAATACAATATGCGGAACTAGTAACATTGTTAACTGTACTGACTGTGTAATATCCAACATTAGCATTTCCTGCCCCCGAGATAGAAGACCCACTTGGTATATAAAAAATATCTCCAACCCTTGGAGCATTAGCTCCTTGCGCAAAAGCAGTAGCGCCTGTTAAATTTAATCGTAAATTTGCACCAGATGCAGTTACAGAAACGCCTGCACTTGCCAATGCAGCAAATGAATTTCTGTTTGTGCCCGATTTGTCAGTTATTGACATTGGGCTATACACTTGCATATCATTTGTTACTGTTGCGCTAAATGGAGTTGCAACAACACTTACAGGGGCGGTCACGGTTGCATTTACGTGATCTGCTACCTTGGTTGCCGTAATAAACGCAGATAAAGTGGTATTAGAAACAGATGTAACAACATATGTTCCTAAATTTGCACTGCCAGCACCAGCGAAAGCCGAATCAGCAGTTGCTCCATATAATGTATTTGCGGGTAACACTAATAAATCACCAGGAACAGGAGTCGTTGCAAATACACTTCCGGCTGCTAATGTAAATGTTGCAGAATTTCCAGCAGCAACCGTTGTTACATTTATTGTTGCCAAACCAGTAAAAGCACTTCTATTTACACCGCCAGTTGCTAATAAAGATCCACTTGTTAATGTAGAAACTAATGTATTAGGAGGTATGTTCGGATTTATTGTCAAAGAAGTATTTGCCCCACCTCTAATTCTATAATTTAAAATAGCAGAAGTGGCCGCACTTGGAACAGGAATATAACTAAAAGTTCCTGTTGTTGGAGCTATTGCATTGGTATAAACTGATGTTTCCCATTTTAAATTACTACCATTTGCGCCAGCTTTTAAAGCAGATAAAGTGCCATAAGTCGTAGATATTGTTGGAATTGCACTTGAAGCAATTGTGCTAGGATTTGTTTTATATAAATAAATCCTAGTTACACTTCCCGGAAGGTTTGGGTCGTTTGCGGGAGCAACTGCCGCTTTAAAGGCTTCAACCAATGGGCCTGATGTATATTTATTAATTACATCACCCATTTGAGAAGGGGTGTAATAATTCAAAGACAGGTCTTCGGTAGCCGCGCTAGTCGCCAAGCCTTCGTCTGCTTCTCCGATTAAAGCTAAAATACCAGCTACACCAATTCCAGAAGCAGGAGTTTGTACATTTAATCTAGTATAAGCGCCAGGGATAATTAATGTCCCAAAATCAGAAGAAGAATATGTAAGTGCCATAAAAATATCCTATGAAAGTTTAATAATAGATTAAGTTATATACCAAAATGTTTACAACAAAATTCCCATTTTTCTGGCGTGTCTAAAAAACCCATTGTCTGAATGTGTAATTTAACGGGTTCTTTCCATTCTTGTTTAATATTATGTGTTTTTGCATAATACATGAAAAAATCATCAAAATTATAAAACATAATGGCAGGTTGTGTGTTTTCAACATTTATTTGATTTTCTTCTGTAAAAACCAGGTCATCTTTTTTCTTAAAAGCCATATTCAAAATTCCTCTTGTGAAATAGATTAAGTTTTTAATAATTTTGCATAAACCGTTTTAGTAGGATCATTTATTTTTACTAAATTAATATCTGTAATAACGCCTTCATATAATTGTGAAAAATCTTGAACCCAACGAGATTGAACTAAAGAATCCATATAAATAGTTTTTGAATAAATGATGTTTTTTCCATGGGCTTCATCATTTTCCATATTAACCCCAGTAGAAGAAACTGATGATAAACTAAAAGTATTTTGTTCTAATAAAGATCTGTATCTTAAAATTATATATAATAAAATATCATGTAACCAAATGATTGCGGCAGTTTCGCCATTTACTCTGCAAGTTATTTCATATTTTTGTTCAAAATGAGCTATATGTCTATTTATTTTTAATTTATTAAATTGTGGTCTAACATAACTTTCTGTAAAATCATCACGTACATTTTTTTGTATTCTAAATTCTTTTTCCGATAAAATTTCCTCAATTGGATATACTGTATTACTTTTTTTGCTAACTAATCCTTGTCCCTTGAAAATAAAAGGATATTCTATTAAAGTATTAGGCAAAGTAACTATTCCACTAGATAAATCATAACTTACGTTTATTGGTCCAAGTATATAGATTGGTTGCTCTATTAAATCCTGTTCTGTAATATATTCTTCATGTGGCATATCGCAATCACCAAGACTAGCCATTGGTTTTGATTCTACAGAAGACGGGTTTGAAATAATAATAGAAGGATATCTTGCTTGATCAAATGACCATTCAAAACCAACATCTATGTAATTTTGCAAAAACCAGTTTTTAGCTCGTTCAATTTCTTTTTTTCCATAGTTTAAATTAACTAAATCTAACTGATCGTATTCAAAAACGAAATCAATAAAAAATGGATGTTTTCTTAAATCAGCAATTCCTTGTTTAATAACATTTAATAGTAAAATATCACTTTGCGCAATAGACATATTATTCTAATAGATTAATTCTTATTAATTGCTCTGTTATGATTTTTAAATAATTTTCCAAAATCCATGAAAATACTTCATCTAAAATTTTAACACCTTTAAGTTCTGGAATATCCCAGCCTTTTGAGTTCTTGTTTAGTGTTCTAAAAGTCATAATTGTTTTTTGAACGCTTTTCCCTTTAGGGGTTTTTGTTTCATGTTGATAAATGGTCAAATTATTTAAAATGCTTTTTCCTGTTTGTTTGCTTTTGAATTGTGATGGCACATCGGTAATGATGGCAGCAGGTATTATTTTTTTAACTGTACTAATAACAGGCACCCCTTGCGTATTTGTAATTGGATTTTTTAAACTTATTTTTTCTTTTTTTAAGGTGTTTTTTATTTCATTATAAATCACTTGTTGTTTTGAACTCATTAAACTTGGAATATTTTGATTGTGTTTAAATGGAATAACAACAGAATTTCTATTCTTTAAATGTGTTTTTTTTAAGTTATGTGCGGGTACGCCTTCTTCAATCCAAGTTGCTTTATCTCTTAAAACAATAATATATACTGGATTTTTTTTACTTTTTGGCTTTTCTAAGATTAAATTTTCAAGATATAAATTCCTAGTAGTTCTTAATTTATTTTGTGCTAATCTAACTGCTTCGCTATAAGCTTGAACCGCAACAACATCTAAGGCGTTTAAAAAAATATTTTCTATTCCTGAAATTTTAGAAAGCTGCTGTCTAAATTGATCAAAGTTTATATCAAGTTTAAAGCCGCTGTCATTTGCCATAAAACTATTCAGCTGAGGTTTGTGTTTGAATTTCTTCTTTTAATTCTTGATCTTTTTCAACTTCTTTATCTGTTTTTAAAACACCATTTTCTAATAAAATTTGTGCTAAATTAATCATGCAGGAAGCTAATTCTAATAATGATTCATACGCATTAGGATTTGTTACTTGTATCATTTCAAATGCCGGCAAATGATTTTTAAAATTATTTAATACAGTTTCAATATCAGAAACTTTATTTTTAAAATCATAAACATTCAATCTTTTTATAGAATTGTCCATTGTATTTGCTGATGCTTCTATATTATCTTTCATGTTTATTTAATTTCCCCCTTTTTATTCCACAAAGCTTTCAATAACAAAGAAATATTTTCTTTGCTCCATTTATCGCTAAATAACACTTTTATATTTTCATTATTATCTTTGTAAATATGTAAACTGTTTTTTCCTAAAATTTTAAAACATATACACAGACGTTTGTGTTCTGGATTTAAAATAATAGATTCTTGACAATCTGGACAAGTATATTTATCTTCTGTTTTATTTAATTTTATTTCTATTTTTTTTTCTGGGAAAAAGTTATTGTTTACAAGAAGATTAACTGTTTTTTGTAAGGATTTATTTAAATTTGTATCTAAATTAAATACACTTTCATTAAAAGTTGACTCTAACGATAAACACGTGGCTAGTACATTTGGCATGTCTTTATTATCAATAAAAGCAATTGTTTGTTCGTTTTTAAACAATCTCCCACAAAACAAATCTTTTTCTTTTTTAATAATCTCTAATTGATATTCCATTGATGGAATCTTTAAAATAATCGGCACATTTGAATTTTTTAAGTTTTTCAAACTTTTCGAGAGCCAATAAGAAATTCCACGCGGAACAATTTGCATTTGTTCTAAATATTCTTCTGTATTTTCTTTATTAACGTTAGGCAAGGATAAAACAGCCTTTTTTAAAATGCAATATCCTTTATTGCCTACCAATTCTTCTATTTTTTCATTATATGTTTTTTTGTTTAGCATTTATCATGCTCCGATCATTACAATATAAGTATAAGTTTCTATTTAATAGACAAATTCATTCCTGAACTAGGAGACAACCCCTCTCTGGATGAATCATCTTCTGCCCTATTTAATTCATTTAAATAGTAAATTTCTCTTTGTAAAATTAATAGTTGAGGGTATCTAACTTGTATTTTTTCAGAAGATTGAGGAATAACCGTATTACACAATCTTATTTCGTGTAATACAACGCTAACATACCAAGATGGTCGATAGTAATATCTTATTTGATAAACTCCGCCATCTCCAGTAGATTGAATATATTGTGGTCTATTTTGACCAATCCATTGTAAGTTGCCGCCAGAAATAACAAAATCACTTCCCTCAAAATATTCCTTTCCATTCATATCAATAACATATTCTATTTTTACAATTGGAAACATTGCTCTATCAATTCCAGTAGGCGAACAAATCATTTTTTCAAATCTAGGAACTACTACGGTTTCATCTACCAAATCAATTCTATCGTTTACACAGAAAAACAATTGACAATCGCTTTCTTTATATTGTCTAGGTACGTGTAAAGTAGTTATAGAAGAATCAATTATACCTTCTACATTGAAATATTTTTTAGTGCTATTATTATCAAATACACCTAAAAAACATTTTCCACCTCTATAATAAAAACCATTACTACAAGTATGATTTAAATGAGATGAACGTGGGCTGCCTCGATCGGTATCGCCCCCTGCGCACGGAACCGCTTTCCAATGTTTAAAATCAACTCCATGCGCTTCTATCAAATTATCAAAAGCAAAAGGATCAAAATACAATTGATCTTGTGCAAATTGCAATGGATTTTCTATATAATTCCCTCTAGTTGCCATCATCAATCCATTTTATGTTGTTATATTTTTTATCTGCCATATATTTAGCGATTTCTTTATGAGATCCAGCGCCTAATATTTCTGTTTTGTTTTTATTAGAAAAAAACAAAACATTAAATCCGCCAAAAGTTACAACTAAATCTATAGGCAAATTATTCATATACCCAATTGTCTTTTTTAATTTAATATGTTTTTGAGTTATTTTCATAATTTTTAAAAAGTAGACATCATAATTGAATTATAATACATCATTCTAATATTTTTAATTAATTCGTCTCTTTTTTCCTTTAAGTCATTAATTCTAAGTGCATATATATTAGGTCCTGGACTGCCAATTGATTGACTCATTCCATCTAAGCCTAAACTTGAACTTGTTGTTCTTACAAGTGGGCCTAATCTGGATAATAAATCTATAGCGGCTTCCGTGGCGATTAAATCATTAATAATTCCTGGCATTTTATCTTCAGGAAATCCGGCTGTATATTTTATAGAGAAAAATGCGGGAATAAATCTAGGATACACATTTGCCAATAACCAATTACCAAACGGGCTAGCTACGCCATTTGCACTAAAAAAAGAATTTGTATAAACATTAGTAACATATCCCAACGTAATTAAACCTGTTTGAAAATTTCCTGTCTCTATTAATGTAGGTGGAAAAACAAAAATATTAGTACCGGTAGCATCCGCAATCGCAAGCTCTTCTACTGATAAAATCGGACGATAGGGCATTTCTAAATAACAATAGGCTTGATACAAATTTTTATCATATTCTTTCCTAACTTTTCTTTGAACAGGAAATATATTTATTTTTATTTCTGTTTCTATGCGATTCATGGCATAGTCTAAAGTTCTTTTTAGGTCTTCATTGTTCAAAACTTCGCCTGTAATAGGACTTTTTAAACTAATTCCAAACAAATAATCTTTTTTGAAAATTTCAGGAGTAATAAGAGGTTGATACCTGTTAACATTTGCGCCTGCATCAATTGCATATAAAGGATATACACAGCCCATAGATGGACGACTATTTGTATAATCTGCACTCATATTAACACAAACTCGGGTTTAAAGATTGTACGGTAATAGCCCTAGAAATAACACCAGTTTTTACAATTCCGTTTTCTGTTAATGAAAACATTAAATTTCCTTGTGATATTTTATCTGTAGACAAAATATTGAATTGCCAAATACTTGCATCTAAAGGAAATGGTTGAGTAGCGTTTCTTGTGATTACATTTGTGCTATTAATACTTGAAATTGTAATCGTCACTGTAGAACCTACGGCAGGCATATATCTTAATCCTTGCCCATTGGTTAAATCAGAGGCTTGTTCGTCGTCAGTTAATTGAAAATAAACAGATGTACTGCTGCCTTCTCTTAATAAAACAGCAGTAGCTACCTGCCAACTGTTGACATTTTGTACGTTTTTTAACATTCTGCCACTAAGAAACATATTATCCTTTTGTATTATTTAATAAGATTAAGTAAATTAGATTTTAAAAAAGTAATTATGAAAAAAACAAAATGTACGTTTGTTGTTATAGATGGAATAAAATTGGAAAAGATACTCAAATAAATCAATTGAAAAATTATTTTTCCTCAAAAAACAAAACATATCTTTCTATTGATTGTATTGGATGGTCTCAACATAAAGATTTTATTCATTTGAAAGTTTTAAGAGAATTAATTTTTAATGCAAAAGAATTATCATCAAAATTAGAAGAAAAAACTTTTGCACTGGCTTCTTTTTTGAATTTACAAATAGTACAAAAATTAAAGGAAACTAATGAGTATGAATATATACTACAAAATAGAGGTCCTTTAAGCCATATTGCTTATGGCTTAACGAAAAATCATTCTCGTAAACAATTAAATACTTATTACAAACAAGTAAATGAAATTTTGAACAATTTTAAGGCAAACTATATTAATATTTGCTTGTTACCAAGAAATTTTGAATTATTTATAAAACAAAGAATTGATTTGGCAAAAAATAAACATAAAGAAATAAGTGCAAGACATGAAAAGCTAGAAAACATTGATTTTCAAAAAAAAGTATACTACAATATGTTAAATGAATTTAAATTAGCAAAAATGAATAAATCTTATTTTTTGCAAAAAGATAGCTGTAAAATGTTATTAATTGAAGAAAATTCTTCAATTGAAGACGTGAAAAAACAAATAATAAGCATAATAGAAAAGGAATAGAAATGGATTTTTATATGGTAAAACGATTTTTTTATAATTTACTGAACAGATTTAAAGGCACAAATTATAATGAATATAAATGTAAAAATTGCGAATATGATATTTTAAGTTTGAAACAAGAAGTTTCTTTTGTTAAACTAAACACAGAAGCTAAAGCACCGTTTAAAAAACACGAGGGCGATGCAGGATACGATTTATTTGCCAATTTACCAGAAAAACAAAGTATTACAATCGAACCAAATGACCAAGCAAAAATACCAACGGGAATTGCGGTATCTTTGAATAAATGTACAGTAGGAATAATTAACGATCGTTCTAGTATGGCATTTAAAAAACAAATTGTGACTGGTGGAGTTATTGATGAGCCGTACACGGGTGAAATTTCTGTTTTATTGTTTAATTTATCAAAAGAACCATATAAAATAAATCATGGTGATAAAATAGCACAAATGGTCATTTTTCCAATTGTGCAAGCAACTTTTATTGAAAAAGAATCTCTGCAAGAAACTGAGCGTGGCAACAATGGCTTTGGAAGCACTGGAACCTAGATATATTTTTTTATATATAAGTTCTCCAGAACCTGAAATTAGCGCAGAAATATTTGATAATAAAGACACAATAAACAAAGTAATTGTAGCTTGTGTGATTTTTTTGAATAATGCCATTATACTCAATGGCGGTTTTCGATTTAACAAATATATAGCTGTTAAACACGAAAATAGCAAAGGTTCTTTATGGGTAAGACAGACTAGAAATAATTATAGATGGACATGTACATATTTAAAAATTTTACTAAAAAAATTCATTGAAATTACAAACAAACCACATCATTACAATCATGCTTATGAATGGTTTTTAAAATATACACATTTGATTCCTGTTGGTAAATTAACTGATTTTGTAAATGACACCAACTATACTAAATTAGAATCAACAGAGGCAAACAAAACATACATATTGAAAAAATGGTTTTGCGAGAATGTTAACCTAATTCTTGAAAGTAATCAGCTTACAGACACAGATATGCAAAAAATAGATTTTCTATACAAAAACATTTCTTTGTAATGTGAAAAGAAAACAATTGATATTGCAAAAAAACATGATACACTATTAACAACAAACAAGGAAACCACAAAAATGAAATTCCTAATAAAAATAACTTTTAATATAATAATAAACCAAGAATATCAATACGTAGAACATTTTTGTTCTTCTTACGAAGACATAGATGATAAATTAAACTTGTTTGATGGTAATAAAGATATTTTGTGTGTCTTCAATAAATCAGCTGTTTTAAAATACGAAGTCGAAACAATAGAAGAAGAACCACAAACAATAATAAAATCAACAAAAAGAAAATCAAAACTTTCCACTTAATAAAAGAAAATATATGAATATTGTTTTTAAAGCGATAATCAATCACAAATATTGTGATTTGCCAATGACTCATACAGACTTGGAAATAAAAGGAATTTATCAGCAATCTAATGAAGATATTCTTGGGCTCAATTACAAAGAAAAAATAAGCCTTATAGAAAAAGAGAGTTATTTTGAAATTGGTTATTTCTTAAGCAAATTAATAGAAGGCGTTCCAGAATTTGTTGAATTATTGTTTTTGCCAAAAAATCAAATATTGCAAATTTCAAAAGTCTTTCATGAAATTATGCATTTCAATCATGTGTTTTTAACCAAACGTTCTATAGAAAAATTTTTAACTAGAGCGTTGAGCTATTCTACTGATTATATCATAACAAAAGACAATTTGTGTTTATTTCAATCAATAAGAATGCTTAAAATATGCAAAAATTTATTAGAAAAAAACACAAATGATTTTTTAATTAATAATCAATTTGATTTCAATCGTCCTCATATTACAGATATTATTATTCAAGAAGTTAATTTGTTATATAAACAATTAAATTTGTCAGATTTTCCAGATGAAGTTGATAAAAACTTTACGCATACTCTTCTTTTATCTATTAGAAACGAATATGGTAATTTTTTAGAAGATAAAACAAATGAATAAAACAAGAAATAAATTAACTTTATCCGATGCATTAAATGAACAATTTAATTTAGGCACCTATATACTTGTTTAACCCAAAATAATTTGATATAAAAACCGTTATGGAATTCACGAATCTCATAGAAGTGACTGAATACTTTTCAGACAAGCAGAAATGCATTGAGTATTTGACTCACATGAGATGGGCCAATGGTGTGCAATGTGTTTTTTGTGCCAATGAAAAAGTTTACGAATTAAAAGGTGAAAACAAGCGATACAAATGTGCCAAGTGCAGGAAGCAGTTTTCAGCCATTAAAGGCACCATTTTTGAAAACAGCCCAATTTCTCTGCAAAAATGGTTTTTGGCGGTTTACATTCTCACGTCTTATAAAAAAGGCATCAGCTCTGTTCAATTAGCCAGTGATTTAGGTGTGACTCAAAAAACCGCCTGGTTCATGGCTCAAAGAATCAGGTATGCCTTAAAAGTAAAATCCTTTGATTCACAATTAGAAGGCCCTGTCCAATGTGACGAAACGTTTATAGGCGGCAAAAATAAGAACAGGCATGCTGATAAAAAGGTACCTGAATCACAGGGTAGAAGCCTCAAAGACAAAACGCCTGTTTTTGGTGTTTTACAAACAGGTGGCCAATTGCATACGTCTGTCGTGCCAGATACCAAAGCTTCCACGTTAAAACCCATCATTAAAGAGCTGGTTAGAAACGGTTCTATTATTGTCACTGATGAGTGGACTGCTTACCAAAACCTGTCAAAAGATTACGATCACGTTGTCATTAATCACAAAAAACGTGAATATGTTAAAGGTGTACATCACATCAACGGCATAGAAGGGTTTTGGAGCGTCTTTAAAAGGGGTATTTACGGAATTTATCACCAAGTAAGCCCTAAACATTTGCACCGTTATTGTGATGAATTTGCGTTTAGGTACAACACCAAAAATTTGAACAACACCTGCAAATTTGATCTGTCATTAAAACGGACAGACTGCAGGTTGACCTATAAGAACTTAATCTCTAAGTGAGATGAATATTTATTTTTAAAATATTTTTTAGGAAAAATTTAAACTAGCCAGTATGTCACAAGTGAAAGATAATTCCCCACTCAATTTAAATTTGGCGTCTCATGATGTTCTTGCTGAGCGTATTGAGAAACTAAAAGCGTTAATGCCCGAAGTTTTTACCGAGGGCAAGATTGATTTCGATCAGCTCAAACGATTCTTGGGTGAATGGGTTGAGCCCGGCAAAGAACGCTTTGGCCTGCAATGGCCTGGTAAAGCTGATTGTATAAAGATCATCCAGCAAACCAGCGTTGCCACACTGAAACCCTGTCGAGAAGAATCCGTCAACTTTGATGAAACAGAAAACGTATTTATTGAAGGTGAAAATCTTGAAGTTTTAAAACTTTTACAGAAGGCCTACTTTGGCAAGATCAAAATGATATACATTGATCCGCCTTACAATACAGGCAAAGAATTCATCTATCCCGACAAATATTCTGAAACGCTCGAGTCCTACCTTGCTTATACTGGCCAAGTTGATGATGAAGGGAAAAATTTTTCAACTGATAAAGACGCACAGGGACGTTTTCATACACGTTGGCTAAACATGATGTATCCACGTCTGCTTCTTGCGCGAAATTTACTCAGAGAAGATGGAGTGATTTTTATCTCTATCGATGACAATGAATTCAGTAATCTTGAAAATTTATGTAATGAAATCTTTGGTGAAGAAAATCACTTAACAACACTTCATATAAAGGTCAGGTATGAGGGTAAAACATTGGTAGAAGATATGGATTTTCAAAAGCTTGTTGAGCAAGTTTTAGTCTACGCAAAATCAAAGGCGCAGGTTAAATTGAACAAGCCGAGAAGTTCATACTCTTTTGATAAATTCAGATACAAAATCATTGAAAAAGGAGTTCCTAAAACAATTAACCTTGGCGGAAAAAAAGTAGAGATATTTTCTAGCAGCCAATTTGAAATTATAGATGCTGGCCCTTCTAAAGAAAATCTCAAAGAAATATGGGCTTCAGGAAAGATTTTGGATGGGAATTCATCTGGCAGGTTTTTCCGGGATTATCTATCCGGAAGAAGTGAAACCGACGGCTTAGGTGTACTTTATAAAGTACACGAGATAGGCAGTGATAATCTGTCGTATAGGTACTTTACAGGACCGAAGAGAGAGAGTGCTACAAAGGGAAGATATTATCAAGGTGTTCCATCGGATGTATTAATTGAAGAGCGGACTGAGCGGGCAATGCCAATAACAACGTTTTATGACTTCGCTGACAACTTTGGAAATTGTAGACATGAGGGAAATATAGATTTTCGTGACGGGAAAAAACCCGTCGAATTTTTAAAAACTCTTATCAATTTGATCCATCATGATTCTGATGAGATACTGTTGGACTTTTTCGCTGGTTCGGGATCGTTCGCGCATGCAGTATTAGATTTTGCCCAGGAACACGATCTTCGACTCAAGACTATTTCTATACAATTACCGGAACCTCTTAAAGAAGAAGGTGAAAGTTCTAAAATTGGCTTTAAGACCATAGCAGATATAGGTAAAGAGCGTTTCCGTAGGGTTATCGGCAAATTGGCGAACAGCCTTGATGGGCAATTACGATTCTCGAAAAATAAATTTGATCTTGGTTTTAAAGTTTTCAAGCTTGATCGATCCAATTTCAAAATTTGGGAGCATCATTCGGAAAAAGCCGACAACTTTGTTGAGCAACTCTCCCTATATGTAGATCATATTGATCCCCAAAGTACCCCTGAAGCTCTCCTTTACGAATTACTCCTTAAATCGGGCTTTCCACTGACTGCGACGGTTAACCAAATCACCTTGGCGGGCAAACAGGTTTTCTCAATTGATAGTGGCAAGATGTTGCTGTGTTTTGAGGATCCGATCAAAGAAGAAACCCTTTTAGAGATGCTAAAGCATCAGCCTGCAATAATGGTTGCACTTGATAAGGCCTTTCATGGCAACGATCAGTTAAAAACTAACATTAAGTTACAAGCTGAAGCCATAGGTGAATCTGAACACGGCCGAGTGTTATTTAAGACGGTATAAGGAATTTAGAATGAAAATTAAATTTGATGCCTCCCAACAATACCAGCTCGACGCTATTCAATCAGTTGTAAATTTGTTTAATGGCCAACCTATGGCCGGGCAGGAATTTAGAATCAACTCCGTGTTCGGTTCGTTAAGCATGCCGCACTCCGCACTTGGCTTTGGTAACCGCCTGATTTTGTCAGATGCTAAGCTATTGGAAAATCTTCATGCCGTGCAAGCAAAAAATGGTCTTAACCTCTCAGAAAAACTTTTAGGAGAGAGTGTCGAATACGACGCCCAAAATCTCGAATATCGGCTTACCAGCAACGCCAGAGAGAATGGCTGGTGTGTTCCACATTTTTCCGTTGAAATGGAAACGGGCACAGGCAAGACTTATGTTTATTTACGTAGTATTTTTGAGTTGCATAAAAATTATGGTTTTACCAAGTTCATTATCGTTGTGCCGACTGTGGCGATTCGTGAAGGCGTTAAAGCCAGTATTGACCTCACAGCTGAACATTTCAAAACGCTTTACGACAACACTCCACTCAATCATTGGATTTATGATTCCAAATATGCTTCACGCTTACGTGATTATGCTGCTAGCAATCAAATTCAAATTCTAATCATTAATATCGATGCTTTTAATAAAAAGGATATCGCAGTCATCCATAACGAACGCGATCAGACATCGGGCAGGAAACCTATTGAGTTTATTCAAGCATGTAATCCTATCGTTATTATTGACGAGCCCCAAAATATGGAGTCCGAGATCGCTAGACGAGCGATTACCAGTCTCAATCCGCTTTGTACACTACGCTATTCTGCAACTCACCTTAATCCGTACAATGTTGTTTATCGGCTTGGACCTGTAAAAGCCTACGATTTAGGCTTGGTGAAGCGGATCGAAGTTAATTCTATCCTAGAAGAATCCAATTTCAGCAAACCTTTTATTCATGTGCAGAGCATACAAAATACCAGCAAGAACAAGATTGTTGCCAAGTTGATTGTTGACGTTGAAGAAAAATTAGGACCACAGCGCAAAACCATCAAGGTTGAAAAGCGTGGCGATGACCTTCATCAACTGACAAAGCGTGAGGCTTATAAAGGTTATTTCGTTGAAGAAATTCGTACTGACTATAAAATCATTTCCTTCTCCAACGGTGTGACTCTCACAGAAGGACAAATTCACGGCGAACGAATTGATGATCGCTTGCGTATCCAAATTAAGGAAACGGTTAAGGAACATTTTGAAAAAGAACTTTATATTTCTAAGCTATCCGAAAGCCAACGACTCAAAGTGCTATCGTTATTTTTTATCGATCGTGTATCAAATTATCGTTTAGATAATGGAGGTAAAGGCAAAATCGCCCTTTGGTTTGAAGAAGCTTACGAAGAACTCCGCCATCATGACCGCTATAAATTCTTAGATTTGCCCTCAGTCGACAAGGTTCATGACGGATATTTCGCTCAGGATAAAAAAGGCAATTATAAGGATTCGAGGGAAACCACTGAAAATCAGGAAGATCGCGATACTTATGTTGTTATCATGAAGGATAAGATGCGTTTGTTGTCCTTTGCTGAGCCATTAAAATTCATCTTTAGTCATAGCGCGCTGCGCGAAGGTTGGGACAATCCTAATGTCTTTCAGATTTGCACGCTAAATGAAACACGTTCTGAGTTTAAAAAGCGTCAGGAAATTGGCCGTGGCCTCCGTCTTCCTGTGCGAGTGAATGGAGAGCGCTGTTTTGATAACGTTATTAATCGCCTTACTGTTATTGCCAACGAAAGTTACGATGATTTTGCACGTAACCTGCAAACTGAAATCGAAAAAGAAACGGGTGAGAAATTTGAAGGACGCATTAGAAATGTGCGGAGTCGCCGACGCGTCCAACTTAAAAAAGGGTGGCGTTTGGATCAGAACTTTGTTGAAATCTGGAATCGTATTAAGCACAAAACACGTTATGCAGTTAGGTACTCAACTGAAGAACTTATCGAAAAGAGCGCTAAAGAACTATCCAAGAGCAAACCTATCTCTACTCCTAAATTTACCATTCGCAAAAGCGAAATTATTACTACAAAGTCAGGTTTAGAGACTGAACTGCGCTCAGCTCGTGAAGAATTTATTGAATATTTTCACACTCAAGTTCCTGATTTAATTGGTTACCTTCAATCAAAGACAGAATTGACTCGTGGGACTTTAGCTAAAATCATTATTGAATCAGGACGTATTTCGGAAATTCACAAAAATCCTCAAAAATTCTTAGAACAAGCCTTAGAAGCCATCCAGCGAACATTGCGCAAGCTTATGGTTGACGGCATTAAGTATGAAAAAATTGATGGTGATGAGTATGCAATGATGTTGTTTGAAGAACATTATGAACACAAGGAAATTTATAGTTATCTGGATCGTTTGATAGCTGTTGATCATTCAATTGTTAATTATCTTGAATACGAATCAGAAATAGAGAAAAATTTTGCTGAGGCGTTAGATAAGCGTTCTGATATTAAATTGTTTTTCAAATTGCCTAGATGGTTTTTCGTTAAAACGCCCCTAGGAAATTACAATCCAGATTGGGCCATTGTGAAAGAAGAACAGGGTAAGTTTTTTAAATTATACCTCGTACGTGAAACAAAAGGAAAAACAAGCAAGTCTGAATTACGCTCAAGTGAAGAGATGAAAATTGATTGTGGTTCTGCACACTTCAAAGAATTGAATGTCGATTTTGGCTGGATAGAAAATGCAGAGCAAATTTAGAAAACCCATGAAAACCCAAACCAAACACCCATCTAAAAAATCCAGCAAATTGTCTGCTTTTGAAGCAGCCATGATTAAAATTGCTCAGACTCCTAAAAAAGACGTTGAAAAAGCCATTGCTCAAGATAAGAAAAAGAAAAACTGAAGGACTTGAGATCTGGGAATTTTTGGTTTGATTTGAATTTGTTTTGAATAGTCTGTTTGATAATTGGGTTAAACAGGTATGTAGGTGCCTTAATTTAATTCAAGGATTAATAGTCGGAATAAATCCGCAAGAGACTATATGGATTTGCACTTGTTGTAATCAAATTCATAAACCTATTGATGTATGTGCTTTAGCTCCTCGTGGATTATATAACTTGTACAAAAAAGAAAAAAGAGAAATTTGGGAGAATTTTTCAAATGCTTACAGTACATCAAATAATAATGAATTATGGTGTCTTTCTTGTGCTCCTAAGAACAAAAAAATAAAAGTAAAATCTATTGTTTTGAGTTTTTTATTTGTTTTTTTTCAAAAAAATATTGATTAGTATTTCAATAATTGCTAACTATTTTCTTAACAATAAAGCTGAATAAATGGAGATGAAAAATGTTTAAAGATAATGAAGATAAGAATAAAATTTTCAGTATAAACGAACTAAAAGATAATTTATATAAAGAACTAAATTGTAATAAAGATAACTTACAAATAAGTTTTTCGTTTCCAAAAACACAAGAAACAAAAATTACTTTTAAAGGCTTGATTTCAGAGTTGAAGAAAGTACAAAATCATTTTTTTTTAAAAAAAACATATCAAACCATGGAAATTAATTTTACAAAAGGAAAAAACTCAAAAGAAAATTTTCTTATTGTTAAGAAAAAAGCATAGCGAAAAAAAATGAAAAGCGAAAACATAAAAATCAAAAAAGGAATTTTTACAAAAAAAGACCTTGTAAAATGGTTGGTGCAAGATAATGTTCATTTAAATTTGCACGAAATAAAAACTTTTGCAACATCTTTTATAGATGCTTTAGAATATGGAATTTTAAGCGGCAAGAGAGTTTATTTGCCTAAAATTGGTATTTTTTCTTTGCAAAATTATGTTAGTAGAAAAAAATTGCCAATGGAACTTAATTCCGATAAAATAGAAACAGAACAGTCTATAAAAATAAAATTTGAACCGTCTTCGTATTTAAAAGCAAAAGCGAGAAAAAACAAAAAACGACATTTAGATCAAAAAAGGAATTTCAATGTTTGATTTACAAATAAAAATTTTAGAACAAGTATTTGATTCAAGTAATAAATGGACGATTCCGTTTATTTTACCAGAACTCAATCAAAAAACTGGATTGGATAAATACAATATTCAAGCAGAAATGTGTACAAACTTAGATGAAACTTTTTACGAGTTTTTAATTAAACTTAATACACATCCGCTTCCAACACATCCAGAAATTCAATTTGACCATTGTTTAAAACAAGAGTTGTTAAATAAATATCAAATTGATGTTTTTGCTCAAAACTATATTGATTTTAATCTATTTTTAGTTGATGATATAAAAAGAGGAGATACTTTATATAAAAACAAATTTGAAAGACCGCATGCTTTTTTTATAAGTGCTTTGAAAAGAATTGAGTTTTATTACAATAAAGGATTTCAAGATTATAGACTTTTATTCTTTTTTAAAAAACCAATAATCAATATTAAAAATGATAATTCTATACTATCGCAAACAGATCAATATTCTTTATTTTAAAGTAAATAAAGAATACGTTATAACGCTGAATTTTTTTTTGATAAAATATTAGGAGATAATATGATTAAAATACTATGTTTGTTTGTTTCTTTTTTTCCGTTTTGTATATTTGCCAATGAAGTAAATTTTCAAAAATTAAATTTGAATTCAATTGATTACAACCAACCACTAATTATTAAAAAAGAAGACAGAATAGCAAAAGAAAGACATGATAGTTACGTTGGTTTTGGTTTTTGTAACAAAACAACTAGATTTACAAGTGTTGCTGATTTACAAAACATAACAGATGCAATAACAGTCATGTTTGCACCACTTTTTAGTTCTGTAAATATCAACGGAAATATATTTACTCCAGTTGAAACAAAAAGTATTATAACTCAAGAATTAGATTTAAAAAAATGGCAAGATTTAAGCTCCATTGGAGACTTTAATTCATATCTTAGTTCTGATTTTTCGTTTTCTAAATTGCCATATAATGGAACAAAAATATTATCTAGATTTATTGGCTATTGGAATGTTAAAATTCCAATCGAAGGTACAATTGGGTTAAATTCAGATGATGGCGCTTTAATTATTTTAGGGAATCAACCTTTTATATATTCTGCTGGTTTAAATCCAGGGAAAAGGCTAACAAGAAAATATAAATTCGAATCTAGTGGTTTATATCCTGTTTATGTTTTTTATTATCAAAATTTAAACTCTTCCTATTTAGAAGTAAGCGACTTACTCGGTGAACCAACAAATAATAATTTCATGTTTGGAGAAACAGATATTCCATTAAACTTATTAGAAAATACAACTGTAATAAACGAAGATGGCAGCTATGCAAAAATGGAAATATTTGGAAATGAAAATATTTACACAACTATTATAGACCAACCACCATATACTTGTGAAATGTGTAATTATGACAGCGACTGTACTGTTGGAAATAAATGTTTATATGGTTTGTGTCAAAATATAAAACAAGTATGTGTTACTACAGATTTTTGTGGTAATAATTGTCAAGCTTGTCCAGTCGGAAGTAATGTGTGTGTAGACGGAAAATGTATAGAATGTAATCAAGACTCAAACTGTTTTTTAAATCAGATATGTAAAAACAATAAGTGCATTCCAAAACCACCTGAATGCACTCAAGATATTGATTGTAAATATACCTGGACGACAACTGAATATATTTGTAATAAAACATTGCTTAAATGCGAACTAAAAAAACCTGAATGCTCAATAAATACAGATTGTAAAGATAATCAAATTTGTAATTTGCAAAACAAATGCCAAGATAAAGTAGAAAATCCAATTTACAACTGCGATAAAGATGAAAATTGTATGTTAATACAATATTGCGATTTAACTTCAAAAATTTGTAAAAAATTGCCTCAAAACGGGTGTCGAATTCAATTACAATGCTTACAAAATTATACTTGCGATACTGCTGCACATTTATGTATTGAGAATAAAGATAATAAAACAGATGATTCAACAGAACAAAAGCCGAAAGCAATAGAAAACAAAGGTTGTAATCAATCGTCTTTAAATGGAAGTATAAATATTCTCCTTGTTGCTTTTATTATATTCTATAAAAAAATAAAACATTTAACTATATTTACTTGACATAAAAATCATTTGTAGTATTCTTTGAATATAAGTTGATAGTTGAATAATCTAAACATCATTAAACAATACAAACAATAAATCAAAAGAGGCAAAGGTATGAATTTTGGCGAAATATTAGAAAGTTTAAAAAAAGGGAACAGTGCGGCACGAATGGGTTGGAATGGAAAAGGTATTTTTATTGCAATACAACAACCCGATGAAAACAGCAAAATGACCGCTCCTTATATTTATATAGATACAACAGGTCTTAAAACAGATAATATTTATTCGCCAAAAAAACTAGTTCCATGGTTTGCTAGCCAAACAGATATATTAGCAGAAGACTGGTTTGTTGTAAAAGAAGAAGATTGATTTAGATTACAAAGAATATGATTATTGCCGGCCATTTATAACTTCTCAAAAAGACTACGATTGTCTTGTCAAACATGGACAGCTTTATTAAAGCTGTCCATGTTTGATTCAAGTCTGCTGATTTGTACCTAAACAATTATGTCTCATTTTAAGGTGAAACTGCGACATAATACTTAAATTCAATTAAAACAAAGCAATAGTCTGTAATCACAGTAACCATTGATTAGATAAAAATTACCTTTTAATATGTATGTTTTAAAAAAAGTGTGAGTTTTTTGTTTTTTCGTATATTCTTTTTTACAATTTTTGCAAAATTTAGCAGTTTTTCTTGTTAATTCTTTGTATTTTTTTGAAGCTATTTTCAATTCTTGTATTGAATAAGTAGTTAATCCATAACAACTTATTATATCATGATCTATTAAATCAACATTTTCTACATTTTTCCATTTATCTGGGGTTTTAAATGGATCAATAGTTCCTCTTATGCCAGATAAAAAACTAAAAAGCTTATAATCCCTTCCTTCATAAGTTTGATCGGTTTTTATTGTTTCCCATGAATCTTTTGAAGTTTTCTTATATTGCTCTATGATATGAATATCTACGCCCATAAAGATAGATTAACATAAAATGAAGAAAAAAAAAACAAATTAAATCACACGGTTTAATTAAAACAAAATTGTTTTTTGTTCTGTTATTTTTCCTTTTTTATATACAAATTGATTAATTGACTTGCCATTTTCATAAAATGATTTGTACATACCTTGTCTTAAATCATTTTCTTCTACAAAGTATCTTTCTTTTACTTTTGTCTTTTCTTCATTGTAGTACGTTTCAACTTGAGTTAAGTTAGTATTATTGTTTGTCATTTTTTTATATGTGAATATTTAAATCAAATTTATATTTATAGTTTACTTTAATTTCATCATTAGGATAAAATGTAATCGTAAAATTATCAAAATTGAAAACAATGGCACTAAATTTATCTCCAATATTATACTTTGCCAATGGTTTTTTTAAAACACAATTACAAAATTGAATTTCCATAAAGTCGGTTTCGTCATAGTCTTCATAATCAAACAATGTTGAATACATTTTATTTCTCTCTTTTTATTTTTAGGCTGGTTAATTAATGTTTAAAGTTACAATATTAAAGCTTCACCCATTCTTTGAATGTTCATTTAATTTTTGATTTTTCGTAGTACGTTTCAATTTTAGTTAAGGTTGTATTTGTCATTTCTCTTTTTTTTATTTCAGCGTTATTTATTTTATTAACTGCAAATTTTTGCAATCATAATTCACTATTGTTTATTCATTTATGATTGTATCATATCTATAGGATGAAATAAAGATTATTCTTGTGCAGGTAGTGGGTCAGTTTGAAATAATTAATTTCTTTTTGTAATTTCCTCGTTTTTTAGGTTCTTTTCTGTTTTCCCATTCCTCAACAATGTTTGCAACGTCTTCAACAGACCAAAGCTTGTCTGTAACTCCAGCCGCCATAGCAGGAGTAATACGCAAAGTTTGATGAATTCTTACAAAGTTATAATGCATAAAATAAAGCGCCATTGAATAAGCGTGATTTTCTGCTTTTTTAGAAAATGCGTTGGTAAGACGAGTGTGCCGACGATTAGCCATACGTATATTTAAATTCTGACGTTCAATGTAGCTTGTAGATACGCCTTTTTCATCAGGGTTACCTGCAATAGAACGTTTGGTGCAGCCAGTACATTCAGCTGGACTGTACTTGCCCTTCATTGATTCAGTTGTATTGCCATACATTTTAACTAACATTGCGTAATCAATATCAGCGCCAAAAGCGCCCTCAACTGCTTCAAGATAAGCTTTCAGTCCATCGCTGGTTAATTGAATACGAGAAGCCATACGACCAGCTAAATCTTGCATAAATTCATTTGCATACTCAGCATCACGTCCACCTACTAACCAAGATGGAATCAATTTTGTTTCTGCATCCATGGCAATCCATGTCCATATATCACCTGCGCCTTCTGGGGCTGCTTTAGCTTCAGCGACATTCTTTTGCTTGGCATAACAGAAAGCCCAGATCTCATCGACTTGAATGCGTTTACAATGCAGATTACGAAGTTTTTTATCTTGGTACTCTGTAACGGCTTGCCCTGCATCTACCATGAACTTAATGACAGTGTTCTTGCTGCAACCAGTTAACCTAACAATGGAACGAATTGAATTGCCTTCGGCCATGAGAGCTAAGATTTGAACACGTTTGTCAGTAGCAAGCTTATTCATATTTATTCAATATGACTTTTTATGCTTAACGTCAAGCATTAAGAGCTATTCATTGGTATTGAGTTGCTCCTGAATCCATTTAGTAGCTGTTTCTTCATCCTGTTCAATTGCTATTTCAACAGCTCGTTTGGCTACATTGAGTAATCGCTTACTTTTAACTTTAAGAGCAAAGCTTTCTTCTATTAATACGGAAATTTGACGTTGTTTGTCATAGTCAATCAACGGAATAATTAAATCTTTGAGTGTTTCTTGATTCAATCGCTGTTGAACGGAACCTCTGGCCAATCTGTCAATCATTTCGAAGAAAAATTTGCTATTAAATAGCAGGGTATAAACACTCGGGATATAGTAATCGGGGAGGTAAAAGCACAAAACATTGTCTGAATAAATCGCCCCATTTAGTTCGTCTCTTATTTCACCAAAAACTCCTAAAGAACCTACTCGCGCAGTTATTATCCCCCCTTTTTTTGCCATACGAACGAAATTTTTCTTTTTGACGTAATAGTTATCGTCAAACTCTATTTGGCCACATTTAATGTTGGTACTTCTTATATAAAACGTTAGTCCCTCAATTTCATTTTTTCTGAAGTATTCCGGCGAATACTCTCCGGTATCAATATGAATGATAAGATTAGCCAAAGAATCCCATCGATTGTGATGTTTAATGTGGCTCTCAATATCATGATATTTTTTCTGGTAATACTCTGCATCTAATCTGCCTGTAAGCATGAAAGAATCTTTAAAACTTTTAATGTTTACAGGAGATGTGCTGGGTTCAAAATCATTTAAACCAATCGTTTCGAGCAAAAGGGTTTCAGCAGAATTATATAATGCTTTGCTTTCAGTTAGCTTATCTTGCGCTTTGTAAAAAGATTTTTCTATTTCTTTTTGAAAACCTTCGGAATATGTAGGAATAATCACAGTTTTTAAATCGTCAAGATTTAAACCCTTTTGAATTGCTCCTCTTTCTTTTCTTATTAATAATTCACGACCATATTTACAATTAAGAAAAGTTAATATGTAAACTGGATTGATTTTAGAAATTCTTATAACCGTACTTTTACAACTAAAAATAGCAGGTAAATCTTTAGTTTGAACAATACAAGCATTTCCAAGTGTCCCAACTACTGAAACTAAAATATCTTTTTCTTTAAGAGCATATTTTTTTAATCTTTCATAATCGTCAAATGGAACAAATCTATTCTCACCGTCTTTTAATATAAAAGGCTTTACATCTTGGCCTCTTACGTATCGATATTCTCCATTTTCGACATAATTTTCAGTGTCAAAAGCTGAACCAAAAGGACCAATTAAGAAGTTGGCAACACTATTAAGTGCCGTATAGTTATTCTTGCAAACTTGTTTCTCGAAAGACAGTAGATGCTTCCTATAATACTCACTATCTATCCTTCCACTATATTCTAAATCTGATTTTAAAATTTCTATTATCTCAAGCCCTTCTAACAAAGCTTTATATTTAGCTTCGTTAGAAGGGCTTAGACGAAAAAACTGAATTTTTCCTTTTTAGCAAATTCGGCAAAAGCTTCGGCAATACCGTCCTTTGTTAGTCCATCGTGATTAAAAAGATCGTGCTTAACTATTAAATGCCCGTGGGTATCTAACAGGTATTCGTCCAAAATTTGTGGCGTTGCTTCGTAATGGTCAAATGGTACGGCAACTAACGTAACATTATTTTCTTTTTCGGTCGATTTTGAAAAATCATTTTTACGGACAAATATTTTTTCACCGCTGTTGTCCTTACTTGACTCTTGCATGGTGGCAAAAAAAATAGGATAATCATCTACCTTTGGGCAAAGCTTATCGTCCCACTTTTGCACGAACAATACACTTGTTTTAGTTCCGGTATGGGGCTTAAAAACATTTCCGTGCAAGCCCACCACTGCTAATATGCGGCATCGTTCTGCAATGAAATCACGTATTTGTTTGTCGCCGCTGTTGTTGAAACGACCTTGAGGCAAAACAAGAGCCATGCGCCCACCAGGTTTTAAGAAACTTAAATTGCGTTCAATAAATAAGATATCACGGCCCAAAGCACTTTGATATTTTCCGCTTATTTTTTTACCAAGTTCATACTTTGCTATCATGCGCGGTTCTTTGATATCACCAGCAAAAGGCGGATTAGCCATTACAACATCAAAGCCAAAATCTCGATTATCATCTTTTGTTAAACGTAATTTACGTAGCTTTTTCCAACCCTCACCATAAATATCTAACCAATTTTCGTCTTTTGTTTTTTCATCCCATCGTTCATAATCAAGAGTGTTCAAATGCAATACATTAGTTTGTCCATCACCAGCTATCAAATTTAAAGTACGACCAACACGAACTGCTTTTTCATCAAAATCGATAGCAAAAACTTTGCTATTCACATAATCTTCGCAGCGAGCAGATTTTTTTTCTGTAGTATAAAGATGGTTTTGGCTGGTTCCTTCAATTTGTTGCCATACATGAAAAATTGCGTGCATAGGAAAACCACAACTTCCAGCGGCAGGATCAATCAATGTTTCATTTTCTTTAGGATTAAGCATTTTGACGCACATGTCGATAACATAGCGTGGTGTAAAATATTGTCCTTTTTCACCTTTACTGGATTTGTTGATTAGATATTCAAAAGCTTCATCAACTACATCGAGATTAGAATTAAAAAGCTTAACTCCTTCAAGGGCAGCTATGCAAACAGCCAAATGGCTAGCTGTTAATTGAATTTTTGTGTCATCGTTAAAAACGCCATCCCATTTTTTTCTGGCCTTATCGAATAGATCTTGAATTTTGGCTTTAAGTTCCGTTTCTGTATCGCCATAGTTTTTAAAAACTAAATAACGTTTTCTATCGCGACCGCCTTCCAATTCATCATAGAGTTTAGTGAAAATAAGTTTAAACATTTCTTCAAAAACATCTACGCCCGCATTGGCTAAAACCTCATCTTCCATTTCTAAAATTAAATCTCGAAGTGATTTTTTCTCATTAACAAGCTTATCTTTTTTGATGAGATCTTCAATCGTCCAGCGTTCACTTAGGATGTCAGAGAGTTTTTCATGAGCTGAAGGAATTGTCGGGATGTCTTCAAAATAATTGGGATCTTTACGATGATAAAATGAAATACTATCGCCATTGCTCCATACGCCTATTGGCGCTCCAGTTGCATTACAATAGGATTTTAATTGTTCTTTGCCATCTTTTAGTTTTGGCTTTTTTAGTTCTACTAAAATATATGGGGAGGTAGGCTTCATTGCATCGAAAATACAAATATCAGCACGTTTTTTTTCAACGCCAAAAGTTACACCATATTCAAGCTCTAAACGGCTAATTGGATAACCAAAATCTTCAGTTAATACCATGACATACAATTGACGTATGGCTTCCTCTGGAGTGAGCTTCATTTCTTTGCGGCGTACAAGACAATTAATATAAGGTGTAATTTTTCCCTTGATATCTTTTGTAATAATACGACTTTCAAATTCTTGTATTTTGGCGGCTTTAAATTGTGTTAACTTATATGCCGAGTCTTTGAATAATTCACTAATATTGTACATATGTTTTATTTTTATAACGGATTGTTTCGAGATTTTAAAAATCAAAATACTTTAATTCTTATTCCAACGAGTTTGCGCAGCTTTTTGGGCAATTTCTTTGCGTTTTTGAGGCGTAAGTGATGCTGCTCGTTTTGCTCCACCTTTTTTACCTAAAGCTATTGCGTTTAAATCTTTGCCATCATCTTCCTTGTCTATTATTTGTCCAGTCGCAATATCCCCTATTAGTTTTGCTAATTGAACAGGATCGCGTGGACGTTTTTTTATTTTTTCGGCCATATCAATAGTATAACATTACTATTTATTGATTCCTATGTTGCCATTTTCAAACTGACCCACTACCCTTGTGCACATAATTTAATACACTTCATTGGATTCAGTGAAGTCTTACACATCATAATACACTCATGCACAGAACCTCCATCTGCTTTTACAGAACCAGTAAACATCAAAGCTAAAAAAGTCATTAAAAATAATTTTTTCATTGTATTTTACCTTTCATTAAAAACTTTAACACAAATAAATTCAAAATAAAAGATTAATGTTTGTTTTTCACAAAATAAATATTAAAAAATCATTCGCAAGAATGAGAAAAAAAGATTCAGTTATATCAAACTGCTTTACTTGTGGATGACAAATATCCGAGTAAGAATTGGAACAATAAATTGTCGTATATTTATCAGCAATCATGTCTATGCCACGACTAAACACTCCATGAGAAACATATAAATCCAAACATTCAATTGAAAATCTTTGCAACGCATTAGCGACACATAAAAAAAGTACTGCCTCCATCACAAATATCGTCTATCGCTAAAACAGTTTTGTATTGTAATTCATTGCCACTATAATCTATTTTAAAAGAAAAAATCTTACCTTCTTCATCTCTCTTTTTTTTTGCTACTATAACCTCGCCAACGTTTTTATTTTTCAAAACATCTTTATATCGCTCAAAAGCCCCTTTGTCAGGAAAAACCACACAAATTTTTTTGTTATAACTATCAATAATCTTATTAATAAACGGAATAGCAGAAATTTTACAAACAAAGCCAAAATTATAATACAACTTATTTTCTATATTGTGTGGATCAAATACTTGTAATATTCCTTTTTTTAAAAATAAGCTTTTTGCTACCTTTAAAAATCATGTTTAAATAAACTTCTAAATCAAAACTTCTATCAGCACAAAACCGTCTATCACTTCTAGCGCCAAACAAATAAGGCATAACAACATTATAGCTTAAATTTAATTCATCTAAAATATTAAATACTTGTAATAAAGAAATAAATTCGTCGTTACTTTTAATATAACAATAAACAACTATACCTTTAATTTTATTTTCTGAAATTATTCTGTCAATCAAATGAACACAAGAACTAGTTTGCCCATCTGCAAATTTAATTATACTAACAGGCAATTCAATAATTTTGTTATTATTATACTCAAAAGCAATTTTTATCATTATTTATCCCGAATAAAATTAACTGCATTTGCAAATTAAAAAAAAACAAATCATATTTTTGTAATTACTCTTGCATTATTTCTATTCCATTTTTATAAGTACATTTAATTAGTAATTTGCCATTTTCATCAAACCATTCAAATAAACCTTGCTTTAAACCATCTTTATAAGTACATTTAATATTAGATTGTCCATTTTCATGAAACAACTCATATAGACCATCATATACATCATGTTTAAATGTGCATTTAATAAAAGGCTTATCATTTTCGTAAAACTTTTCCAGTATTATGTAGCAGCTACACCTAAAATTAAGGCTGCCTAACCTGATTTTTTAAAAGCTTCACTTCATCCTGCAGCTTATTGATTCTATCGTTTAGTCCTACGAGTTGGTCAGACAATTCCAAAATGGGTGGCACACCAATTGTTTCTGAAAGTCTTGCTACTATCATTTGTTCTTCCATCGTCAAAAGCGTTTTAAGTTTTTCCAAGATTATCTCTATTTTAGTCATACATAACTCCAGCTGATGTTTTCATCTAAGAGACCTAATTGCCTCAATTTGCTGCCCACAACCCATAAAACACATCATTTAAAGATGTAATCAAGAAAATTAATTTACGGTAGCAGTTTTGGCTATGAAGGAGGTTTACCTAAAGTATATCGGCGCCAATGTATTGAAATTCAGAGCTGAAAAAGGTTTAACGCAGGAACAGTTGGCTGAAGCCATTGATATTGAACCAAATTATTTGCAGAAGATTGAACACGCTCGGGTCACTTTGAGCTTAGATGTGCTTTTTAAACTGGCAGAGTTTTTCAAGGTAACGCCTCAGACGTTTTTTCAAGAAGTGCCTTTAACGAAAGTTAAGGTGGGTAGGCCGAAAAAAGCAGCTAAAAAACATTGATATATTCATTAAAACAAATGACTTGATTGTTTTTAAATAAAAAAATATCCGTCAAATATGAACAATAATATACATGATATACAAAAAGAGGCCTTAAAAGCGTTTAAAGACATAAAAGCACATGAGCAGGCAGATATTTTTAAAAGTACACCTGGCTCAACAACATTCGAAGACATACATAATTTAACAAAAAGTGTGGGTCCCTTAACTCAAAAAATGTTTGAAGATAAAATTGAAGCTCTTCAGGCTGATATCAATTCTATTAAGTCTGATCTAAAAGAAATTAAAGATTTTATCCTTAAGTCCCCGGTGGCCGGGTCAAAACCGGCCAGTGAAACCCGCGTAGGTGGTGGGTAAAAAAGCAGGACGTTAAATCACTCCTTCGCAAAAGAAGGACAAAGGATGAATGTCTTGAAAGCGCAACAAATCAATGACCTGCAAGTCTTATTAAAGGCAGGGCTCAGCTACCGAGCGATAGGGCGCCAGCTCGGTATCTGGCGAGAAACGGTCAGTAAATACGATCAATCTCTAGGCATCAGTGGGTCATCAAAAGCGGCCAGTGGTGAGGGGGGTGGCCGCCGGGGTTAAGTTGTCCAATTCTTAAAAATACTAGGTCACAATATTTTCAATGACAGTGCTGGGCTGATACAGTCCTTTTCCTATCAATTGAGCCTCGTCATGTAAAAAATCATATATCAAACGACTCTGTTGAGCTGGTTCTGGAAAACCGTGTTTATTCAAAAAATTTTCAAGAGCAGACAATAGTAAAGGATTGAAAACAAAAATTTCATTGTAGTAAACTTTAGATTTTGAAGCACTGTTTCCATTGTTCATGTTCTATTCCTCTTTGTATAAAAAAATTAAATTAGCATTATAAAAAAAATGTTTACATAAATAAGTATAAGTCTTCCTCTTCAAATGCCTTTGCAAATAGCCACAAAAATTAGCGCTTGGTTTTTTATGCAAAGCCCTTAAAGCAATGTCGTTGACCATGCCGCCGTTATCAACACGGCAATAATCTTCACGGTAAGCCATTTCAGTGGCGTACATTTTCAAATATTTGCCGGCAATGTGGTGGTACACGCCAATTTCTGCACGGCGTAGTCGTGAAAAATAGCTTTCAGCGTGATTGATGCAGGCACCATTCAAAGGGTTGAGATATTGGACTTTGTGGTTGACCCTTTTGACCTGGTAGTTTTTCACCAGTTGATCGTAAGCCGTATGCTCATCCGTATAAATCACAGATTTTCTGTCCACGTTTTTCTTGATGAATTTTCGTACAAATTTGGGATTTTCTTTTTTGGTGACGCTGACACGTGTTTCAACTGCCCCACTTTCTTCATCATGTGATTTTAAGACCATCACACATTGGCGTTTGCCGTTCTGATTTTCAGCCAAACGCCGATCAATTCGATCTTGCTTGTTATTCTCTGGCTTTATATAACCACCAAAATAAGCTCCATCTACTTCAACTTCACCAGTGATGGAATTTTCAAATTCACGTTTCATGGCTTCACGCATTTTATGCATGAGCACATAGGCTGTTTTATATTGGACCTGTAAGTCACGTGACAGATGAAGGGCACTGATGCCTTTGGCACCATTTGAGAAGAAAACAATGGCTGCCAAATAGTCTTGCAAAGACAGCTTATGATGGGCAAATAACGTATTGCTGGTCAAGGTGAACGTTTTTTTGCAGGCTGCACAACGCCAGGATTTGCGTGTCTGGATAAACCAGAACTTATCTTTGCTTGTGCAATGAGGGCAAACTGGGTTTCCGTCGTTTTCAGAAAAACGGATTTTTTTGAATGTTTCAAACACTTCCCCATCTGTCATTTTATACACTTGCTTCACTGACAGTGTTTTGGCTTGGGGTGATAGTAAAAAGTGTTGAGACATGTTTTTAACTTGTTTATTTTATTAATGAAGCTATAATGTCATTTATGAAATATCAGATAAGCCTTAAAATTTCAATAATGACATAAAAGTTTTATTATTGAAATTTTAAGGCTTATTGGGAGGTATAAAATGACAGAACAAGAGTGGAAAACTCAGGCTAAAAACTGGTTGAAGTCACAGCTGACTCTCAAAGGGATGAGCTATGAAGAACTGGCCAATAAGCTACAGGCTATGGGGATAGAAGAGAATTACAATAGTATAAATACAAAGATAAATAGGGGGACTTTTAACTTTGTGTTTGTGCTACAATGTTTGAAGGCTTTGGATGTGAAAGAAGTGAGGGTGTGAAAAGTTTTTAGCCATATAGACTTAATCTTGTTTAATACTGTAAACAATTTGCTGAAAAAGTGCTGAAGGGAAGGAGGGAAAAATGTTAAAAGCTCAAGATATAGCTGATTATTTTTTATTTAAAAATAAAATTGTAAGTGAAGATGATGAAGGATTATCTAATTTAAAGCTCCAAAAGTTGTTATATTATGCACAGGGCTTTCATATTGCTATGTATAAGAAACCTTTGTTTCAAGAAGCTATTGAAGCTTGGATTCATGGCCCCGTTGTTCCTGAAGTTTATCATACCTATAAACATTATGGTTCTGTTCCAATACAGTTTAATCAAGACATTGATTTAGAAAAATACGACAAGGATACCCAAGACTTAATAAGTGAAGTTAATAGGATACAGGGACAATTTGCGGCATGGAAATTAAGAAATATGACTCACGAAGAGCCGCCTTGGAAGAATACCCAGCTTGGTAAAATTATTGAGCATAAATTATTAGAATCTTACTTCGAAACTTTACTCGTCGATGAAGAAAATACGAAATAATCGAAATCAATTCGAAAAATCAAAAAGTATTAAACTCGACGAAAATCTAAACGTCAAACGAGAAGATGAGCATCCGATTTTTTGTTTTAAGTATTTACATAAAGATTATTCATTAGAACAATGTGAAAATCACGAGAAAATAGCCTTAATAGAAAAGTTATGCAAATTAAGTCAATTAACTTGGAATCAAATACATAATAGTCATCGTCATGGATTGGGATGCGAAAAAATTTCCAGAGATGCCATCAGATGTGGCATTCCCCCTCATATAACTAGCGATGTAACATCATTTATTGCTTTTCGGTTTTGCAGTCATGCGCCGATGGTTGGATATAAAAACCAAAGAATATTTCATATCATATGGCTAGATAGAGATTTTACCCTCTATAAACATTAATTTTAGGTGCAGCTGCTACATAATACCGGTTTTTTCAAATAAACCATCTCGTTTATCATTTTTAAAGGTACATCTTCCTTTTAGCTTACCATTTTCATCAAACGACTCAAATAAACCATCTCGTTTATCATTTTTAAAGGTACATCTTCCTTTTAGCTTACCATTTTCATCAAACCATTCAAATAGACCATCACATACACCATTTTTGTATGTGCCTTTAATATAAGGTTTACCATCTTTATAAAACGCTTCATATAGACTTTGCCTTAAAAAATTTTCATCTATATAATATCGTTCTAGTACAATTGTCTTTGTATCATCGTAGTACGTTTCAATTTTAGTTAAGTTAGCGTTTATCATAACTAACATTATACGTAACAAAAGAAAATAATCAAGTAATGCTTTTTTTTAATATCAAAACATTTACGAGATTTATCACCAAATAAGCTCTAAACATTTGCACCGTTATTGTGATGAATTTGCGTTTAGGTATAATACCAAAAATTTAAACAATACGTGTAACTATTTCTATTTTTAGAAGCAAGAACTAGAAAACCTTTCAATAATAATTGGATTTAATTTTCAAGTAATCATATAAAGCGTTTAATTTCATAACAAATTTTTCGGTATTGTATAACAGCTGCACCTAAAGTTTAAGCTGGTTTTTGCTTATCGCCAATCTTTATCATCCCATAACACATAAGTTATTATTTTTAATAATATTAGAAATTCAGTAAAACGCTACCTATAAAAATTTTAAGTTAATGTTAGTTGTCATTTTGCTCACTAAATTATATGTTAAACAATATTATGGCAGATAATATAACAAACACCCTTAATCCAGAAACGGAAGCTCAAAAACTTTTAGAAGAATATTGGCCTGAAGGGGAATTCCCTATCAATCCTGCTGATATTGCTAATAAGATGGGAATAAGAGTGTTAATTACTACTTTTGATGACTCAAAAATTTCTGGCGCGGTTATGAAAGAAGAAGATGGCCAACCTGAAATTTTAGTAAACAAAAAAGATCCTCCAACAATAATAAGATTTAGCATTGCCCATGAATTAGGGCATATTATTCATAACGAACAAAATAAACAATTTGTTTACCTAGATTATAGAAATCAATTGGCTAGTAATGGTACGGATCCACATGAAATATTTGCCAATCAATTTGCTTCTTGTTTGCTCATGCCTAAAAAAGATGTTGGAGCCGCTTTTAATTTCCTAAAATTATCTGAGCTTGCACAACATTTTGATGTTTCTGAACAAGCTATAAAATTTAGACTTTTAAATTTAAATATCATGAACTAGAAGTGTTCGCTCAGCTTATGATATCAAAAATCACTAACCAAATTCCCTCAAACGAACACTTTTCCCCTATAGAAATAATTGCTTTTATCAGTCTTTTTATACAAATTTTAACTAAGTACTTGATTTTATTCACTTTGTATAAAAACGAACACTTTTCCCCTATAGAAATAATTAAAACTAACAAATTCTACAAATAAACTCTCAATAATAACCAATTTCACAAAATAAAACTACACAAACAACACAATTCATAAACAACCATGCTGCGCTATTCATACAACTTTTACATTAAGTACATTAAACATTCACAAACAACATAAATCAACAGCTTACTATCAACAATATACAATTGCTGTAATTAGCATTTCAATGTAATAAATCTATATATGATTTAAAGTGCGTATAAGGCGATTACAGACAAGTTGTTAATATGCCATAGTGGGATATGTAAAATTAAAATAGAGCGCTAGAAATATATGTTTTGTATATGTGATGATTAGATATAGGCAGGGGCAGGGGCCCCGCATTTCCCGCAAAAAAACCCCCTGGGTAGGTTACCCCCTATGCTGGCGCGACGTTTAAAGCTTTAATTTTTTGGCGTTACGGTGGGCAAGCCGGTTGTAACGAACGCTAATAGGGCTAGAATCAACGAACGCAGCGTTACCAATCATACTATACGCATTATCTATACAAACACATATAAAACGATTGTGACGCTTTTATATTAGTGACGCTTTTAATTTATCTATTAAGCAACTGGTATAATTGCAACATTATTATTCTTGCAATAGCAATATTCGGTATACGTAGCAAACGTAAGAATAAGCGCAACACATTGCACACAATAACATTATCTCATTTGCTTATCTTGTATTACTATGTATAATCGCTTTCATGGCTATATTGGGCAAATGTGTACGTTTAACAATATTTACTATTGATAGGTTTTATTTCAAATTATTATTATTTATATGTCTTCTATTAAAAATAAGGTGTGCACGAATGTTTTTTCAATAGGGGATTTTCTTTTTTGGATATTTAAGACAGATGAAGAAAGATGGGAAAATTATGATGAGAAAAATTGATTTTTTGAATAAATTTTTGTAGAATAAATTATGCCTTATTCTTGTAAACGAAAAATATTAATATTGTTATTAGAGCAAATTGAAATTTATTCTGAATATTTGAAAGAACAATTAAAAAATTCTGAAGAATATGAACAACCAATTGAAATTTGTCAGCAATTGTTTTCTGAAATGAATAATTGTTTTAAAGATTTTAATCTTTTAATTAAATCAGATGAATTAAAATAAAAAAATGATAATATGTATAAGTTAAGGTGATGTTGGATTTTGGGGCGAAAACGAAACATTACATTTAAGGAGATGCAAGATTGAATGGGTTGGGAAAGAAGGTATATTTCTATCCGGTTTTAAATATATTTCAGAAAAAAAATATAATTATGTGGAATGGTATTTGAAATATTTGTATAGCACTAACTTAACTCAACAAAATACATTAACACAAGTTGAAACATGCGATGATGAAGAAAAGACAATTGTACTAGAACGTTATTATATAGATGAAAATGGTTTAAAACAAGGTTTGTTTGAACGGTTTTATAAAGACGGTCAAGTAAAAGAAAAATGCACCTACAAAAATGATCAGTTAATAACCAAAAGTGAAATTTTAATACAAGCACTAATTTTATTTTTCTTAAAAATAATTCATTCACTTACTTGACACAAAAATTATTCGTGGTATTATTTGAATATAAGTTGATGGATGAATGATTCAAACATTAACGAACAACGCTGAAAAAAAAAGAGAGATAAAAATGAATACTAATAAAGACAAAATTGAATTAATAAATGAACAAATTATATTAGCAAAACAAATTATGATTAAAAATAATCTTGAAAAAGATTGGGAAGCTGTTGTGACTTCTTTTAAATTGAATAAAAAATCTAAAGAATTATTTGGGTTTAATTTTTGTAAAATTAATACATACCAATTACATGAAACAATAAAAGATTCTTATTTTTATGCCGCAGAGCGAAAAGTTGAAGCTATCGTTAAAAATATATAGTTTAAATAGAGCAAGTGCTTTATACACACAAGGTCAATTACTCAAATATTAATAACCACCTCAAAACAAAAAGGAAAGATACAAAATGTCAAATAATAACACACACTTAACTCAACAAAATACATTAACACAAATTGAAACATTTTACGATGAAGCAAAGACAAAAATACAAGAACGATATTATTTAGATGAAAATGGTTTAAAGCAAGGTATGTACGAATCATTTTACGAAAACGGGGTACTAAAAGTTAAATGCTTTTATAAAAATGGCAAATTAGATGGCCCATACGAGGAATTCTGCTACAACAGTCAACCAGCAACTAAATGTACCTACAAAGACGATAAACGAGATGGTTTATACAAGTCGTTTTACGAAAACGGGGTACTAAAAGTTAAATGCTTTTATAAAAATGGCAAATTAGATGGTTTATATGAAGAGTTTTACGAAAATGGAAAGCTAAGAGAAAGATGTAATTATAAAAATGATAAACTAAATGGTTTATATGAAGAGTTTTATGAAAATGGTCAATTAGAAATAAGATACACTTGCAAAGATGGTATATACGATGGTTTATATGAAGAGTTTTACGAAAATGGCAAGCTAAGAGAAAGATGTAATTATAAAAATGGTTTAAGACAAGGTATGTACGAATCATTTTACGAAAATAGTCAGCTAGAAAAGAAAGGCACCTACAAAAATGGCAAATTAGATGGTTTATATGAATGGTTTTACGAAAATGGCAAGCTAAAAGAAAGATGCACCTATAAAAATGATAAACTAAATGGTTTATTTGAAGAGTTTTATGAAAATGGTCAGTTAAGTGAAAGATGTAATTATAAAAATGATAAACTAAATGGTTTATTTGAAGAGTTTTATGAAAATGGCAAGCTAAGAGAAAGATACACCTATAAAAATGATAAACTAAATGGTTTATTTGAAGAGTTTTACGAAAATGGCAAGCTAAGAGAAAAATACACCTACAAAGATGATAAAAAAAAGGGTTTATATGAATCATTTCACATAAATGGGCAATTAAAAGCAAAATTTACCTATAAAGATGGGAAATTAGAAGGGGCGATCGAACAGTTTCTTGAAGATGGTAAAAAAATAGCAGAATATGCATACAAAGATGGCGACATACATATAAAAATAGAATAGAAATACCATAATTTTAAACACTAATTTCACTTTTTTTTGAAAATACTTCATTCGCTTACTTGACACAAAAATCATTTGTGATATTATTTGAATATAAGTTGATGGATGAATGATTCAAACATTAACGAACAACGCTGAAAAAAAGAGAGATTAAAATGACAAATTTAAATACATACACAATCAAAAACACAAACAATCAAGTTATTTTTTCTGGTCAATTCAATTCATTCAAAGAATGTATAGAAACTGCCGTAGAAAGAAAAATTAATCTAGAAAGTGCTTATTTAGAAAGTGCTTATTTAGAAGGTGCTAATCTAGAAGGTGCCAATTTAGAAGGTGCTAATTTAAGTTATGCTAATTTATACAAATGCAATTTAGAAAGTGCTAATTTAAAAGGTGCTAATTTAGAAAATTCTAATTTAGAACATGCTAATTTAGAAAATGCTGATTTATACAAATGCAATTTAGAAAGCGCTAATTTACAAGATGCTGTTTTAGAAAATGCTTATTTACAAAATGCTAATTTAGAAGGTGCTGAGTTATACAAATGCAATTTAGAACATGCTAATTTAGAACATGCTAATTTAATGTTGCCAATTTAAAAGGTGCAAAGCTAGCAAATGTAAAATTTTAATACAAAAAACAACTAACTAGAGACAATTAGAATGAGATGATTAAAATGACAAACACGAACAATAACACAAACTTAACCAAAATTGAAAAATGTGTTGATTATGCAAAAACAACTGTTAAATTTAAATACTATATAGATAAAAATGGCTTAAAACAAGGCTTATATGAATTGTTTTGCGAAGATGGTCAGCTAGACGAACGATGTACTTATAAAAATGACGATTTACACGGCATATTAGAATTGTTTGACAATCAAGGAAAATTTGAATTTAGCTGTAACTACTATACCAAATAAACCATAAACAAATGAAAACTACAATATTAACATTTCTAATATTAATAAGCGTAATAAATATTTTACATGCACAAACTTCAATTAATGCTTTTATTTTGAATTGTAACGATGGGGACACTTGTAAAATGAAAGTCAATAATCAAATTATCAAAATTAGATTAGTTGGCATTGATGCCCCAGAGTTAAAACACGGGAAAAAAACAGCACAACCTTATGCGCAAAAAAGCAAAAACGAATTGAACAACTTAATTAAAGATAAAAATGTATTGGTTAAATTATACAAAAAAGATATATATAAAAGATATTTAGGCGAAATATTTTATAAAAATATTAACGTAAATCTAAAAATGCTAGAAATAGGCGCTGCCGAAGTTTACAGGGGTAAAAACGAAAAATCAATTGATTTAAATACATATATCGAAAAAGAAAACGTAGCCAAGCAAAATCATATTGGCATATGGAATAACAAAAACTATGAAAGCCCCTTTATTTTTAGAAAAAAATAAAAAAATCTTCATTCACTTGCTTGACATAAAAATCATTTGTGGTATTATTTAAATATAAGTTGATGGATGAATGATTCAAACATTAACGAACAACGCTGAAAAAAAAGAGAAATATTACACATGAAAACATACGAAATCTTAAACACAAACAATGAAGTTATTTTTTCTGGTCAATTTAATTCATTTAAAGAATGTGTTGCAGCCGCTACCCAAAATGGTATTGATTCACCTGGCAAATATTACAAAACTTTTTATGACAATGGCCAATTAAAATCAAAATTTATCTACTTAGATAATACTGTAGATGGTTTATATGAATCTTTTTATAACAATGGTCAGTTAAGTTTAAAATGCACATACAAAGATGGTAGACTAGACGGATTATATGAAAGTTTTTGGGAAAATGGTAACATTGAAATAAAATGTACATACAAAAACGGCAAAAAAAATGGTTTTTATGAAAGATTTCACGAAAATGGACAATTAGCAATAAGATGCACATTTGTAGATAACAGAAAAGAAGGGATGTGTGAAGCGTTTCATGAAGATGGAAAAGTAAGTATAAAAGGATCATACAAAAATAACATATATATATTTTAATATAAAAATCAAACCAACATAAACTAGAGATAATTTAAAACGGGAGATACTAATATGACAAATTTAACAGTAACACAAAGATTAACTTTAGAAATAACTTCACTTGTAAAAACATTTGATAATTACACAGTAGAAACCGAACAAGATTTAATTAAAAAAGAAGTTTGTAGAAGGATCGCTGTTTCATCTGCTAAAATTGCACACTATGCAAACAACGGCAAAATTGCACATGCAGAGATTGAAGAATTAAAAAATATAGCGGATGTTTTTTCTTAAAAATAATTCATTCACTTACTTGACATAAAAATCATTTGTGGTATTATTTAAATATAAGTTGATGGATGAATGATTCAAACATTAACGAACAACGCTGAAAAAAAGAGAGAGATAAAAATGAAAACATACGAAATCTTAAACACAAACAATCAAGTTATTTTTTCTGGTCAATTCAATTCATTCAAAGAATGTGTTGAAACTGCTGTAGAAAGAAAAATTTCTTTAAAAAATGCTAATTTAGAAGGTGCTAATTTAAGATATGCTAATTTACAAGATACCAATTTAGAAAATGCTAATTTAAGATATGCTAATTTAAGATATGCTAATTTAGAACGTGCTAATTTACAAGATGCCAATTTAGAAGGTGCTAATTTAGCACGTGCCAATTTAGAAAATGCTAATTTAGAACGTGCTAATTTAAGATATGCTAATTTAGAACGTGCTAATTTAGAACGTGCTAATTTAGAACGTGCTAATTTAAGATATGCTAATTTAGAACGTGCTAATTTAGAACGTGCTAATTTAGAACGTGCTAATTTATTAAATATAAATTTTTAATAAAAAAACTAATTTCACTTTTTTTTGAAAATAATTCATTCACTTACTTGACACAAAAATCATTTGTGATATTATTTAAATATAAGTTGATGGATGAATGATTCAAACATTAACGAACAACGCTGAAAAAAAGAAAGATAAAAAATGACAAATACAAACAATAGTACAAACTTAAAATTAATTGAAACATTTTACGACAAAGCAAAGACAATTATAAAAGAACGATATTACATAGATGAAAATGGCTTTAGACAAGGTATGTACGAAGAGTTTTACGAAAATGGAAAACTTAAAACTAAATGCACATTTAAAGATGATAAAATGGAATCTCTATCTGATCATTTTTATAAAAATGATCAGATAGAGATTCATGCTCTATTCGAATTATTTAAAGAGTATAGCAGATATTGTAAAAAGATGCACCTATAAAGATGATAAATTAGATGGTTTGTATGAATCGTTTTGCGAAGATGGTCGGTCTTATATGAAATTCACTTATGAAAATGGTCAGTTAATAACAAAAATTTAAATATGGTATTTTAAAATAAATGTGGCACATGTGACTTTTTTTTTAACGTAAGAATTTAACCAAGTTTAAATCGTAATAGCTTGTATTATTAGCAACGGCCAGTCAGCAAAGAGGGTTTAAATGTCATGTACCTATTAGACGAACAATACACACAGACGCCGTTTTATGGTGTCTTGCGAATGACTACTTATTTAAGGCGGCTTGGGTACGCGATTAACGAAAAGCACGTACAGCGCTTGCTTAGAGAAATGGGATTGTTTTCTATTTACACAAAGACTAATTTAAGTAAGCAAAATCAAATTAAAATGTCTTTTTCAAGACACAAACATTCTTATTATTGCACATATCCGCAACTATACCTGCTACATTTGTCTAGCATTAAATGTACATGGCCAGATATTGTAAAAACACTATGCTTCAAAAATCATTTTAAAAGCCATTTTACGCATTTTGTTTTGCACATCTATAGCTTGGCATTGCTTATGATGTTTTCATCTATTAAACTGGCAATAAAGCGCTTTATTTTATGTATATTTGCTGTTGTTTGTGTAAGATGTGATAAAATTTTATACAATATATATAAAAATACCATAAAACAAAAGATGACGCACAGAGAGATACCACAACAACAAAGTAAATAAAAAAATATAATAGTGTTTTTTACACAATATTACAATGGTGTTTTGTGTGTACAATTATCTTTTGCAAGAAACGAATATGTGGAACAAAAAAAGTCTTAATCTAAATTATTGATATTACTTTCTTATAAAAGATAATAAACTATGAATATAAAAAAATATAATTCTATTTTTAAAAAAAACAAAAATACAAAGATAAATAAACTTTCTAAAAATAAAAAACACAAACCTAAAAATCAAGCGGCAGTTACTTTGGGAAAATTAGGCGGAAAAGTTGGCGGTCCAGCAAGAGATAAGTCGTTGCCAAAAGCGAGAAAAATAGAAATTGCAAAACTTGGCGCCAAGCATAGATGGAAATAGATAAAATATTTTGTAAAACAAAAAAAATGCTTGAGCGCTCAAGCTAAGTGTATATTTTTTTGAATTCATTTTAATCATAAGCACAAACGTATTATTTATATGACTTGTATAAAGCATGTTCTTTGTCAAATATTTTTAACACGATAGAAAAAAAATAAAAATCAAGAGGCATCAAAAAAAAACAAAACATTAATAAATCAACTTGACTTATTTGTTTCATTCGATATGATTTTTTTGATATTAATATTCCGACTTAGCTCAGCTGGTAGAGCAGGTGACTGTTAATCATCGGGTCGCAGGTTCGATTCCTGCAGTCGGAGTTTTTTGTTGTAATTGAGATATTTATAATGGAGAAAAAAAATGGAACAAATTGATGATACCGAAATAAAATCAACAATAAAATTAAAAAAAGAAACACTTGAAATAGAATTAAAAGATTTATGTAAAAAAATAGATGCAATACAAAAAGAATTAAACAAATATAATTCTCTTTTAAAAATATTAAATCAACAAGAACCAATTCAAGATTCAAGACAAGCGAAGCAAGTGAGAATAAAAATATTATTAGATAATTTAAAAACAAACGAAACCATTACACGAAAAAAAATAGAGTCAATTTTATCAAACAATCAGTTATCTGTAAATTCATATGTATTAACCAATTACATTCATCATTTAAAAAAGCACAATTTTTTTACGCAAACCAGCAGAGGACTATTTAAATACACAGGAAAAACAATTGAATAATTAACCGAATAATATTTAAATAAACTTAATCATATAGTTGTTAATAAAAAGGCGCATATATGATTAAAATACCAGAAGAAAACAAACATTTTTCTAAAAAATCTTTAGTACAAACATTAAAGAATACACAACCAATCCCATTTCCTGTTCCAAAAAAAAACAATATTCCTAAGACTTTTATATTAGCAATAGGAGTAGACGGTTTTGATAAGGAAAATCAATTATTTTTTGCAGCTAAAGACGCACAAGATTTTGCTGATAAAATCGCATTAAACAATTCAAGAAAACAAACTTTTAGTATTGTATTAAAAAACAATTACGCGACTAATATAAGTATCATGTCTGCGTTTAAATGGATTGAACAAAGTGCAGAAGAACAAGATGATGTTCATATCTTATTTTCTGGACATGGCACTGTTGATTTTGCAACTTTAAGATATTATTTTTTGTCTTATTCTCCAAAACAAAAACTTACATCCGACAGTTTATTGTCTGATGTTTGGATATCCAGTCTAATTGGAAATATCAAAGGAAACGTTAGATTTTTTCTAGATAGTTGCTTTAGTAATAATTTCAATGACTATTTAATTAATTATCACCCTAAAATAAAATCACAACAATTATCTTCTTATTCTTCTTCTTTGTCTTGGAAAATGTCATACGAAAATATTCCGTTTAAAAATGGTTTTTTTACCAAATCTATTTTAAATGCGTTAGATAGAAATCAATATATTTTCAAATATACTAAACAAACAGAAAAGCAATTAGGCCTAAGGCTTGATTGGAATCTTTTTGAATTAAGCAAAGGACTTCAAGGCTCTGGATTTTTTTATTGTACACAGCAACAACAAAAAATAAAATAACATGTTTTATTTGCAATGCAATTTTATGTGTGATATACTTGTCTCATAAAACGCTGAAAAAAAAAGAGAGATAAAAATGAATTTAAAAAATATAATTACATTATTAATATTACTAACAAGCATTAATTGTAATGGTATTTCAAAAATAAAATTAAAATACTATGATTCAAATTCTGAAAATGAACAGATGTTATTATTAGATAGCGCAAAGAAGTTTAATGCTCTTATCGGTTGTGAGGCAGTAACTTTAGAACATGTAGAAAAAACAAAAGAAGCGATTATTGGCAACGGAATTTCTGAAATTCAAATATTAGAATCAAATGTCATGAATATTTTGGCTGAAAAATCAGCGGCAGCATATGGAATAGACAAAGCAGCTGCAGTTACTTTTTTTGAAGATGATGATGTGTTTATCTCTAGACATAAATTAACGGATTGTTATTATGAAGACTTTGGACAGTGTGTTTATCTTAAAATAGACATTGTGTTTTTTCATGAAATTGGGCATGTATTTGGATTAATGCATAGTGAAAATGAAAGCGATATTATGAATAAAATACCGGCAAACAAACATTCTGCTAATGATTTTATTGATTTTATTAATCAGTTACAAACAAAAACAAATATTTGTGATAAAAAAATAAATACTAATACGTTTTTAACAATACAGAGAGATAAACAATGAAAATAACAAATGATGAAAAAACTTTAATAACTAAAGAAGAACAAACATGGCCACCTGAATATTGTGAAGTATATCTTGTTGATGAAAACAATTATGGAACTATTTTTTTTCGTGAAGAAAAAACTATAATTATAAAAGAACACGATAAAGAACAAAAAATACCAATTGATAATATCATCGGTCAATATTGGGTTCCGACTTGTGAAAAAAGAATCTCTGGGATATGGTATCTTACAAATGTTGATATTATCTTACCTAGAAAAAACCTTTGGTTATATAGAAAACATTATAATGAAAAATATCCAACAAAAAAACAGCTGGCTGTTTATGATGAATGTTTAGCTGCATGGCTTATTGGAAATTCAGAATATAATCACGGTGAACTTCAAGATGACTTTGATTATTATCAAATAGTACAAGAACCAAATGATCCTTAATTAACAGCTGAATTAATTAAATCAAAGGAAAATTATGCAATTAATATTAACAGAAACATTTTGGGATTTACATAGATTTAAACTAAAAGAACGCTATTACATTGCTCGAGTTACAAAAGCTCATGTATTTTATGCAAGAGACGGGAGAGCCTTTGAAGCTCCACTTTAAAAAAGCGCTATATGGACCATATGCTGAAAACCTAAGGCATGTGCTCAACTATATTGAAGGGCATTTTGTCAGTGGTTATCTTGATGGCGGCGATGATCCGACCAAGCCTTTAGAACTCAAGCCCAACGCTGTTCAAGAAGCGGAGCTTTACCTCAAAAATCACCCTGCAACCAATGAGCGGTTGGAACGGGTCACCCAGCTTATTCAAGGATTTGAGACGCCCTACGGAATGGAGCTATTGTCTACAGTTTATTGGATAGCCAAAGATAAAAATGTGTTGGATGCAGAACAGGTCGTTAATGAATTTCATAATTTGAACGAGCGTAAACGCATGTTTAGTAGCGAGCATATTATGGTTACCCTAAAAACACTTCGTATTAAGCATTGGATAAAATCGTTATCAATTAAATTCGGAAGGAGAAGAAATTCATAAAAATGAAAATTTTACTAGACATAAAACCTGCCAAAGACAATTACTGTGGAGATGGGAACGGTAATTTTTGTCCTTTTATGTTAAAAAGGAAATTTGGCACAATCCCATTCTGTTCCGTTTTCGATAAGGATTTGCCAATAACAAATAGAAAAATAACCAGGCTAGAAGAATGCGTTTGTTCCACAGCGAGTGGATTGTTATAAAGAAAGTTAATTTTATGCTATTAACAGAAATAAGAGACTACATTGCTTCAAATGCCGAGAATATTTTGTTCCACCCGTCAGATATGGTTGGGAATGAGATAAAATTTTAATAATAAGAAGGGACTATATATGTATGTTGTTGAAGATTTAAATAAACTTGCGAGTTTGCTTGGTCGATTCAGGATTGACAGACTTACAGTATATCTAAATAAATATGATTTGTATGAAGCCCAGAAAAACATAGGCGATAAAATTGTATACCCTATTGTTGTATGGGGAAAAAATAATATTTTTACGACTGGAACTCTACACATCAAAGGAGTAGAAGAACAAGACAATGAATCAATCTCCGACGGAGTTAGCTTTGATCATTTCATCCCTCTACCAAGTCTATGCTTAAATCCATCCAATGAGCACCCCGATAGCGTAGAGTATAGGACAAAAACGACTATAAATGGAGTCCAATATTGTGCATCAACAATTTTGCCAACAGACTTCATCAAAAATGAGGGAGACATAAACGCCATCCGCCAAGTGCATAAAGAAAAAATATTAAAATCAGTTTTAGAAAAATCAAAAGATGGCTATACATAGTATGCAATTTTATCGGTATGGTTCTTGTTATGGTGTGAGTTTGGACATTATAAATTTATTAAGGCAATAGGAAGCAAGTGGGCGCCAATGCCAAAATTTCCAGCGAATGAACTAGATTTAAAATGAGCTAAGTTTTTTAGATGGACGGAGATCCCATGATGAAAAATAAAGAACACCAAAGCTTATGGACGGTGATAAAAAAATCAGGCCTATTTTCTCAGAACCCAGTTAGAATGACATATGAAATATCATATGAACAATTAATGATATTATGTGAAATACTGAATGGGCCTGGGAATAGAAAAACACTGCGAAGAAAAATAATAAAGATGTTTAGGCCAATAAAATGCGAAAAACAATAGGTGTGAAATGTGTACGCCTGTACCATTAGCGCCGATTGATTAGGCAACATTATGATAGGGGATTAGATGAGAATGTTGAAAATTTTAACAACAAGAAGAGATTCCATATGTGTGTTGCTGAAGATTTAAATAAAGAGAATTTTGCCGAACGGCAGATCCCGGAGATGACCATCGGCCACGCAGCACTAGTAATGCTAATGCGTCGTTATTTAAGCGCCTTGATGGATCCAACTATTACATTGCTCGAGTTACAAAAGCTCATGTATTTTATGCAAGAGACGGGAGAGCCTTTGAAGCTCCACTTTAAAAAAGCGCTATATGGACCATATGCTGAAAACCTAAGGCATGTGCTCAACTATATTGAAGGGCATTTTGTCAGTGGTTATCTTGATGGCGGCGATGATCCGACCAAGCCTTTAGAACTCAAGCCCAACGCTGTTCAAGAAGCGGAGCTTTACCTCAAAAATCACCCTGCAACCAATGAGCGGTTGGAACGGGTCACCCAGCTTATTCAAGGATTTGAGACGCCCTACGGAATGGAGCTATTGTCTACAGTTTATTGGATAGCCAAAGATAAAAATGTGTTGGATGCAGAACAGGTCGTTAATGAATTTCATAATTTGAACGAGCGTAAACGTATGTTTAGTAGCGAGCATATTATGGTTACCCTAAAAACACTTCGTATTAAGCATTGGATAAAACCAGTATTATGTAGCAGCTACACCTAAATTTTACTTAGATTAATCTGATTAATTCCAATAATCATTTTCTTTATTTTTGCGTTAGTTTGATCGTCTTCTCCAAAAAAAGAAAATCCATTTTTTTGATACCAAGCTACGGAATCTATTTTGATATGAACAACAATTCCAACACATCCGGATATAGTAGATTGTTCGTGAGCTTTATTGAAACTTAATTGAAGAAGTTTTTACCTACACCTTTTTTTTGATGATTGGTAATTACCGCAAATCTAGCAATTAAAAATATTTAAAACTGACCCGCTATCCACTTTTCTTGTCATTGGAGGTACGCCCTGAATTCCGTGATTTATAGCATTTTATATTGTCTTTGCCATTAACGATTTTAAGACATTTTGCAAAGCTTTAAGATAGGTATCATTTAAAGTAAAGATTAGGTTATAATTTAAGGTGCAGTTGTTATACAATACCGAAAAATCTTGTAGACATTTATGTATCATCTAACGAAAAGTGTGTTTAAACTTGTTTTTAATTATGTTGTTACAATAAAATACATGGCCCATATGTAAAAAAAACTACCACAAAAAATCAACTCATATAATGTTTCTTTTTTCATTTGTTTTTTCCTTTTTGTATTAATAATTTATTATCAGCTATAAAATCACAAGCTGATAAAATTAAATATTGTCTACATATTTCATCTATTATGTTTTCTTTTTTATTTTTTATTTGCAAATAACACAAAAAATAACTATTGCAAGATAATAACATAAATTTTGTTTCCCATGTACACATTTTAATCCATGGTGTAAAAAAATTATTTTGTATTAAGTAATTATTAATATCTATTATAGTTTTGTCTGTTAAATTTTTACACTTAACATGATGCACAATAAAAGAAACAGCCATATCTAAAAACTGATCATGCATTTTTTGTAATTTTTTATCAGTTCGTAAAGACTTAATAAATAATAAGCTATTTTCGAAATTATTCTTTTTCATTTTTATTTTTCCTATTGACAAATATTATTTTTTTAATAATTGTGATTTCTTTACTGGGTTAAAAGGGGCTCTTCACCCTCTCAAAGTGAGCCCCTTTTTTTATTTCTATCCGATAAAAAATATTTGTCAAAAATAATGCATAAAAAAACTTATAATATTTCTATTGTAAAATCTATCTTTTTTATGTTAGAAACACAAAAATGAAAAAAGAACTCTACGGAATTTTGTTGTTTTTTTTATTTTCTATTGTTATAACGATAGAACCATTTAATACAATTTTTAAAAAACTATTAATTCTTTTGATTTATATTTTGTTGCGCTTAACAAAAAGAATGCTTCTTTTTTTAGAAAAAGCACTAAAATATTTAACGAAAAATGATAATCAATAATATTAAAATCATTTGACTTTTATTTTAATTATGATAAATAGATTTTAGATGAGTTAAAAAAACGATGAAAAAGTTTGAGAAAGGAGAATTGACGATGAAATACAAAAAGCTACATTTTTGATAAATTATTTTTTTCGCTGAAACACATAAAGTAAAAAAACAATAAACAAGATAAAATTTAATGGAGATATTATTATGACAATGATTGCTATTAACAGTTATGAACAACAAAATTACCCAATGCTTACTAGAAGTTTACGAAATGCAACTGTAGGGTTGTATCGAAAAACTTCAAAAACAAAACAAATAACTCTTAAAAAGAACAACAAGGAATCCTTTAATCAACAAGAACAACTTGAAATTGAAGATTATGACATTACATCTGTTCCTAATGATTTTAATGTTGCGACCATTTTTTCACAAATCGAAAAAGGAAGTTTAAAAATCCCCCCTTTTCAAAGAAATTATGTTTGGGACATTAAAAGAGCAAGCAAATTAATAGAATCTATTTTAAGAGGTTTGCCTATTCCTCAAATATTTTTATACGAAACAGAAAAAAAGGAATATTTAGTAATTGATGGACAACAAAGATTGATGTCTATTTATTATTTTATGAAAATGATGTTTCCTGTAAAAGAAAAAAGAGCGGAATTAAGAAAACAATGTGATTCAGGCCATGTTTCTGAAAAACTTTTACAAAACGATACTTACTTTAAAACATTTAAGCTAAAATTGCCTGATAATGTATTAGGAAAACCAAACAAATTTAAAAATTTGACATATGAAACTTTAAGTGAAGTAGATAAAGAAACTTTTGAATTAAGTCCGATTCGTTGTGTTGTTATTAAACAAAACAAAATACATGCAGATGATTCGTGTGTATTTGAAATATTTCATAGACTTAATTCTGGTGGGATAAATTTACATCCACAAGAAATAAGAATGAGTTTATACTATTCTCGGTTTTTTGAAACATTAAACAACTTAAATAACCAACCTGAATGGAGACGTTTATTTTGCTTAGAAAACCCAGAATTTCACACAAAAGATATTGAAACAATTTTACGCGGTTTTGCTTTGCTAGAATGGGAAGATAAATACACCCCTTCATTGATTAAATTTTTAAACAATTATAGCAAAAAAAGCCAATCAAACACCGATGAAGAAAATAATTATATGAAATGTTTGTTTTTATCTTTTTTGCAAGCAACAAAGAAATTGCCAAAAAACGCTTTTATACGCAATGATAAATTTAATTTAACTTTATTTGAATCTGTTTTTGTTGCAACTTGCACCAATGCATTTAAAACAAAAACAATTGTCACTAACAGTATTGATTATGACAAGATTATGGAACTGTCAACTGATTCTGTGTTTCTAGAGGCGGCACAAAAAAACACAACCTCTACTATAAATGTCAAAAAAAGAATTTTACGCGCAATCCAAATTTTAAATACCTAAGGGGTTGACTTTGAATTTTTCGTTATATAACACTTTTAATAGCAGTTAATAATCTTTAACAAAGGAGGATGTATAAAAACGTGTAAACCCAGGCACATTTTAAAGAAAAAAAAACAATCAAACGATGAGGGTGAAATGCAAAAGATAGAATACAATGCGCTTCTTAGACATTATGATGATGAAGTAAATATAAAAATTAACAATTTTAATAATTTTTTAAAAGGACTGATAAAACTCAATTATCCGATTACAGGAATGTCTAACACATTGATGAAGCAATGCATTGATTTAGAAGAACGTTTGCTTTCAATGGCAAGCTTAGAACTAAATGAATCTGCAGACACAGATGAAACCAATAACAACGATAAAAATAAAAGAGATTAAAGCTTTATAGATAGTTTATTATTGACTTGTAATAAACTATCTAATAAATAGTTAATAATGCCAGTATTTCAACTTGATTACTTTGTTGGAAAAAATAAAATTCAGCAAATAGTAAAGTATTATCACGGCATGCAACATCCGTACAGGATTTTTACTTACATTAATCGATTTAATGCTGGATTTGCAAAACAAAAAGAAACATTAGAAGAATGTATTTGGATTACCTTCAGCACGATTAATGATGCTCACACCGATTTATTTTGGGAAAAACCAAATTTCATGAAAATGCTAAAAATGCCATAAAAATATTTAGCCTTATTTTAATATTTATGCTATATAACACTCATGGCTTTTCAAATGTATTTTTTTGTTGAAAAATGCGTAAATGAAAAATGGATTTCTTGCGATTTATGGGAACAAGATTTTTACTATAAAAATTGTTTTTTTGTTCCTGATAAATATTGTTTTATTAAACATAAAACCACAGAACTTGCTTCTATATTAACAGGATACAAAAATTTAATTGAACCAATTAAATACTCTTATGACATTCCAAAAAATGTTTGTTTTCCTGTAAAATTACTCATAGATTATGAGAAAAATTACGGTGGCGGATTCACTAAATGCCACAATTCTTACAATATTGATGAATTAGTTGAATTTTTTGAAAACAAAAAACATACTCAAAAAACAAAAAAATTCATTGATAGTCACTTGAAAGAGTTTACAAAAATAACTCTTAAGAAATTAAAACAAATTAAGAACAAAAAAGAAGTTTCAAATGTGCGTATCATTGTTTGGTTAGAAAATTAAGGTTTTTTACAAAAACTATCCAAGATTTGATTAGTTTTTTTGTCGACTATTTTACCATTTTTTTGCAATTCAGATGTAACTTTACAAAATTCATCTTTTGGTTTTCTATATAACCCTGTGTTTTCATCTAAACATAGTTCATTTTTTGTTTGATAAGAATCATTTGAAAACAAATTTATTTGTCTTTCTAAGTTTAATTGCGCTTCAGTTTGATTGGTATTAATAAAATCAGTTGTTATATTTTTAAAATTCTCCATCCAAGAAACACACGTTTTATTTCCATTGATTGAATTTCCACACGACATAATATCATCCTTTCATAAATAAAAATAAATTTGTTTTTTAAACCCATCTATCTCGTTACAAAAAAAATCATAATCTATAATCAATTCTTCTTTGTTTTCTTTTTGTATTTTAAAACAACTATCTAATTCATTATTTGAATTATAAAAAAACTCAATGATTTTCCCATTGAAAAAATTTAACATGATTTTTTCTTGATTGTCAAAAAGAAAACAATAATCGTTTTGACTTGCAAAAGTTTCATTATTTAATTCTGTTTTTATAGAGATATTGTATTGTTGGTTTAATTTAATGTCTCCAAATTCAAAACTTTCCAACATCCCAATAATGGAAGTTCTTTTTACAATTTTTTTATTATCAATATTTGACATATACTCCTTTTTAAATTATTAAGTTATTAGCTGAAATAAAATTGGAGAAAAAAAAATAATGTTTGAAATAACCTTTAAAAATTCATCTTTTGAAGTTTTTTCATTTAAACAGTTGTTTATAAATAAACACGAAACAGTTGGATATTTAATTGTTCCTACATATTTCAGTGGAAAAATTGTCAGTTTTAAATATTTTTCAACATTAAGTAGTCTTTTTAAACTACATGGAATAAGTGTAATTGATATTGATTTTTTTAACCAAATCATAACTAATAATAATCAAAACATAAATTTTGGGAAAATTCAATATTGGTTTCCAACTATTTTTTGGGAAAATTTAAAAAAAGCAACAAATTCAACACTTACAGATCAATTCGAATATCTAATAAATTTAGAAAAAGAAGAAAATTATCAAAAACAACGTCTAATTATCTTGTTAACAGAATTGAATAATGATATCTTGTCAATGTATTTATGAATTTACATCCTTCCCCAGAAGAAATAACTGAAATAATTCATCAAGAAATTATAAAAAAACAAAAAAAAATAGATTTCAACAACTTTATGTTGATTTTCAAAGAAAAAAACTTTGATTTTTTCCCTTATTTTTCTTCAATAAAAGCATATGTGAAAAAATTAAATCTATCAAAGAATCAAATTTTTCAATTTATGGCAAAAATGGAAATTGCAGAACAAATGTTATTAGAAGGGGCAACTGAATATGAAATAAAAAATCAAACAAATATTCCAGATGAATTATTAGCTATAATTTTTCACAAATACTATAATCAAATACCTTTTGATATTATACAAGTAAAATTAACTCACTTTAGATTAATGCAGTTAATAATCAACATGGAATCTTTTTATAAACAAATATTGGAAAAATATACCCCTGATGATAAAAAAAATTTCATAGATACATTTTATCACACCATTGTAGACATGATTCATTTAAACGAACCATTTTATAGAAATTCACAATTAGTAGCTAATTTGTTAAAGGAAAAAAATGAAAATATCGTCAAAAAAATCAATAAATTTCAATGATGTTAATTTGTTATCAATCAAACCTACTATCATAAAATCAAGAGATGAAATTGCATTTAATAATAATCGAATAATTGCAGCTCCAATGTCTGCGATTATGGGGCATTCCTTTGTAAAAAAAGCTGCACAACTTGGAATTAGTTTGCCAATTCATCGTTTTTGTACAGTAGAAGAACAACAAGAATTATTACAAATTGCAATTGAAAACAAAGCACTATTTAAAACAAAATCATTGCTGTGGCTTTGTGTTGGTTTACATGACTATAAACGCAGAATAGAAAAAAATATAGATGTATTAAAAGAAAATAATGTTGGCATTTTATTAGATGTTGCAAATGGATTTCATTTAGAAGTTAAAGATTGCATGCAAGAATTAAAAAAATACGAATGCAATAATATTTTTACTGGAAATATTCATACATTGAGCGGTTGGAAATTTTTAGAAGATGTTGGTTCTGATTTTATTCGTGCTGGAATTGGAAACGGAGCGGCTTGTTCCACTACTAACAATACAGGTATTGGACGAGGACAAATAACAATCGTTGATGAAATTTACAACGATGGGGTTTTTAGAAGTGCGGAATTAGTTAGCGATGGTGGAATAAAAGAACCTGGAGATGCCGCCAAGGCATTTGCTGCAGGTGCAGACTACGTAATGATAGGATCTATGTTTTCATACGCCAATGAAGCTGCATGCAATGATACCGGTCATGGAATATTTTACGGTGGAGCTAGTAAAACTGCAAAAAATTTAATGCATCAAAAAACAAAAAACATAGAAGGAAAAGAACTTTCAATAGATCAAACAAAATTAAAATCTTTAGAAGAGATTGTCCAAGAATTATCTGATGGAATAAAAAGCAGTATTTCTTATTGTGGCTTTAGTTGTATTGAAAGTTTTATTGGACAAGGAGTGTTTGAAATAAAACTTTAAACTTAGCCAGTAACCCCATCACCCAAAACACTTGTACGTGGCAAATTTGCAGTAATACAACCGAAAGAATAATAAATCTTACGAATTGACGTGTCGATAGTAGCTGCATTCAAGGCTTCAAAAGGCACCAACATATGTTTTTCAATCCATTGTTCATCGAGTAAAAATGCAGTCGAAGAACCAGGAACTTTATTATTCAAATCTACAAACACTGTAGTTGCTAATCCAGAATTTGCAACTCGGCCAATAAATTTCATATTAGCTTTATTTGTTGCGCCAATTGTGCCAACAGAACGATAAACATTAAACCAACGAGCAGCATTACCAGCTGCAGGGGTAATTGTAATATTTACTAAATCACCAGCTGCAACAATGGTTACACTAGAAATTGCAGAACCAACCGTGCTTTCGCCCGCTTCGTTTTGTGCAGTAACATAGTAAGAATAAACTTGACCTGCACCAAAAGTAGTACCGTCAGCAGCACGAGCAACTGCAATTGTTGGATTACTTGGAGCCAAAGAACTTGTTTTTACAGGCGGACTGTTTTTACCACGTAAAAATACAGAACTTTGAATCATTACGTTTGTGTTTGTCACCCATTGCGTATTTATTTGAGCACCCTGTGCTTGTTGTGGCGTGCCCGCTAAAATAATTCGTTCTTTTGCTTGCGATTGTTTATTGTATGCAACTCTTTCATCTACGCCCAAATATAGTTTATTGGCTTCGCCATAATTATTAATACTTCTTTTTTGCATATCTTCAATATTCGATTGAGACAAAACGCCACCAACAGGAACAATATTAGAATTTCCTGCACCGTATTCTGTCATCATCAAATCTTGTGTAGATAAATCCGTATCACTTTGACGAATTTGAACGTCAAGGCCTCTCATGCTTGGCATTGTTGCAGGAATTGCGGCCGGATTACCATCAAATAAACCACCGTTTGAAAAGTCTGCTTGACCACGAAACATATCAAATTCAATATCGCCAGCAATCTTTTTTGCACAAGATTCTGCATTTCGTGCTTCATTATCCATTCCATCAAACGATTCTACTTTAGTTAAAGCAACGCTAGTGCGGCTATTTGTCGTATAAAACTTAATAGGCATAAACGCACGATGAAAATCTGGCGTATTATCTTGTCCTGCACTTACTTCTAATGTAGCAGAACTACCTAAAGTGCCATAGCTTAGTTGACGATTATATTCAACCGTCATTGATTTTGCTTTTTTTTCTGTTAATTGTTTTGTTAAAAACAAATGTTTGTCTTGATAAGTCGCCGTATACATAACTGGTGACAAATCTTCGATTTGAAGTGCCGCACCTTGTGTAAATCCGCCAGGATTACCTACACGATAACCTGCCTCTAGACCTTTTTCTAAGCGGCTATTATTAAGTGCTTCCATGATATACGTAAGTTTTTCTTTGATTGAATCCATTGACATATTTTTAGTCTCCCTATGATTATATAAACTATTTAATATTTAAAAATGCTTTAAGCTCGTCATCAAGCTTTAGATTTAAAGAATATTTGGTGATTTTAAGTCGATCTTCGTTTGATAAGCTTGGATCTTTTGCTTTTTCATTTAACTTTTTAATCAACTCATCGCGTTTCCAAGTTTTTTCTACAACATGTTCGCTTTTTGCTAAAAAGTTATTACCAGTCATTGCTTGACTTTGTGCTTTTGAAGAAATCTTTTCTAGACTTTTGGTCAAAGTAGATACTTGAGATTTTAAAGATTCTACTTCTTTCTTTAACAATCCTTCTTTAGATGAACTTTTTTGTTCTTTTTTTTGCAATTGTTCTTTAGACTTTTTAACCAAAGTCAATGCATTTTGAACATTTTTGTTCATAATTTCTTCTACAAACATTTCTTCTTTTTCTTTTTCAGCTTTCATTTTAACTGCAAAAGCTTGATTAACAGCAATTAAATGGGCCATTAAATCATCTTCATCCAAACCCATATATTCTGCTACTAACTCACCGATACTTTGATGATGAAGCTCTTCTTCTAATTCTTCTTCTATGTGTTCTTCTTCTTTTTCTTCTACATCTGGCATTTTATCTTCTGCCTTTGGTTCTTCAGCTTTTACATCTTCTTTCTTCATTTCTTCTTCTTTTACTTCTTCTTTCATTTTAGCTTCTGATTTTTGCAAATTATCGTATTCTTTTTGAACTTCTAAAATCAGCTGTTCAAAATCTTTAATTTCTAATTTGTTTGACATACATTATTCCTTTCTTTAAATATTATTGTGCAGTAAGTTTATTATAAATATCTGGATCAAGTGTAAGTTTTAGATTTGCTGCAGTAAAATCAGACACAGCAGGAACCGCACCGTTTGCACTTAAATAATATTTAAAAATACAACCAGTTTTTGCACATTCAGTATGCAAAATAGCAGAATTTGTTGCATTTAGATAAACCGCGTTTGCTACTGCGCCAGTTTCAACAACCATTTCAACATCATGTGGTGCAAAATCTTCTTGAACTTGTCCAATTGAATTAACAAAAATCAAGCTTTCTGGCTTAATCCTAAGAACAACATTTTGTTCCGATGTGGCTGGTGTGCTGTCTTGATTAATCGTCAAAACAGGACACCCATTAACATCTACACTATCAATAAAAACATAAGTACTTGGAAGTTTAAACACCAAGTTGCGTTTTAAATCACGCATTTTTGCAAAAGCAGTTGCTGTACTATTTGCCATTTTTCAGTCTCCTTAAAAAAAGTTTAAAATACTAACTTTAGATTAAGTTTTTGAAAAAAATGGTTTTTTTTAGAAATTCACGAATTAAATGCAGAGATGATTTTTCTTACATGCCAATGAGAAGACAAATTTATTTTTAATTTTCGCTTTGCTTTATTTGGGCCATTTAACCAAGCGTAACCAATATAGGCAGGTTCTATTGTACCTAATTCTTTTACTATAAAATCATAATAAGTATAAGCTATTTGCTTTGATACTTGTGGATATTTTTTTAAATAGTCATTTAATTTGCAATTGTTATAATTAAGTAAAAATCGATAATTTGCATATTTTTCATCTCTGTTTATTATATATTTAATTGTTTGTGGCATTAATCCATATTTGCCTATAGCAAACTGATTATTTGGTAAAATTAAATGATTTATATTTTTACCATCATTAGACTCTACTATTGATATTGCGCGCATTGTTTTGTTTTTAATGTTTTCTAGATACAATTTTGCAAAATCTTCTGTATTATCTATGTTAATGTTATTAGAATATAAATTAAGCAAAACAAAACACATCAAAAAAATAATCATGATTTTCTCACTTTATTTTTATTGTTCTTATTTGTGATACTTTATAATTTTTGTTTTTTGGTTTTTTTATTCCTGTTGAATACATTGTAGATTGAAGCTGTTGAGCAGAATTTATAGGATAATAACCTGCAGCTTCTTCTTTTTTAATATCATTAACTTTCTTTTTTTTAAAAATTGATTTTATAGTTTTTTTACACGCAGTATTTTTTTCAACAGGAGCATTTATCCCAGGAACAGCTTGTGCACTTTGTGCTTTTTGTTGAATTGGTTTGTTCATTGTTGGTTTTTTATTTGACAAAGAAGTTTTCTTTTCTGCCCACGTTTTAATAGCTTGTTGTTTTATTCTATCTGATAAAGGGATGTGTTTCATGTCAATCTCCATAATCATTAATTAAAAAATTATACGAAAACAACTTTGCTGCATTTAATTTGTTTTTCGATTTACTAAGAATTTGCTTTTTTTCATTTAATTCTTGTTCAAAAACATCTAGTGAATTTTTAATATTGTTTATATTTTTTTCAACATTAAAAACATCTACAGTGCCATAACTACCTTTACATAAAATATTTTTAGAAACTTCGTTTGCCATTTTTTCATAAACTGCTTGTTCACTTTTTGTCAATTCTGGAATAATATCAGAGACACACGTATCATTACACGGGGACATGGTAAGTGCAACTCTTTTAGCGACAGCTCTTTTTATACTAGCATTATCTCTATCTAAAGTATCACCTTCTATAGAAAATCTAGCAGCAATAGGTAAATTTCTTTTTTTAAAATGATTTACAATTGAAGCGGCACTAATTGCTTCGGAATGTCCTTCATCATTAAATAATTCCGCAATTCCATAGACAAGAGGAACTTCACCACTTTCTTTAAAACATTTTTTTTCGTGTTCACTTTCACAATCCTCATATTTAAAAATTTTCTTAGCATGTACAATTCTACCTAAGTAATTACTAAAGTTATTATTATGATGCTCACTATTAAGATAAGATTCACCGCTATTTAAAGCAGAAATATCTAAACCTTTAATGTCTATTATTTCCCCGCTTTTATCTATGGTTTGAGAAGCAAATACACCACCAAGTCGTAAGCCTTTATTTAAATGTGTCATAAAATAATCCTGAAAAAAAGATTAAGATTATTTCCAAATATTGAATTTTAAATACTGTAAAATACACTCTAATTTGAAATTAATCAAAGAATCTTCAGTAATGTACTCTATTAGAGTTTTATTGTTAAAATACTGTCTTTTAATATGAAAATAACTAGACATTATATCTCGTCTATTTCCATAGTAAAATTGCAAGTTATAATAAATTTTCAACAATTTCTCTACAATAGCTTGATTTTTTTCTGTATGTGGCAATGTTTTATTTTTGTTTATTGTTTTAAAGTTTTCATCATCTAATTCTAAAATTTTCTGAATATGACTATCTTCAAGCCAAAAAACTCTACACAAACGCCAAAAAGCTTTATTTAAAACAGTCCAATAAATCTTTGTTTTGATGATCTTTACATTCATGATTGAATATTGTACTTATATCATTTATATTTTTTTTTAAAGTTTTTTGATGCAAATATTCATCATATCCAACTGATTTATACTCAAGTCCACCACTTGAATTAAACCCAAATCCTGGATAAATACCAATCATAACACATCTGCAATTATGAGTAACCAATCCATTATATATTAAACTGTGATCTTGCTCTACTGTTATATCATATAAAAACGTTGGTTCTGATTTTTCATGCAAAGTAATTAAATCATTTACTGAAAATTCTTCGAATTCTAATTTTTTATCATGTAGTAAATCTATATAATCTGCCATGTTGTTTAAAACTTTATCTCTGCATTTAGCAGAACAAAAAAACTTCGGAAAATTATATGTATTTTTTTCTTTACAATAAAGACATTTTTTAACCAATCTGACTAATTTGTGTTTATTAAATTCAATATTACAAATTTTTTCCATTCCATAATTTGTAAGAACTTTGTGATCTGGAGTAACACAAACCGACTCAGCACTTCCAATATATGGCTTTATTTCATAAAAATTACCATGATATGGAGTTTTTATGAAATTCAACGTGTTAGACACTGGTTTAAAGCGCGCTTTATGTGTATAAACCTGATCATTAAAGGTTATATTTCTAATTCTTTTAAATCCTTTATCTGTGTAAACTCTGCCGTCTCCAAATAAAAAACAATTTGGATGTACGGGTGGTAACACAGGTGATGGATTTTTTTTGTTTAAATATCCACTACTTAGTTCTGATAATTTATAAACTTTAGGTGTAATATCATCGTCTTGCAAAAAAAACTCTTTACAGTATTTACATGTAAATTTGTCTTTTCTTGTAATAAAAGCAACTGTAGGGTCTTCTACTCCATGACTTTGCATTGCAGACAAAATACCATCTTGCAAACCAATTGTTTTTGTTCTTTGCAATTCAGTTTCTAGAATTTTCTTCGTTTCACCGTGAGTTTGGTCAAATACATTTAATAGTAATTTATTTAATTCTTTTTCGTAATCAAAACCTTCTGACATTGACACGTTTTTCAATGACTCAATAACAGAGGTAAGTGCTTTTGCTTTCATTTTTTCTGCTGCTGAATCTATATAAGATTCTGCTACAGAAGCCAAAGATTGAACAGTTGATAAATCAGGTCTATTTCTAGAACTCGAATTTAAAAATGCCGATGTATATAATCCTGGTAAACTAAGTACTTTATCTGAATTTTCATTTACAAATATTTTAGGCTCATAAAAACTGCCAAGCAAACGTTGCTTTAATTTTTCAAAAATTAAATCTATATTGCTATTGATTAATTTTTTAGTATCAGGTAATAAAAAATTTTTTGCCATATTTATAAATCATTTAAATCTTTGTTTTGTTTATCATCTAAGTCTTCTGAAGTTATCTCTAAAAAATTAAATTTGTTTTTAATAAACAAAAAAGATTTAGAGGCCATTTCCATTAAGAACACAACTATATTTTTAATAAAAATAATCATATTATTACTTTACCACATTTTTCTTTGTTTTGGAAATTATTTCGCTTTTTACCTGTTTCATTTCTTTTTCTAAACTATCTAACATTTGTTTTACAATAACATCGTGTTGTTTATTTATTTTCTTATGGTTAATATCTATAGCTTTCCCGTATTCTCTTTCTTTTTTCTCTAATTCATTCATTAAAGTGCTTTCTATTTCATTTGTCTTAAATTGTCCTTTTAATTCTGAAGTTTTTTCTTGTAAAGTTTGAATCATAGAACTCAATGGCTTATTTTGTGTTTCGTAATCGTCTTCTAATTGCTGTTTACCTGATAAATAACCTAGCCAAAATATTTTCATCACAATTTGCGACAATTGCACGTCAAAATCTTGTGAAAACAAATCTTCTTTAATATTACTTTGTTGTTCCATGTTAGTTCTCTAAAAGCGAATCATCTTCAATTTCGAATTGTTGTTCTGATTGTGTTTGCTCTTCATTTAATTTATTTAAAAACAATTCTTTTAATTCTTCGGTATATGTTTCGAGCGTTTGTTTGATTCGTCCTTTTGATTTCAACAATCCCTGAAAAATAGACTGATATTGAAACCAGAAGCCGTTTTGATAAAAATTCAAACTAGGATCTAGTAAATTAGATTTATTCCCCGTAAAGGAATATAATAATATATTCATTGGCACGTTTTCTTTTGCCACATTCAGAAATTGCGGATTTAGTGGTATATTTCCTGCTACTGGTATTTCTTCTTTTTCAACAGCTCTCAAAGTATCATTCATTGTTGAAAAAACATTCATTTCATTTTGTAAACGTGTCACTTCTTTTTGCGAATCTTCAGAATCTAAACCCACAAATTTAAATGTGCAATATTCATATAATTCTGGATCAATTATAGATAAAATTCTATTCATCAAAACTTGAGTGTTGCGTAAAAGCGGTTCTAATCCTGCTTTTCTAGCTACCATTATTTTATATTCATTATTGCTTTCAGAAGAGGATTGAGTCCCGTTAATTCCTTTGCTTAAATAAGCCATGCCTACTTCTTCTGGAGCAACTGAATATGCAGAGAGAATCATTTTCATTGTATTTTCACTTAAATACATGAATTCTTGATCTCTTGTTCCTTGCTCAAAGGACACATAATCAACTTGATCTTGCAATGATAAACCAACAACAGGCATTCGCCATGCATTACGCACACTATTAATTGAAGATTGCATATGTAAACGCAAACGATTTAATATATTTTCGTTTATTTGATCTGATTTTATAAACAAACCGCCTTTAGTTCCTCTGCCTTGAAAGAAAAATAAATGATTATGCATCATTGCATTTAAATTTGTAGTTAGAGAACGAGCAACATCATCAATTGGCGGCCTTGGATATCCCGCATATTCTATACTTGGTGAAGGATAATAATTATGAACAAGTAACTCTTTATCTCTAAAAGCCATGCGCGGAATTTCATTGATAACTTGAATCCACGCATATTCACCATTTTTCAATTGATCAAAATCCAATCTATCAAAACGAATTTGTTCTTGTCCTGATAAATTTTGTAATCGTTTATAAGCTTCTTCCATTTGCTTATAAGCTTGTGTTGCTGTTAAATTTTGCCTATCTACTTGGTTAATTCCAGAAAATGGGGTTTTGTATATTGTCCCTGAATCTACTAATTTAAAACTATGAAATTTACCACTAGCATCATATACAATTTCAGTAGCTACATGCCCATACAACAAAGCATATTTTGCTAAACTTTGTAAATATTCAGGTAAAGTTGTTCTATCACAATATGGCAAATCTTCAAAATTACCGCATGTATAAAACAAATCTCTAACCTTGTTTAATTTAAAATCAATTTCAAACCTTTTTTCAGGAGATAATTTACTTATTAGAGATGGTTTTCTGTATATTATTTTATATCCAATATCATATCTACTTGTTTGTACTTGTCCAAAAGAAGATAATTGATTGCCTCTTGTATTTAAAATAATTGAAAGCAATTCATTATTTTCTGCCATTTGTTTAGATACATTATATGGCAACAATCCAAATCTTTTACGATATAAACCTGTATATGCAGCAACATTACTTGGATCGTAATTATATGATTTAGATTCTGGAATTATTTCGTTTTTTCTATCATTGTATAATTGACGAGATTCTAACAAACCAATAATAGATTTAGAAAGAGGATGCACTTTTTCTTGTGGCATATCAATTTCTATCTCAGTAAATTGCATTTCTTTATTATTGGAATTGTTGTCATTGTTTGTTGTCATGAATTATACCTTTTCTGCCATAAAAACAAACGCATCACAATAATTAATTGAATTATTGATCAAAATTCCTTTATAGGACATGCCTATTTTTGTAAATATACCATGAACTCCTGCAGTTCCATTCAAATCAGGAATTGCTGGTTCTATTAATACATTATCTGCACTATCACTATTTAATTTTAAAATGCAATTTTGATTAGTTTCTATATACAAATAAAATTTAGCATTATTATAAAAAATCAATCCATTTATTCCTGGCAAAATATTTGTTTCATTTGGCAATGGATTTGTTGATAAAAATTCAATAAAAGTAGGGGTTACTGCTGTAACAACATAACTTCCTAAAGTAACTGAACTAAAACCAGAAGAAACAATAAGAGTATCACCTACTAATATATTGCCAGAAGAATACAATTGAAAATCTGTAGCAAAATTAATTCCTAAAACAATATTTGATTCGGCTGCGGCAAGAGGATTTTGAATACTTATACTTGTAGCTGTTTTGCCAATAACCGTAAAATAGCCTTCATTTAATACATTAAATGCAGAAGTACTTGAAACATATAATGTATCACCTACTTGCACTGATGCAAAATTTGGTGCTGTTCCTGCAAAATGACTATATGTCACAACGCTATTATTATTAATAGTAACATTAAATGCCGTTGTTGCATCACTTCCTATAGTTCTACTTGTTCTAAATATAGGCAAAGTTCCTGCCACATATTGTAATCTATAAGTTGAACCAGAAATAAAAGTTAAATTAAATGCAGTTGTATTATCTATTGATGTAGAATGAATTCCGTCAAATAAAGTTATAGAACTTTTCGGTGCAATTGTATATTTTAATGCTTGTGGATTTTTAATTGACAAGCCATAAATCTGAGTAGACCAATCAGGAACTCTTTTGTATGGATTATTGTTTACAATATTACTAATATTATCATCATAAGATAATACGCTGGATAGCAAATTTAACGTTGGCATATTTCCCCTAAATATTTTAATTTATATACCCAAGATTAAGTTACTACTTTCTTTGCTTCTGTTAAATCACATAAAATAATATTCACTTGCTGTTAAGCAATTTAATAAACCCCTCTGCTATCACATGATAAGAGGCGGTAATACTGTCAAACGATTTTTTTTGTATTGTCCATCTTCTTTAGTCAGGTCAACCGTGCTGGTAGAATCTTTGTGTTCGTCGCATAGTTTCTGCGTCAAGTGGACAACGGGCACACCTGCTTTTTCTGCAATAGAGCGCAACTGCGGCGTAAAATCACAACATTTTTGAATAATAAATGGATCCGATTTTTCAAATAACTGCTTGAATTCGTCTTCTGTGATGGCCATGTTGCGAAGCACGGCAAATTGCTGAAATTTTCTTACACTATGATTAACATCACTTATCCATTTTTCGGTAGATTTGGAAAATTTAGTTTCACCGGTGTTGTTCATTTCATTTTTTAAACCACCGCCATTAAATCTTTTGGCCATTTGAACAACAAGTCCCAAAAACTTAGGTTTAAAACTTAAACCGTTAAGATTTTTTGTAGTTTGGTAATCACCCAGCAACCTAATCCAATTTTGAAAAATAGAACTTAAGTTATCAATCGCTTGCAATGAAAAAAATGCAGGAGAAACAGGTGCAATAAAGTAATCTGTGAGCATCATAATCATAGCATTAATGATACTGCTAGCACTTGGAGATGTATCAATCAAAATGAAATCATAGTTCTTTTTTTGTTTGTTAATAGATTGCTCCAACTTGCCCGGTATGTCGTTAGTAAAATCATTTTTAAGCTTAATAATGCTATAGAGATCGGCTTCTGTATTAGACAAATTAATCGAACCAGAAATCAAATCCAAACGTCCTTCCTGGGCTTGTTTTGATTGAATACTTAGAAATATTTTATTACATTGTGATTGCTTTAGGTTAACATCTAAATACTCAGATAAAGAAATATACTTCTCAATGTTTTCACTCCATCTTGAATCTGCATCGGTTGAGTACTCAATGCTTGTAAAGAGTCCGTATAAGGCCGCAGTTAAATTCATCTGTGGGTCGGCATCAATAAGCAGCACCTTGCATCCTTTATCTGCTAAAATATAGCCTAAATTATGCACTAAAGTGGTTTTACCTACCCCGCCTTTATGATTAAAAAATGTGACTATTTTGCCCACAATACTCATGCATTAATCGTTTAGCTGTCAGCAGCATCCAATAGCGTGTAAGAACAAACAAGATCAATAAGATTAGTCTATATTTCTCGAAAAAAACATTAAATATCTAAAAAAACATATCCATCTAAACTATCTTCTGAATTTCCGCTAGATGACAATCCTCTATCTTCTAAAAGATTATTAACATGATTTTTAAACCAATAATCAACAATTTCTTTCTCTTGTTTATTGAATTCATTCATTTCATTTAGATTAGATGAATCAACTGATATCATCCATTCACCATTTCTGTGAATAAATATATTTTGAAAAATATATCTTAATGCATCTAATGAATGGTTGTGATCATCTTCTGGTTCATCCGCATAGGTTCCATCGCTTCTTTCCTTAAAATGATATTTTGTAAATTCATCTTGCATAAAAGCTGTAGATTCATCTAATAAATAACAAGAAATAGTGCCATCTGCTGCCATTAACTTTGTTCTAATTAATTCAATTCCTGCTGAAATTTGTTTTGTAAATTGATCTTTTATTCTGAATTTTAATTTTTTAAGCAAATCATTTTTATCTCGTGAAGCTGGATCAGGATATATACATCTGTAATCATAAAAATTATTAAACTTTTGCAATTCACGAGTCATTAAATCAAATTCAACTACTTTTCCAAAAACATTTAAAACAAAAACTCTACCTTTTGAATCAACTGCAACGGTTACTATAGCATATGGAGATGTTCCCCCTGAATGATCTATGCCACAATAAAACATACATCTATCTTGTTTCATTTTTTCTATTAATTTGTTTAATGGTAATGGTGAATTTATTTCATGACCTAAGTAAATTTCCCATATTTGTTTCAAATTTTTTACATGTTTTTCTATAGAAAAAGTAGGAAAAACCAAACCTTCTGGCGATGGTTTCATTGACATTCTTTGACTAAACCACAAATCTAAAGATGTATTGTGATAATCTGTTATTGTTTTTTCAACTGGATTTAATATCTTACATTTAGATATTTGCTTTTTTGCATCTCCCAAACAAAATGAAGATATTTTACATTCCAAACATTTATCAAAGCCATGTGCACGATAAAAGCTCTTTTTTTCTACATCAGTGAGTTGTTCATATTGTTCAACTGTTAAAGTTAAAGCTTTTTCTGGGTTTCCATAAAAAACAATAGGTTTTGTACCTGAACGTTCATCAGGACATCTTTTTTGATTTTCAAACACTGTCCACGTTTTTACAAGTAAACCCGTTTTATCTTTTTGTGCAACTTTTTCTTCTACTACAGAATAAGGACCTTTTCTTGATGAAATTTCGGCACGTATATACGGTTTCCCTGTATTTGTAGACACAGGAACCCCTGACAAATCATAATACGCTTTTCTTTTATCATGCGCTAAGGTCAATAATTCATCAACAGAAACAAAAGGTGCATGTTGTCCTTGTGCGTTTAATAGTGTAATAGATAAAACTTTACCGGTAACCTGTTTCGGCTCTTCTGATTCATTTAAGTAATTAGGAATATTAAAAATAACACTATCATTTGTTGGTTTAGTTTCTAATAAATCTCTAACAAAAGGACGTTGCGCAAATTTAATCAAATAAGCCCAACCTACTTTAGATTGACTTTCAGCCGCAGCATAATGTAATATATCTCTTCTATCGTGAAGCATAATAGCTAATTCTACTGCCGCCATTGATAAAGTTTTTTGACTTGCACGTGCTGCAATTAACAAAATATTTAAAGGATTATCTGTTTCATTATAAAGAGCATGATTATAAATTTCCCAAGCAGCATCCATGGGATTTGTTGTTGCAAATCTAGATACGGTACAATCAGCTAAATCAACATCTAGATAAAATTTAAACCAAAGATTTAAATGCTTTTTAGTTGCACAAGGAATTAACAAATTTCTTTTTAATTCACGATCTCTTTCATTTTGAATTTTTGTTGCATTATCTAATATGTTTTTTTTGCCCATTTGTAGCTTTATACCATAATTTTTAAGAATGAACTAATAAAACTAAAAACAAATAAAAAAAAATCGCACAAATGGATCCATTTTATATCAATATACATTTAAAACATCAATGGTTGTCTTTTTCTTCTGCTTCTAATTGCTGAAAAAAATCAAAACTTTCTTTTTGTTTATTTTTAAAATCATTATTGCTATTTAAATTTGCAACATATTCTTTTTTACTATTATCTAAAATAACGTTTTCAGTTGTAATAGAAACTGATGTTTTTTTAGGAGATTTCTCATTTATATCTTGTGATGTTTTCATTTTACCTGAAACGTCATCTATTTGTTTTAATAACTTTATATATTTTTCGTAATCTTTAAATCCTTTTATAGTCATGTTTGGCGGTAATTTAGCTTTATCACCGGTAGTAATAAACTCAAACATTCCTTTATCTACTTTGTCATGCCATAAATTAATCAAAGTAGATAACATTGTAATAGATCTATGTTTAGTCAATGCAAGTTTAAAGCTTGCATTGTACTCTAAATTATTTAAAAAATCTAATCGCAATTTCGGCCATTCTTCACTAGTTTTTAAATAAACAATACCACCTATTGTTGTATTCGGAATAATATTAACAATATCAATTGATTCTAAACCTTGAATATAATGCTTTAAAATTTCTTCTTTTGGATAATCAATCAATTCACTAAAATCGTTTTTTTTCAAAAATTTTTCTAATTCTTTTTTCTCAACAATAGACAATTCAATATTTTTTGCAATCTCATCAACAGCTTTAATTGAATTTCTATAATCAAAAGATTTTTCAGGTTTTAATTCATTTTGATTTTTTTGAGGACTAATATCAAATGCTTGATTGATAAATTGTATTGCTAAATCTTTATCTTCTTTTTCGTTTATCATTTTAAATCCATTTTATTTCTATAATTGGTTTTATTTTTATGTTCTGCAACCAAAAATCGTATGAATCTCTTAAGTTTTTTTCATATGTTGAGTTATTCTTGTTATAAAATATTTTAGAAAACATACCATATAATCCATTTTTTTTTGATAGACTTATTACAATCTTATTTTCGTCAAAACAAACTTCACAATTTTTTGCTTGAGGAAAACAAACTAGTGGTATCAATGTTAAATTCTGCATAACAATTGGATCTATTGCTTGTGTGATCAGCTGCATTTCAAATATTTGTTTTAATTTTTGTTTTAACTCACTTTTCATTATTCAACCTTTGCGCAATTATGTTCCATAGTTCTTGATTGTTAATATTATAACTAGGCACATAATTGTTTTTAACAAAATTCTCTAAAGATTTTTCCAATCCATCAGACTCTTTAACTGTAATTTTTTTTGAATCGACGGGAACATGTCTTATTTCACATCCTTCTTTGTAAATATTGCACACTTTTTCTAAAAATGATTTATCACCTTTGACATTTAATATGTATTTATTTTTAGCATCAATTACTAAATCAAAATTAAAATTTTCATCTATATTAACAGAAAAAATTTCCTTACATACAGAACTTGTTGACAAAAATTTAAATTTTTCTAATCCGTCCCATAGCCATATTCCTTTTGATTGATTTGCATCACTTTTACTTAACCATCGTGGAGTTCCAGCATAAAATACCTGCTGTACATTTTGTGTTTTATGAATGTGCCCAGAAACTATTTTTAAATAATCAATACATGTTGAATCAATTCCATCTGGAGCAATGAAACTGTTTTCATATTGTGCTCCTAAAAAAGTGTGATGGCAAAGCAATATATCTGTTTTCTTTTTCTTGATTAATTCAAAAAAATCTTCTTTATTGGTATGCGGCATACACTCGAAATTAATTGATTTGTTTTTATATAAAAACAAATCATCATCACTAGAATCAATAATTATTACGTTTGATTGTTTTTTGTAATACAGCAAAGAATGATGTCGTCTATTTCCATGAACAATATAATCGTGATTACCAACTAAACAAAAAAAATTCAAATCACTATATGTTTCAAAAATTTCTTTATAACAATATACAACAGGTAAATGTACAATTCCATGAGAATCAAACAGATCCCCCAATAGAAAAACATCTTTAATTGAATGTTTTTTTGCAACAATTGATATATATTCAAAAATTTTTTTAGTTTCATCTATATTAGAAGATTTACAATGCAAATCCCCTACCAAAATAATTTTAAAATCATCAAGAACGCTCATGAACGTATATAAACTCTTCTGGAACAAAAATACAAGGTTCTTCTTTTATAACATAAACTGTTTTTAACCACATTGCATGATCGTTGTATTCTAATTCTTTTAATAAATAAATTTTATCACCTTTTTTAAACTGTTTGTTTTCATTATCAAATAAAACTTCTAATTCTAACATTTGTTTATTAGAAAATGTTGATAGTTGAATTTGTTCATTAAATGATTTTCTTAATTCAATCGGTTTACATGCTACTTTTTTATTTACAGTGTTAATTACAGGATGCTTTTGTGATATTAACATATTATTTTTATTTGTCTTTGCTTCGTCATGATATGTTTCAATTTCAGTTAGGTTTGTCATTCTATATTTTCCTTTATTTGTTAGCTGTTTTTATTTACAACATTCCCTTTAAGCGCAATATCTTTTTTTCCAAAATAGAAAAATTTTCTATTTTTTTGTAAATATTGTTCTCTATTTCAATTCTTTCAATATAATCTTCGGGTGAAATATTTTTAGATACAATTTCATCGGTTTCATCTAATGATAATACAGAACTTAAATTTAACAAACTTTCTATTTCTAATTCTGTAATTCCCATAGTTTCACAAATAACTTCATTAGTAAAACCATTTTTTCGCATTTTTCTTAGATCTAACATTTTTTTTCTATCTTTTGGATACATATGAATCTTTTGACTTCTATTATGCTGAACTGCTGCTGCATTTATTCTTCTAATAATAGAAGACAACAAAACGCTTGTATATTTATCTTCTTGGGTTTCTGGATCTGTTAAAGGCACAAATTTATCTAAAGCTGCAAGAGTCGCATCAGATGCAATACTTATTAACTCCTGAATATCTGGATATGAATAAGGATATTTGGCATAAATTAATTTAATTGTATTTATAATTAAAGGTGAATTTCTAATAAAAAAATCATTTCTAATTACAATAATTTTATCGAATAATTCTTGAAGTTTTTGTTTCTGCATAGTATCATTTAATTGAATCAATGACCACGCAATAAAAACTGAATTAATTCGCAAATCATATAGATTTTCAGGGTTTTTATTTTTTATAAAAGGATTTACTTTTGTCAAAAACTCAGATTGTCTTACTCTAAAAAAAGGCCTTGCATCTAATATATTTTTTCTTTGATATAGAATATATTGAATAAACACATTATAAACATTTCTGCCATCTTCGGTGCTTAATAAACACTCTTTCCATTCTTTTTCTTTTTTGATCAATTCTAAATACAAAAATTCATTTGACGGATATTTTTTTGTTTCTAAACAGTGTTTAATTTGAACAAGCCACAAAAAAAGATTATTTTTATTCATTCGTTTATACAAAATACTACGTATTATTTTTTTTTGCAAATATTTATTTTATTCCATTGACCTTTGATAGTTATTCAGGTAATTATTCAAAATAAAAGATGTGTGTTGGTAATTATTGTTTTAATTTCATAACAACCTTCTTGATTGTACCCATAACTAACACACATCTTTTATTTTTTTATTAATTATCTTATTCAGCCTATTAATATCTACATTATTATAAAAGTCAGCGTATGATTCTTCTTTTGAAGAATAACTATATGGCAAATATATACTTTTTTCTTTTTTTGTATATTTTATATCACTACAAAAATCGTTCACATTTTCTATCATAGATTCATGCAAAGAAACATTATGACCTGGCAAATAAATTAAATTATTATACACAATTTCAGGCTTTAAAACATTGTAATTTTCATAAAATCTCCAACCACTTTCACCATTCATCAATAAAGCATCTTGAATATCTTTTTTATCTGGAGTTGTAAAATGTGCATCTAACGTAATACATGGCTTTAATTTTCTTTTTACTACAGCTTGATCCCATAGCCACAATTGATAACCTTTTAAAATATCACCGTCTGGACACCATGGCGTGCATTCATTTTTTTCAAATTGCTGAGTTTTATTGTTGTAATTATAAGAAACTAAATGGGGAATAAATTCCGCAAACATTCTGTTTTTTCCGAAGATAGCAATCAAATGTTCTAAATTTTTAACTGCTAAATCTTCTCTGTTTTTCAACAAACATCTAGCAATTGTTCCTACTAAACATCCGGAACCAATAAATAAACCTTCATTATACTCTTCTAATAAATCCCATGTAATTTGATTCTTTTTTTTACCGAATTTTGCTTTCGATAAATTATCCCAAGATTTATGATATAGAGTTAAAAGGTTTTGATATCCTTGATCGTTTTTTGCTAAAACCGTTAAATGTCCATAAGTATCCAAATCTGGCATTAAATCAACGTAAAATTCACAACCAAAAACTGGTTGAAGAGATGTGTTTTCGCAGGCTCTTGCAAATTCCATAAATCCACTTATATGCCCATGGTCTGTTATTGCAAGATATTTGAAACCGCGCTCAATAGCATATTGTACATGCTCTGTTGGAGATGATGCCCCATCAAGCATAGAATAAGTAGAATGGTTATGTAAAGAAGCTATAAGGTCTTTTTTTTGAGTCATAATCTTATAATATTAAATATGAAATACATGGGAAGTAAAAATCGCATAGCAAAATACATCTTACCGATTATACTACAAAACAGGAAACCTGGTCAATACTATGTTGAGCCTTTTGTAGGTGGTGCTAATTTAATTGATAAAGTTGACAATCCGCGAATAGGCAATGACATTAATTTTTATTTAATTTCTTTACTTAAAGCTTTGCAAAAGGGCTGGATTCCACCGCAACAAATATCTGAACAAGAATATTATCATATAAAAAATAATCATCAACAATTTCCACCTGAATTAATAGGATATGTGGCATTCCAATTAAGTTATGGCGCAATATACTTTTCATCTTATAGAAAAGATAAAGAAAAAAAAAGAAATTATTCTTTAGAAGCTTACAAAAATATTATTAAACAAATGCCAAAATTAACAGAAATAATGTTTTTTAATCAAAATTATACGGATTTACAAATTCCACCGCATAGTTTAGTTTATTGTGATCCCCCTTATAAAGACACAACAAATTACAAAATAGAATTTGACCATGAAAAATTTTGGAATTGGGCAAGAAGCATCAGAAATAAAGGGCATCAAGTTTTTATAAGCGAATATAACGCCCCACCTGATTTTCAATGTGTTTGGGAAAAACCCATAAAAACTACAATATGCAAAATTGATGGAAAATACAAAACAAATGTTGAAAAATTATATATATAAAAGAAATAGGTAAAACTAAAAGCACGAAATATTTCGTTTTATTATCCTTTATTTTTATAAAAAATTACTTAATTTCTTGAGCTAAATAAGTAGGTTCATACCAAGCTGAAATAGCAAACTTTTTCTTTAATCCATCATCATCCTCAACTTCTACAATTACATTTTCTTCATTATTAACAATAAAATGTTCATTGTCCATATCAAACGTTTCTGCAAAACATTCTGCAGCATGTTCAAAATCATGTCCAGCAGCTTCATACTTTTCATTGTTAAAATAAACAGTATAAATCATGTTTTATCTCCTATTTTTTTTAAAATTCACTAACAATACCATATAGCTCAATATTATTTTTTTTCAAAAAAAACCTAATGCATTAGAAATAATGGGTAATTTTTCACAAAATATTTTTTTACATTCTTCTGCAATCAATCGATGCTCTTTTTGTGTATCTGGCTTAGTACGCAATTGAATATAATGAATCCAGCTACGAACATTGCCTGCCATGTAAAGACGAGTTTTTGTACAAAGTGGCAAAATCATACGGGCGCACTCTTTTGCTACACCACGTTTTATCAATTCATCATAAATGTCATCAAGAAAATCAATTCCTTTTTCAATCATTGTTTCTGCGTCAATAAGTTCTCCTTCTACGTCTCTCCGTATTTCAAGGAACGGATTAAATTTTTCACTACTACTCTGTCTATTTTTTTCAGCTTGTTTACGTAATTCTATATCTTCAAAATCAGTAATCTCACTATACCGCTGACTGAACTCTTGAAAAGAAAAACTTCTATGCCGCAAAATTTGCGCCGCAATAGCCCTAGATGTTTCAATTTCTAAAACCATATGGCCCATTTCAAAAGGCGACCAATGTTCATGTTTGATTAAATAATTTAATAATTTAGGAGCAGTTTCAAAATTTTCTTGATTTTTTGGATTACTTACTCTAGCACAGTAAGTTATTAATTTTTCACATTCAGAAGTAATAGCAATTAATTTAACTTGCATTTATAGCCTCACTTTGCTCATCTTCAATATTCACAACACATTCATCATTATTTACCGCACTTTCATGCAGTAAAAATTGTCGAGATTTAATCTTAAAAATTTCACATTTAGGATAAAGATCTTTTCTAATACAAAAACCCTCTTCTACAACAGAATCATCTAAAATAGAAGGTTTTTCAAGTAATTTATTATAAAAAATATCTTTTATGTATTCTTGTTTTTTTGTATCATCAATAATAAATCTCTTTGAATTTTCAATATACTTAGAAACAAAATCTACAAAAGTGCCAACATAAAATTCTGGACAAAATTCTAAACCAAGTTGTTGAGAACGTTTTTTCATATGTTCATATGGCAAATCAATTTCAATACCTTGAGGATTTATGTTCGTAATTCTATATACATAAACCTTTGGTTGATTTAATCCATAAGTATAACCATGCTGTATACTTTCCCCTGTATAAGTTTTTCCTACAATCTCACAATAAACAGCCTCGCCTTTAAATAATTTTCCACTAAAATATTCTTTACCAACAATAGACCATAAATCGCTAGAATTATCAAAATAATTTTTGTTATTCTTTTTCTCAGAATCTACAGATTTAACAATTCGCCTACTAGCACAAATATGTGCATATTCTTCTTCTTGAACTTTAACACCTAAAAACTTAACTATTTTTTCAAAAACAGACAATTTTCGCTTAACTAATGAATTAAAATACCTTGCTGAAGTCCCATGCAATTTATGAGTAATAATAATATTATCATTCCAGTTCATTTTATCTATGTGTTTAAAAAAATGCTCAGTATTAAAATGTTCTGGAACTAATTTTTTATCTATCATTTCATCAATTAATTTTTGCTTTTTGTTTCCTTCATGAGTTCTAAGGTTACTTTGTTTTTTTACATATTTATGGCAAATTAGATTGCCTTGTAATAAATTAAATTCACTACCAACTTCTAATTTATCTATATTGATATTTAAATAAGACAAAGAATAAATAGGGATAACAAATCCGCTGCTAATAACCCCTTTGAATTTAATCGCCTTGACGCGTTTATTATCTTCAAAAAAACCACGTTTTGTTTTATCTTTATTTAATTCACAGCATCTATATAGATTGTTGTTTGATAAAAATTCATGAGAAATAACACTTTCAACAGGAAAAAATAAATACAAACATTTTTCATCATAATCTTTATTAACAAGACAAGAATTTCCTTGTACACTTATCTCTACTAAATTATCAAATCCTTTAATTGGCAATTTAGTTGGCAGTTTAATGATTTGACAAGTGTAATTTTTACTATTATCTAATATTTCCATTTTCATATTTCATCCTTTTTTTCTATTAAATTCAAATTCATCGAAAATTTTTATAAAATTATTTAATTGGACATGCTCCGCCAGCACATTCTTGACTTTCTAAAACGCCATCTGTAATTTCATTATCTTCTATTGTTCTTAATTTGCTATTTAACTTTTCAAATTGTTCCTGCGTAATAGCTTCTAATGGAGCTTGTTTAAAACCATGATCACTATGACACAAAAAACTAATAGTTTTTATTTCATCTAAATTTAATGTAAGCCATTTTTTAATTTCTTCTATTTCTTCTTTCTTATAATATATTGTAACTGAAACTGAATTATCAGACCAATATCTTTGTGCCATTTTTAAAAAATTTAACTGTTTCCAAGTGTCCCAATCTTTATCAGCTGTTGGTGTACCCTCTGGAACTTGACAATAAAAATCAACAACTAGTGTTTTATGGTCAAAATTTCCATCAAATCCAATAACCGGTTCAATAAAATATCCCGCATTTCGCAAAACAGGAATTAATCTATCTTCAGAAGAAAAGCGAACCCTGCGAATATAATATTGAGAATAAGCAGGATGAATACCAGGCGTACAATCTCCTAATAAAGATAAAGTACCTGATGGTTTTATTGTCGTTGTTCTGATAGATTCAGGTATATTTAACTCTTTGGAATATGTCAAATTTTCATGTTGAATTGCTTCATAAGCTTTATTTAAAGATGACGGATTCCACAAATTACTTTGTAAACAACCCGTCAAACCTGTACCTATTCTTCTGTTTCTTTTTACAACTTCATCGTTAAGAGTATTATGATATTTTTCACAAGTAACCCTTTTACCATAACGATGCATTAATCTGGATGCCTCAATGAGTTCTTCTTCATTTTTTAAATTAGGTAAGAATATTTCTTGCAGATTACATGGTTCGGCATTTTCTAAACCTATTTCACTGCAAGGATTAACGCCTTGTGCTTTATCTTCTTTGTATTCGCCAATTCTACCAAAAGTTTGAATATTCTTTAAATTAACTATTCCAATTGGCTCACCATGTTCATAGCTTTTCCAAAACAATGGATGCAAATCATCAATATTATGACAATTTACAGAGAAATTAGCACGTGATCTATAATTAGGAATAGGACATAAATCCCATCTTTTAACTTTTAAATATTCTTTATCCCAAGGATCCCCAATTATAATAATTGCAGATCTTCTAACATTTCCAGCTACAACCATTTCACCAATTGAACACATGATATCAGCTACATCAATTGGTCTTAAATGTTTTCCTGTACGTGAATTTAATATAAAACTTACAGTTTCTACAAATTTTTTCAAAGGAATTGGGCCAGAAGCTAAACCCCCAAAACCGTTTATTTTTTCCCCCTGATTACGAATACAAACAGTGCTATAACTAAAAGATTTGCCTGTTAAAAAATAAGATTCAAGAATTCTATAAGTTAACTCGCACCAACCCTCTCTAGAATCTGGAACTATAAAATCTGCATCTTTTGTGTCTTTTGAAACAATACTAACATCTTTTTTTATTTTTGGTAGTTTAGATACGTATTTGTGTTCAACACTTGCACCCACACCACCACCTAACATTAATAAATCTTGAGCATTTACAAAATATTCCCATTTTTCCAGTGAAAAAAACCAACAATTTGTTAAACCAGCTCCACCCAATCTTTTGTGACTATCTGTTCCACAAAACCACAAACTTCTACCCGCAGGCATTGCTTTTCTATTAAATCCATAATAGAATAATTTGTTTTTTTCTTCTTCTGAAACATGAACAACAGATGAATTGCCATTAATATAACGATTTACCGTATTTTCCCATTTTTCACGATTTCCAAAATCATTACGAGCATAAGTTCTGGCATAAACAATTTTGGCAAGATTAGACCATTGTTCCATAAAATTCCTTTTATTTTTTATTAATTTAAACCTGATAATCCAATACAAATTGCATCTGCTATATCATTATATTTGTGTTTCAACTTCAGATCAAAATGGTCATTAACATATTGAACAGCTAAATGCTTAGCTGTGATTTTACCAATTCTTTTGCCATTTTGCAATACATTTCTGTTGCCAATTTGATGTTGTTTTTTTACAAATTTGTTTTGTTGTTTTTGTTCTTTTGTTAATTTTAATTGTAAATTTTTACGCCACTTACTGGTATCTACGTAATTAATCTTTTTGTTATTTTTAACATCTATTATGTGTAAAAAATGAAAGTGAAACCACTCTAAAAAACTTTGTTTTTCTCTATTTTTACCTAAATTGGTCTGTTCTATTACTATTTTATCAACAAATTTATATTTTTTAGATAAATCAAAAATCTCATTTGAACAATTAATTGCCCACTCATAAATACCAACTGGAAAGTTTTGATTTTTTGAATGAACGTTTATAACACCACAAGCAATTAAATTATTATCTTGTAATAATGCCCAGCCACTATGACTTGATAAATCTAACCCAAGAATTAACATAATTAAACTATTTTCTTTGTGTATTTTCTTTTTGTTTTTTCATTTTCTTCAGTTCCTTCTTCTATATTTGTATTTTTAAATATATTACAAAAATCTCTAAATTCATTATCTTTTTCTATTGTAATAATCTGTACATTGTTAGAAAAAAATCTTTTATATTCATTTATTAAAAAATTATTAACACATGGAACCTTAATCACGCAATTAAGCACAGGTTCCGTAGATAAATCTTCAAAACTCTTTAAATACTGAACTTTATTAAACAATGCTTGTAAAAAATATCCTTCTGGTATTTCTTTGCTTGGAAATAATTGCGTTTTCAACATATGTTCTATTGCAATTATTAAATCTTCTATATTACGAATAGTTATCATACAATCTTGTCTTAGTTCAATTTCTGGCGTCATAAAACTATCTACGCCTATTTCTTCTTCTACTGTTTTTAAAATATCATTAAGTAAATATATCAAATGTCCATTTATACAATCACCTGAACGAATTGCCGGCATCAAAAAATGAGAAATTTTCTTAGCCAAATCTAAATGATTAAAAAATACACATTTTTTACTTTTCAATTCGTCATTAATCTTGGTCTCATCAATATCAGTATAAATCAAAAAAACCTTTGTTTTTTCAAAAACACTCAATTCGTATTCTTTTTTTAATTTATTAAATTCTGTAATAGCTTGATTTTTACGCATCATCATTGCCGGAAAATTTTTCGAAAATGCTGAAGAACGTATTTCTTGTTCGTTATATAAAAACGCAATTTCATCCTTTGACAAATTTGTGTTTTTTGTTTTTTCTTTGAACGAATCTGTTTGACAATTGTCTTCAAATATATTTTTACATTCTAACATTTTTTGTTTAATTATTTCAATCATTCATTTACCTTCTATTTTTAAATCTTGTCGTAATTTTATGATAATATTATCATAAATATTATTTAATTCAAACAATGTCAATTTCAAATATTTTGAAATAGTTTTGTCTGATAAATTTACATACTTTTTGTCAATTGCATTTTTCAATGAAAATTTGTATTTTTTTGACCATATAAAATCAAAGTCATTTAAAATCAATGATTTTATGTACTCTGACTTTAAAGTCAAATTTTTATTATTAAGAAGCAAAAACTTTTTTTTGATAAATGACTGTGGTATTTTAATAAATAGACGTTTTTTTAACATATAAAATCATAGTTTTTTTACTTCATTGTTAATATTAAAAACTTCCAAAACATGATAAAAATGCTCTTTTGTTTTATCACCAACAGTCAAATTATCATTTTTAAGAACAATAACATCACTTGATTTTTTGTTTAAAAACAATTCCTTTACTGAAGAATTCAATTCGGCAATTGAAATTAAAATCTTTTTTTGAATTTCCATGTTTTCATTATCAAAAACACGACATACAACTACACTATTTTCAGTAATAAAATCACATGCAGTTAAAAACCCCTCTGAAACTTGTTTTTTTAAATAATTATCAAGTTTAGATATACGAATAGAAACTTGACATTCTTGTATATTCGAAAAGTTTAAAACTCTACCTTGTTCAATTGCCATAAACAAAGCAGCCATCCATTCTTCTACTTTGAATAAATCTTCTTTTGTCTTTTTCAAATCTTCGATTAAATATCCAATAACTGAAATTGTTTTATCTAATTCAGACAACTCTTTTGATTCCATTTTTACACATCTTTCTTTAATTAATCATTGCACTCAACTCTTCATTTGAAGGTATATAAGAAGAATTTGCTTGAGAAACATTTGTTGGCTGCTGAAAACTTGTTTCTGTAAAATTGTTTTTAATTTCTTTGTTTTTGAATTTATGAGCCTTATTATTCAAAACAGCAGTAATTGAATCTGGAGAGCCATTAATAATTATACTTTGCTCTTCTAATGATAAATCTAAATAATCAAAAATTTTCAATAAATTTTGACATTTTGACAAAGCTAATTGCTTCTGTTGCGCAGTCAATGGTGCTTTCTTTATGCTCTTGAGCTTTCTACCTTCATGCATTATAATTTCATAAACCACATCTGTTTTATAATCTACATCCATGAAGCTTTTACCACTTCTAAAAAAATTAAACCAAACTCCTTCATTTGGAGATAAAGGTTCTATTTCTTCGTCTTGTTTTAATGTAGCAAGTAGACCTTGTGTTCTTCTTCCTCCACTATCCCTTTTTCCTGCTAAAGCTTCATAAATCGTTTTTTTCAATCCCAATAAACCAAAATTACCATTTTGATCCATTGCATTTACATAAAATGCAGTATTTCTAGTTCTAATTTTGTTTAACAAATCTTCTTTTTGAAAGGTTAAAGCATCTAGATTGTCTTGTAATTCTAAGAATTTTGGTTCGTTTATTAAACCATTATTCTTCATTTGTTCTAAATCTGAATTATCTTGTAAAATTTTTTGATTTAAAATTTCTAATTGTTTCTTTTTCTCTTCTTGATCTTCGCAAATCAAACATCTTCCCATAATTCCATTTTCATTATATTTTCTTGTACATAAAAATTTATGAACTTTTCCACGACTATCTTTAAATCCATAATGATCAGAATAATAAACTGCCCAAATGCCTTTTTTTAAACCATCAAACATAGGAGGCATAATTCTATATATATTATCACCAGGTTGTAATTTAAAATAATTTCTTTTTTCATATGTTTTCTTTTGCTCTAATGAAAAACTACCAAAAGAATTATCTATATCATCGCCTTCAATAGTAGTCTTTACTACTAAATTTTCATTTTCATCAACCATCATTTCTTCAGAAGAATCATTAAAATGTTGCATTTTATTTTACCTCAATATTAAATTTTTTTCTCAAATTCAAAATAGTATTTTTAGATAAACCTGATCTTGTCGCAACTTCTGATGCTACTCGTTTTGACTTAAGCATTGATATAAATGCGGTTGTTTTCATTAATAGTTTATCAAGTATAATTTTAGACAAAACAACTTTTACTGTATTTTTCTTAACAGGAATAATTTTATTTTTTGTTTTTGTAACAGTTTTTGCTTTTTTTAAAGTCTTTTTAGGCTTAGTTTTTGTTGAAACTGATACTAATGGCAATTCTGTTTTTGATTCAATATCATTCATTTTTTTTATTTTCCTCTTCCTTCTAAAATTTTCAATGCATATCTTCTTTGTTCTTTATTATATTTTAGCGATTCTTTATAAGCACCTCTTAAATCAGCCACCAAAGCACAAGCTTCTTTTAATTTTAAATCTTCTTCTTGAACATCTAAAATTTCTTTTTCATGCTTTGCTAATGAAATAATCTTTTCTTTTAATTCTTCTACTGACATAGATTCTATCGCATCTTTAAATTCGCTACTTAAAATGTCTTTCTTTTTTCTGCCTCTCATATTTATCCTCCAATTGTATTATAAAAATTATTCAAAACAAAAGAACATCCGTTATTTTTTCCAACAGTGATATTTTTATCAAAAAGTTCATTTAAATCGTTTGTATGTTCAACAACAATAACTAATTTTTCTTTTGCTATTGATTTTAATATCTCTAACGATTCCATTTTTGAAAACAAATCCATTGAATCAAAAGGTTCATCGCAAATCAACCATCCAAAAGATTTTCCTGAGCGTTTAGACAAAATATTTCCAATTGCAACATCTATTGCTAAATTAATAGCACATTTTTCACCCCCTGACAACATTTTAAATAGTCTCTCATTGCTTTTTTGAAAAACTTTTAACACAATTCCTCTTTTAAGAGCTCCTTTTTGAGTAAGCTTTTCTGTTTCAAAAGCAAGAAAAAAATCACTTGCATTTGGAATATTTTTTAAAAAACTATTTGCTTCATTTCCCAATGCAAACAAAAATTCTTCAAAAACCAACGTTAAAAAGTTTTCTTTTCCGAGACAATTGCAAATTTCTTGTTCTTTCTTCTTATTCAAATCTAATTTCGTTAATTCCGTTTGATTACTATAAATTTCTTGATTTTTGTTTTTATCTTCAATGCTTTTTATTTGTAAAATTAAATCATTGACTATTTTTTTATTTTCATTTAATTGTAATTTAATTATATTAATATTGTTTTGCAATTTTTCTTTTTGTATTTTTTGATTATAACTGTATTCTTGCTCACAGTTAGCAATTTTTATTTCTATTTCTCTTTTTACTTTTAAAAAATTAGCATCAATAAGCTTTAAATTATAATCATAAGTATTTCTTAATTCAGAAAGAGATTGTTTACACAGCTTATATTGCGATTGTTTTTTATACAGTTCAGCCGATTTATTAAAGGCAACATTAAATAAATGTAATTGTTGTTCTTTTTCTTCTAATATTTTTTCTAACTGCAAAATTTGTTCATTTATTTTTATATATGTTGTATTTTTTTCAATTTGTATTTTCTTTATTTGGTTTTTTACTTTTTCTATCAATGCAATATCTTCTACAAAATCTTGATTACATGTAACACATTTTTTATCTATTAAACTCTTAAATTGTTGTTGCAAAAAAGGCAATTCAGAAAAAGTTTTTTCTAATAATTCTTTTTTTGTTTTTAATTCATTAATAGATACAAAAATTAGCTTTTTTTCTTCTATTATTTCATTGCTTCTTTTTTGAATTTCTTGTGTTTCCAAAGAACCATCTTTTAAAAGCAAACTTATTTCTGTTTCAAGAAAATTTAGTTTTTCTTCGTTGCTTTTTATACTTTCGTTGAATTTATTTTCTAATTCTTTTTTTTGAAAATCGTACAACTTTATTGATTTTTCTTTTTCTAATAAAGCTTTTTGTTTAAATTCATCTAATCCACAATGTTTATTATATAAAAAACGTGATAATTCATTAGTTGAAATTATTAACTTTTGTTCCAATTCTTGTGTTTTTTGTAAATAACTTTTCAATTGTAAAACAACATGAGACTTTTGATCGGCTAACATTTCGTTTTCTTTCTCTAATAGTTTTGTTTTGTTTATCAAATCACTTATAGAGGTTTCTATGTTTTTTATAGAATCTCGAGAAACCTCTATAAGTGATTCTATTATTTGTAAATTCAATAAATTTGTCAAAAAATCAAATTTATCAACATTGTTCAATGACAAAAAATTTCCATATATCCCTTGAGGCTTATACGTTATAAAAGAAATAATTTCTGGAATATTCAGAATTTTTCTTAAAAATTCTTTAGCTATAGAAGCTTTATACACCTCTTCATTTACGCACAATTCATATTTTCCTGGGCCTCTTATAATTTTAAATACACTATTTTCATCTTTAAATTGCAATACTATTTTAAACGGTTCTTCTTCATTCCAATTTTGAAGCTCGGTTGCTGGAGATAAACAATAATCGAATGCATACGCAATAGCTTCTAATAATGAAGTTTTTCCAGCGCCATTTGATAACGCATTATCATTATTACAAATACCTTTCAACGAAACTAATCCTTTTTCAGGAAAAGTAATCAAATGCTCTCCTGAAAAAGAAAGAAAGTTTTTTATATACAAATTATCTAAGTAAAACATTAATGTACCTGATTTTTTTTAAAAACAAAAAAAGAATCATTTACTAATTCTATATTTTCATCTCTGTACTGATTCTCAATATCTTTTTTTATGAACTCACAGGTTTTCATTTGATAAAATGCAATCGCTTGCAATGATAAAGCTATATTTTTAAATATATAAATTATTTTCTGAATATTGCTTTTTTCAACAGAAGACAAAACTATCTGATCTTCTGTAACTAAAACAATATATTCACCACCATCTGAAATTTGATAATTAACAGTTAAACTATCTTTATTGCTTAGATAAAAACCGCAAACAATAAAATCGTTTTTTGGTCTACCTTGTTCTATTTCTTTTTTTGAAAATCTAACTATTTCGCCTTTAGAAAATTTTATATTCATTTTTACTGTTTTGTTTTTAGTTTTCTAGAATTCTTTTTAATTTCCTGTGCTATTTTTTCATCATATTCAACGGCTTTTTCCATATTTCCATTGTCTATTTTTTCAACGAAATTACTACTAAATGCATTTAAAATTCTTGTCAAAGGATAATTACACTTTTCGCAAAAATAATTTTTTTCTGGTTTACTTTTTAAACCAATTAATTTTTCTGTTTTGTGAAAACAAGAGTTGCAAAAAAAATTCAATATCATAAAACAATCCCTTTATAAAAAAATAAAATTAAGAATCTTCATTTATTACAGTTAAATCGTATTTCAAATCTTCTTGTAATCTATCTATGTTTTTTTCTGCAGCCTTTAATTTTTGATTTTCTGTATTATAATCTAATGCTTGAATTCTTTCTAATTCATCATCTCTACCAAAAACAACAACTCCGCCTAATGTACCTAATAGTGAAGAAATTGAAATAGCAGATCTTAATGCTTCTTTTACAGCTGGTTGGCTATCTAATAATCCAAGTTCAAGTGCATTGCCTGTTTCGTTTTTCACTGCGTCATATACCAAATCATTATTTTCTAGCAATGTAGTGGTAATAGACTTAATTTCATCTGAGTTAAAACCGCAATTTCCCAATAACCAAAAAAATGGCTCGAATAAAGCCTGTGTCATTATTTCTTTAACAGACAAATTTTCATTTTTTGCTGCTAAAACAGACAAATCAAGAAGAATTCTGCAACCACCAGGAAGTACGCCATTTTTCAATGCACCTCTAATTGCACAAATGGCATCTTCTGCACGATCTTTTGTTTCTCTTATTTGCGAATCTGCTATATCTGTAATTGTTAATTTTGCAATACCACCGCTCAATTTACCAATTCGTACTTTTAAATCTTGTTCATCTATTTTAGAAACGGCATAATTCAATCGTTCTTTTAAATCTTTAACTCTTAATAAAACAGAAGTCTCGTTTCCATCTCCAATAATACAAGAACGAAATCTTTGCATTTCAAATCCCTGTACTTGAATTCCTAAATCTTCTCGTATACCTTCACTTAAAACATTGCTTACTGGATTAAATATTTTACCACCAGTAAAAGCAGAAACATCTTTTAAGAATTCAGTTCTTGAATTTGCAACCAAATCACTTGGAGTTGTACAACAAATAATCTTATAAGGTGTATTTCTAAATAGCTTTGCACAATAAGCAATAAATTCTTTAGAAAATTCATGTGCAAACACTACACAGTTTAAAACAGTAATCTTTTTTTGTAAAAAATCTTGTTCAAAATTTTCCAAAAATTTAGTCAATACAGCAATGTCTAGTAATTTACCATCATATAAAATAACAAAAGGCTCTTCTAAGAAAATTCTGTTTTGAGAAGCGTCATTTAAAAATTCATTACAAAAACGTCCCAAAACTTCTTCATAGCCTTTTGAAATAGGAAATCCTTCTAACTTAGAGACAGAATATCCTTTTGGACCATTAGATTCATTAATCGTAATATGTCCTTCATCTCCAATTTGTTCAAAAGCTTCTAAAATCACTTTTGACAACTCAACATCCCCATTTGAAGAAATATTCGCTACTTTAAAGAGTAAATCATTTTTGTTATTTATATCTATTTTTATGGTTTTTGATTGAATATAAGGAACACAAATCTCGTCAAAAAACTTTTGAATTTGTTTTATGCAAATTTGTGGACTTAATTTCGGATTTTCTTTTAGAAATAAAGAGATATTTTTTAAAATTGCATAAGCTAGTACTGTAGATGTAGTTGTTCCATCACCTGCAAATTCAACTGTTTTAATAGCAGCGTCTCTAAATGTTTCTAAAATTGCATGTTTAACAGGATCGTTAAAGCTTAAAGAACGAGCTACTGTAACTCCATCCTTTGATTGAAAAGGAGTAAATCCTTGTTCGTAACGTTCAATTAAAACCGTTTTGCCATTTGGACCTAAAGTAGAACCAACTATTTTAGCAATAACATCAATTGCTTCAAAAATTTTTTGATTTAAAGTATTAGAAGCACCTAATACAATTTTACTCGCACTTTTAATTTTCTTATGTTCTAAATTTGACATTTCCATCGTAAAAAATACAATAATCATTTTTTCTAAAAAAAAGCAATAACATAATTCAATGTAAATATTTAGTTACATCCTATATATAATATATTATCTGTAATATTATATTTTTAATATTACAATTATAATATATATTCAAGAATATATACAGCAGACGATTTTTAGACTTTTGCTTAAAAAAAAGAGCTAAAAACTTAAAACATTGACATTTTTCTAAAAAACCAATAAAGAGTTTTGTAAAAAATGAAAGAATACAAAACCATAGAAGATTGCTCTTTTGATGAAAAAGTTTTATTAAATCACCTTGTAGAAACCGTAAAAGGAAATGCAGGTAGACAAAAACATATGAATTGGTATAGATACACTTTTCCTAAATTAATAAGCTATTATCAAATAAAAAAGCTATTTTTTATAGCAAATGCCCTTGATTTTATTACGGTTTATTCTTTTTATGATGATGTAAAGAAAAAGCAATATTGGAATTGCAAATACAATAAAAGTATCCCATCAGAACATTTAGATATAAATTTTCAAAATGCAGTTCACTTAAAAAAGCAAGAGCTAAAAATACAACGCTTACACAAAGAATTACTTGAAAATACCACTCAGAACTTGAAAGAAATAGCTAAAAAATTAAAAATTAGCTATGCATCTGCAAAAAGTTACTTTCAAGTTCTGAAAAAAAAATTTAATCTCACTTTAAAAAAAACAAAAAAAGATACTAAAGATTTTTTTGTTGATTCATGTAAACAAATCGTTGAAAATGTTGGGATTATTTTTGAAAAAAATAGCTTTTTGGAAACACTAAAGGAAAATCTTTTATTTGCTTTAAATAGTAAAGAGCTAATTGAAAAGCTAACTTATGAAAATAAATTTTACAAAGAACAATTTTACAGATCAAATTACGAGAATAAGCAAAACGAAGAAAAAGTTACAGATTATAGAAATCAAGACATGGGTGATGCTGTTAATAGATTTTTTGTTAACAGGCATTATCAAAATTTTTCATTCTAAAATTGAATCTATAAAAATAACCAAAAAACAAAAACAGATTCAAGCTGACATAGATTTTTTTTATAAAATTAGACACTTAAAAGACGATGAAGAAATGTCTAATTTGATTTTTAATTTATTGAAACAAAGATTTTTCTTAAAAAGAAAGATAGCAAATGAATATCAATCTAAACGAACTTATTCCAGAGTCTAATTTTTTTACATGGGGAGAAGCTTTGTATTTGCCATATATAAAAAAATTCTACAAAAATCCAACAAAACAAGAACAAGAAAACATTAAAAGCTTAGCCTTAAAATTAAATCATGTAAGAGAATATTTTAAAGTTCCATTTAAGGTGAATGTTTGGATAAGGCCGAATGATTTCAATGATGAAACTTACGAGCATTTAGATTATAATGTTTTAGTGGGTGGCACTAAAAACAGTTCACATATTTATGGTTTAGCGGTTGATGGTTATTTTATTGGTTTAGATGTAGATTATTGTATAGAAAAATTAATCCCAAAGTTAACCGAATTTAAGCTATCTATGGAACTCAATGGCTCAAAATATCAAAGAAACTGGATACATTTGCAAGATAGACCCATGAACGATGGCAATTATAGAGCATTTTTACCGTGAATCTTTTTGAAAATGATTTTGAAATAATATATAACTTTTTAGAAACAACAAAAAAAGAGATTGGTTTTCCCAATTTAATTGACAAGCAAAATAATATATGGCAAAATGATGAAATCTGTAATAGTTTTTTATTGTTATGTGAAAAGCATCTTTTTAAAATAAATAATAAGAAAAAATACAATTATCAATTTACAATTAAACGAATGAAGTTTGAAAGAAAAAGCACAAGAAAGAGCACAATGTGAAAAAAACAAAGCCACAAATAAAAAAAATAAACACAGTTAAAGCTGTTAACAACGAAGATATGTTTTTTGAAAAAAACGTACAAAACGATGAAAACTTAATCAAGCTTTATAAAAAGATAACAGATTCACAAATGCTTTACAACTTAGCCTCTTTAAATTGGAATAAATTGTTAAAGGAAATTTGTTTAGATAATAGATTTGAACTCACAACTTCTTTTTCTTTGTCGCTAGGTGAAGAATTAAAAAATTTTTTTATCAATAAATTAGAAAAAATTATTTATTTAGATAAAGAAAAAACTACCAATTTAAAAGATTTAAGTGAAGAAGATTTACAAGTTGTTAAAATATTGATTAATCAAATTAAAACAAAGAAAGAAAAACATCTTCATGATTATAATAGTAATAAAAAAGAACAAGTAGAAGAAAACAAACCGGAAGATACAGTACAAGAAAAAACAGTAATTGAAAAAAATCTAGTTAATAAAAACATTAAAAGGATTACTTTTTCAAAAAATCCTTATATTAAACCATTTCCATCTCCAGAAGAAAATCAAGCACGTGCAATTATTGAAGCACAAAATACATTAGGTACTGCTAGAAACTTAGGGGTTGGAAGTTTTTCTGTTCAATCGTCCCCTAGTGAGGAAATTAATGGTGACAGTTCTTCTTTTAGAGATCCTAACGCTTTTTAAAGGAAATTATGCAAAACTTTGAGATTTTAGAGTCTTCTTATTTAAATGAAATAAAAACCTATGATGGAAAAATAATTAAACTCGAATTAAAGAAAACAAATTATGCAGAAGAAAGAATTTCAGATATTCAAACAGCAAATCCAGAAACTTTACCAGAATTAACAGCTGTTTTCTTAAACAGTTGTTATGAATTAAATTATGCAATAGGTATTTTATCCACTCAATTGGCATTAACAAAACATCAAAAAGAATTAGTGGCGTCACACACGTTAATAGAAAAAGTGCCAATTCTTATAGAGCAATCAAGACAAAGATCTTCTGAAGATTTAAGAAGTGCTTTTATTGAAATCGATGAAAATTATAAAAAATATAAAGAAATTGGTTTGCTTTTAGATAGTGTTTGTTCTAATTTGAAAGACAGAAGAAAAGTAATAGAAATGGCTTATTTTTCTTGTCAAAAATTAGCTGAATTGAAAAAGTTAAAAATCAGTACAGCTTCTTATCAATATGGCAATTTTGATGAAATAACCGCAGGAAGTGAAATTACATGAGTTTAAAAGAAAATTTTGGAAGTTTAATAAAAAAAACAGGCGCAGTTACAGAAATACATAATCCTTTTAATGAGATAATAAAAAGCAATAGTCCTAGTTTAAATTGGATTTTTGGCAATACACACGGGATGCCGCTTGGTTATACTGTAGCTTTTTGGGGTCCACCTAAAAGTGGAAAAACTTTAATTATAAATGATTTTATTAGTCGTCTTCATTTGGATGATCTAGATGCCATGGTAGTTCGTTTTGATACAGAAATGAGAAGTCAATTACAAAAAAACATGTATAACATTGATGATAATAGACTTCTTACTATTGAAACGAATGATCCTGTTGAAATTTTTGATACAATAGAAAAGGATATAACAAGCGAAATTCAAAATAAGAAAAAAATAAAAGTTATTGTTATTGATTCTATCAATGCAATAAGAGGAAGACGTTCTTTTAAGTCAGAAAGTATTGATGATATAAATATTGGAGATTTAGCATTAACTTTGCAAGAAGGTTTTCAACGTATAGTTCCTATTATTCGTCGTTATAAAATTGCATTAATGTGTACTGTGCAAGCTCGTGCTGAATTCGATCAAATAGAAAAAATGAGAGGAAAGAACACAAAGCCTGCTTTACCAAAAGGCACACATCATTTGATCGAATATATTGTAAAGGTAGAAGAGAATCAAAAAAAAGATAGTCAAATTGTTGATAATGAAAAAACAGATATGGCAAATAAAAATGCCATCATTGGACATAAAATAAAAGCAATCATGGAACATTCTTCATGTTCACCAAAAGGTAGAACGGCAGAATTTACCATTGATTATACAAAAGGTATTATAAAAATAGGCGAAGAAGTGGCGACTTTAGCTACAAATCAACAAGTTTTTAATAGGCCAAATAATAGAACATATGAATTTGAAGAGCATGTTTTTCATAGCAGAGATTCGTTAATCGATGCATTAGAAAATAATGTTGAGCTAAGAGATAAAGTGATAAACAGTTTAAAACAAAAAGATTTAAATACTATCAGGCTATAAACTTAATTTTATAATAGCTTTGCTTATTTATTTACAAGGATATTATAATGAAAAAAAAATTAAAAGAAGGTAGTAGTCAAAAAGTTATTAGCGAAAATATTGCGACAGAAATTAAAGCTGGAAAAGATCCTGCGCAGGCAAAAGCAATTGCTTATTCTAAAGCAGGAAAAACGAAAAAAATGTACAAAACAATAAATATGTTTAACAAAAAATGATAAACTATGATTAATAATTTTTTTGAGAAAGTAATTAAAATTTTAGATGAAAATGGTATAAACTACAAAGAAAGAGCAAATGCGATAACACTTAATTGTCCGTTTTGTCAAAAAAACAAATTAGATATTAATAAAAATGAAGGTTTTTATATCTGCTATTTTTGCGCAAGTAAAGATAATGTAAAAGGTAAAAATCCTGCGTATATATTGTCAAAAATTACATCGTTGCCTTATGTATATTTAAAAGCAAAATTTAGTGATATTTGTATAGAAGATATTAGTTTAGATACATATGTTGAAAAAAACATTAAAACAACATATATAGAAAAAGCAGTAAATTCTATTTCTTGGCCAAAAAATTTCTTTAGAATAAATTTAGATATATCTATTCCAGGATTAAATTATTTAAAAGATAGAGGAATAGACGCAGAAACCGCAAAAAAACATGAAATTAGATACAGTCCAGAAAACTATCAGATTATTTTTCCTGTTTTTTCTAATGATATTTTGGTTGGGTATCAAGGACGTTCTATTTTAAAAAACATAGATAAAAAGTTCAGCAAAATAACTATGCCAGGATTTCAAAAATCAAATTTTTTGATGTTTGAAAAAACAATCAATACTGATTCTGTTATTTTGGCAGAGGGACCTATATCGGCCTTAAAATTTGCAAAAACTGGCATTCCTTTTGTTGCAAGCATGGGCAAGTATATAAGCACAAGCCAAATGCAATTATTAAAAAAAAAAGGAATAAAAAAGATATATTTAGCTTTAGACAAAGATGCATATAAAGAAACAATAGTATTAGTAAAAACCTATAATTGCGAATTTGAATTTTATTATATTAATGTTCCATCAAATAAAGAGGATTTTGGAGATTGTACTTTTGAAGAATGCAATTATGCATTAACCCAATCTTTTTTTGCTACTCAAAATAACATTTTTCCAAGTTTTTAAACATGACAAATATTCAGATATTAAGCCTAAACTCGAAAGCACAATCTTCTGTTATTGGATGGATAATAAAATCACAGGAATTTGCTTATAAATGCAAACAATTTATAAAAGCAGAAATGTTCAATGATTCGTATCACCAACAGATTTATACAAAGACAATTGAATTTTTAAACGAATACAAAATATCTCCATCTATAGAAAGTTTATCTAATGTTTTTTATCTAAATAAAGAGTATACTATTTTTAAGCAAAAAATTTATGATTGTGAAGCCCAAACAAAAAATTTCCCTTTATCTTATTTATCAAAAGAAATAAATACGTGGATTCAATTAAATATTTATAAAAAATCTTTACACAAATCAATAGAAGCATATCAAAAAAATCAAGACGAAATACTGAAAGTTGTTTTTAATAAAACATTAGAAGAAATTTCAACAGTAAAATTTAATGGAAATTTAGAATATCAATTTGGTAATCCTCTAGAAGATTTAGAACTAAGTAATAAACAAAAACAAAACTCAGTTACAACCGGATTGAAAGAACTTGATAATTTACTAGGTGGTGGTTTATTTAAAGGAGATCACACAGTTTTGATTGCCCCATCAAACAGTGGTAAAACAACAGTTTGTATTAATTTTGTTTATCATAATATAATGCAAAATAAATACTGTTTGTTTTTAACACATGAAATGACAGCAAATACTATTGTCAATCGTATTCGTCAAAGAATGCTATATAAAACATATCCTGATTATTTGCAAATGATTTCAAATTCACAAGAACTAGAAAAAGAACTTTTATTAAAATGTGAATCTAAATTAATTAAATATTTAACTTATATACCATACAACAAAGCTGGTGGAATGTATGTAGAAGATATTGTTGATATTATAAAACAAAAAAACATAGAATTATTTAACAAAGAAGGAAAATACTACGATTTAATAATAGATGATTATCCTGGAAAATTAGTATCACAAACCATGAAAAATTACAAGGAAATTAGACATAGCTTGCGTTTTGTATACGAACAATTTCATCAAATGGCATTAGAATTTAATTGTCATGCTGTTTCCCCTGTACAAACAAATAGAGATGGATATAAACGAAATAAAAATAGAGAAAAAAACGATGATTTTTTAGGCGGAGAAGATATCGGGGAATCTTTTGCTATTGTACAAGATGCAGATAATGCTATTACTATAAATAGATCCGTAGAAGATCAAAATAATGAAATAATGACATTTTTTATTGATAAAACAAGAAACAGCTCATCTAGAAATGCATTGGAAGTAAAAACCGATTTTTCTAGATGCATTTCGCATGATCAGCGTTTGCAAGATAATTATTTAACAAATAAACCGAAAGATGAAAATAATACTAAAAAAAAATTACTAGATATGTTAAAGTAAGAATTGTGATTTTAGAAAAAAAACATATTTATTATTTTGTAATAATTTTATTGTTGTTTTTTGTAGGATTTTATTGCTATAAAGTATATATATCCAAAATAACTATTTTGGATATATATACTAACCATGAAAAAATCAAAGAAAAGGTTATTGATTTGAAAATAGAAGAAGAAAAACTTAAGCAAAAAAAAGAAGATTTGAATAATATTGAATATATTAATCCTGATAAAGATATGCTTTTAAAATTTTTTAACAATGTAAAATGAAAATATTAACTTTTTTAATTATTATTTTTTATAGCTTTAATTTATGTGCAGATAGTAGCATTTTTTTAAAGAAAAATGACTTGGCACCATTTTCTGGTTTTTTAATAACCGAAGAAACCGCAAATAAATTATATGAAAAAAATTATGACTATAAAATACTTGAACAAAAAAACGCAATAAATGAAAAAATAATAGAAAACAAAGATAATCAAATTAATTTACTGAATCAAGATAATAAAAATTTATCAGCTGCTATGATGGATTCGCAAAAAAAACAGCAATTAGTTCTTGGTTTGACAATAGCAGGAGTGGTTGTTGGAATGGTCTTGATTACTTTTGCTGTTGGTTATGCAATAAAAACAACACAAAATATAGAAATAAAATCATCAACTTCTAATTTGCCAGGCATTAATTTTTAATATGCAAATAGTACAAGATACAGCTGCGTTTATTAAGTTTTATAATTTAACAGATGAAGAGTTTAATTTTTTAAATGAAAAACTTCAATATAAAGACTTAAGCAATCAATACAAATATTTAACCGCAAAAAACAGATCTTACCAGTGGCAAAATGATTCTGCCACGTGGCATCAATATGTAAATGATTTAAAAAACTCAATTATTCAGTGTTTATTAAAGCAAAAAAAAGATTACGTTTACACCTATTCAGGATTAAAAGAGATAATCTTTGAAAATCTAAAGTTTTTTCATTACGAATATACATATGAAAATAAAATCAAATATCCGGAATTTGAAAATTTACCTTATGATATTCACTACAAACCTCTTAAATTGTATAAATATCAAGAAGAAGCAATTGACGCTTTATTACAAAATCCTCATTCTTGTATTGAATTACCTACAGGATCCGGTAAACAATTTGTTATCGAAAATTTAGTTAAAAGAACCGGTTTGCCATCTTTAATTGTTGTTCCGTCAAAATCAATTGCTTATCAATTTTATCATGGATTTATAGAAGCTTTTGGAAAAAAATATGTTGGATTGTTTGGCGATGGTAAAAAAGAATACAAAAAACACATTGTTATAGGAATTTCAGACTCTATATCTTTAATAGAAGATGATACAGAAGCCTATGATGTTTTAAGTAAAAAATCTTGCTTGATTTTTGATGAATCACATTTAGTTGGGGCTCCTACAGTTGCTTCTATTGCCGCTGGAATTGGCGCAAATATTCCGTATAGATGGTCAGTAAGCGCAACTCAATTAAGAATAGATGGAAAAGATCTTTTGCTTTCTGGAATTATTGGGAAAATAGTCTATTTAAAAAGTTTTAGAGAATTAGTAGAAATAGGAGCTTTGGCTGATTTACATTTTCATATTTACAATGTTAATTCTCCAATTAATTATCATTCGAGTAATCCGTCAAATATAATGAGGCGTCATCATTTATTTAATGAAACAATTTTAAATTTAGCAGCAAAAATAGCGAATTTAAAATATCAGCAGAATGAAAGCACTTTGATTCTTATCGATGAAATAAAACAGATGGATATTTTAAAAAACTATTTAACAGTACCTTATGAATTTGCACATGCAGATTCAGATATTGATTCAATGGTAAATAATTTTAACAACAAAAAAACACTGTTATTAATTGGAACAAAAGCCATTAATACTGGAACAAATACAAAACCAGTTCAAAATTTGATTTTATTGATTAGTGGAAAATCTACTATAAAATATAAGCAAGGGCTAGGTAGAGGAACAAGAATCTATCCAGGAAAAACACACTGCAATGTCATTGACTTTAATGTTTACAATATAGATATTTGTGGCAAGCATTTTAAAGAAAGACTTGGTTTATATCAAGAATTATCTCCATTTATAAAAATACACGATCTGACTAGCAAATAATTAAAAACTTGTGGTTTAGTTGATTTCTAAATAAAGTTTTGATATCTTAATAGCTGAGGATATATGACAAAATCTGTGTATCTTTGCATAGAAATTTTTCACAAAAAATCAGGGGAAATTATCGTTCCTGAGCTATTATATGAATTTTATTTTAATGCCAGTTATTTATTGTCAGGCTATTATTTTCAACATCAACAATACGAACCAATTTCTTATGAAAAAGGGCTTCCATTAGATTTTTCAGCAAAAATTTTTTATACTGATAAAGTATTCAAAAAGGCTTTTTTTAAACATAAGAAAAATAAATATTTCATAGGAGAACATGGTTTTTCTTATATTACATTAGCAGAATTTTTAAATTATCAATTTATCGAAAAAAACAATAATACTTTTATTACAAAAAGCTTAATTCCTTTGTTGCAAAACATAAAAAAACAATACCTGCTTAGTGATAGTCAGATTAGAATTGTATTAGGATTTGACTTTTAAGAACAAGAGAAATTTATGAATTTTGATGAAATAAAAAAAATATTACCAGAGAATTATGTCAAAAGATTAGAACACGAGTTAGACGTTATTGTAAATAACGAAATAAAAGATTTTATGCCTTATTTTATAACGTTAGCTGATATTGTAAAAGAGGCAAAAAAAAACGGAATTATGGTAGGGCCAGGGCGTGGATGTTTGTTGCCAGATGTGCCTATTTATACTCAAGAACATGGATTCATTAACATAAAAGATGTAAAAACAAATGATACAGTAATTACACATACGGGAAGTTTAAAAAAAGTAAAAAACACTTTTGAATATGATTATGATGATAATGTTTGCGAGATAAATATTTTTGGAAATAATACGAAGACTTTAAGGGTTACGCCTGACCACAAGATATATACGAAGAAAAATAATGTTGTTCAGTGGAAAAAAGCAGAAGATGTTTCATCTGATGATTTTGTTTTTATTCCAAAAATACCTATTAATAATGACACTATAAAAGAGTTAGATTTAAAAACTATTTTATTTGACAAAAACAAAAATAAATACAAATACAATAATGAACACTTGTATTACTACAAGAAAAATCTCAAAAAAAGTAAATTTTCATGTAGTAATATAATTGCAGTATCAAAGTTAGAAAAAAAATTCATTTATCATTTTGTTTATGAGCCTGAAACTGTTAGTTTGAAAATTTTATATGTATTATATAAAATAGCAAAAAATTCAAAACTATCTGGTCTTCACGAATTAAGACAAAAGATGCGCGAACATAGTTTTAAACAAGTATGTTTAAACAGAAAAATCCCAATAAATAAAGAATTTTCTTATTTGTTGGGATTTATAAATGGTTGCATGTCTATTGTTAATAAAAGCCATGTTGATTTTAGTATTTATTGGCAAAAAAAAGAAGATTTATTTGAAAAACTATTTAAAGATGTTTTCAATGTCGATTTATCTATTTCTTATTTGAAAAATGGAAACTATTCTTATATTGTTTCTTGTTGTGCCATATTAGATTTATTTGAATATCTCTTTGATAAAAATTACAAGATAAAAACAAAATTAACTTATTTAGTTAGCGAATTTAATGAAGATAACTTAAAGAATTTTTTAGCGGGCTTTATGTATGGGTCAAAATACGGAACGAAGCTAAACAATAAAATATCTGTTTATTCACAAAAATGTGCACATGATTTACGTATTTTATTGTGGAAACTGCAAATACCACATGAAATAAAAGAAATAAAAAAAACAAGATATAGAATTTTTGAATTAACTTTGTTTTTTACAGAAAATGAAAATTATGAAAAAACAGCAGATGGAATGTGGGTACGAGTTTTAAATGTTGCTAAATTTAAGGAAAAAAGCAAAATTTACGATTTAGAAGTAGAAGATGATCATAGTTTCTTAACGTCTAGTGGAATTGTTCATAACTCTGCTGGAGGTTCTCTTGTTGCTTATTTACTTGGAATTACTGAAATAGATCCTATTCAGTATGACATTCCTTTCTCTAGATTTTTATCAAAATCAAGATTAAAAAAATCAGTACCAGATATTGATGTTGATTTTGAAGTAAACTCTAATAATCCTAAATTGCATAGAGATTTTATTAATGAATATATTTTTAATAAATATGGAGAAAAAGCCGCTCAAATTGCTACATTTGGCATGTTAAAGTTGAAAAACAGTTTACAAGATTCTTTTAGAATTCATGTAGTTCAGCCAACTGAGAACAAAATACAGAAGCTATATAAAGAAACAAAAAAAAATGAAGCTGAGGTTTTGGAAAATTGGTTGAAAACAGAAAGATTTGAATTTGATTCTGTTAGAAAAAATTTTGGCAAAATGCCTGCTGGAATAAGCGATTTAGAATGGTTAGTTGGATATAATCAAGATGAAATTTTTTATCCAGGATTATTAGAAACAAATAATATTTTTGCAAAATGGGCAGAAAAATATCCACAGGTAATTGAAACGGCAAAATTATTACTAGGAATTCCAAGAAATATAGGAAAGCATGCGGCTGGAATCGTAATTGCAGATAGGTCGATATTTGAACTGTGTGGAGTAATGAAAATTGATGGAAAAAATGTTATTTCTTATAATAAAAAAGATGTATCAAAACTTGGATTGATAAAAAATGACAATTTAGGATTAACTTGTTTAAATTTCATTGGAGACACATTAAGACAATTAAAGAAAAAAGGAATAGAATTAGATCCATGGGATCTACCAGAATCAAAAAAAGTATTTGAAAGCTTTTTAGATGGAAAGTGTTTAACTATTTTTCAGCATGAAACTACAGGCGGTGCAAATTTTGTTAAGAAGTTAAATCCAAAAACAAAAGAAGATCTTTTTGTTTCTGTTGCTTTAAATAGACCTGGTGCATTAGATGCAAAAATAAAAATATCTACCGGCGAAGAATTATGTGCAGCCGATGTTTTTGTAAAAAGAAAAAACAAAGAAATTCCTGTAGAATATATTCATTCAGATTTAGAAAACATTTTGAAAAATTCTTATGGAGTTTATGTTTTTCAAGAGCAGGTCATGCTTTCTTTACAATTATTACTAGGATATACTGAAGAAGAATCAGACGCAATAAGATCTGCCATTTCTGACAAAAACATACAAGTTTTTGAAGAAGTAAAAAATAGACTTTATTTACTTAAAAAAAGAAATTGGTCAGATGAACAAATCAATACATTTTTTCAACAAATAGTTGCATTTTCAGGATATGCTTTTAACAAAGCACATGCTTGCGCATATGGACTTTTGGCTTATACAACCGCTTATTTGAAGTTTTACTATCCACTTGAATGGTGGGCTGCTGTTTTATCAAATAGTAACCCAGATGAAGTAATAGAAAAATATTGGCAAGAAATAAATTTTTTTGTAGAACAACCAAACATAAATTTAAGCAAAAAGTATTATATTATTGATAACAATAAATTAATACCACCATTAAATTTGATAAAAAATATAGGGGAAAAAGCTTTAGATGAAATTTCTAGCAAAGCTCCATTCTCTAATTTTGATGATTTTTATTTGAGAATAAATAAAAGAACAGTAAATAAAAAAGTAATTTTAAACTTATTAGAATCAGGATCTTTAAATTGTCTATTTTCAAATCAGATTAAATTACATGAAAAGAAAAGAATATTTTTTGAATTAAAGATGAATTATGAGAAAAAGAAAAAAATAGATGCAACAGAAGAGGAATTAAAAGAATTAAATGATTATGAAGAATATTTGCTTGCAAAAGAAGTTTTGCCAATATCTACATTATTGTTGTCTAAGTCAATATTAAATTCAAGCAATATAAATCGTCCATTTGTAAATGTACAATACTACACAGATGATTTTAAAATAATAAATATAAATTCATTAAGAGGAACATTGCCATTAGTAAGTGGAAACAAATTGCAATTTATTGTAGATAATATTCAAAATTATGAAAATTTATTTATTGAAATATGTTGTTATGGATATGTTTTAGAAATTAGACAGTTTAATTATTTTTCAAAAACTTGCAACATGAACAAAATAGGAGTTGATATTTCAATTTCTTTTGATAATTTTATTCAAAAAATTTTATTGTGGCCAAATAAAGCTGAAACTATTTCGAAAATATCGGCTTATATCAAAGAAAAACAAGCATTTTTGTTTAAACTAAAAATAGACAAACAGAAAAAAATATTTATTACAGGAATTGAAGAAATTAGTAAAAAATATTA